AATCTGCTGAAATTCAAGGTCAGTTAGCTGGTCTACGTGAGTAGATGAATACTAACTAGAACACTCAGCTGTTAATGGACGCTATTTCTTTTATGAAAAAGGGAGGGAAATCCCTAGAGCCAGTATCCAAAGAATACGTTGATAAGGTATTAACTCAGAACAACATTAAATTAGAAAATAATGTTGGATATGATTATGTATTTGTTGGCAATATGTGTAAGGCTGATTACTACGGAAGTAGTATAACAGATGAAAGACATTTTGCTCTATACATTAAGGATACCATAGACGATGAAGACGCTGGAGATGGTACTACTATGAGGAGATGGTATGCTACTATGGTAGCTAACGGAACTATGGTAGACTGGGAGGATGTGATATGACACATTACAGAGTATTGTTTGAGAGATATGATTGGGATATAGAAGTTTGCATAATTGTGGAAAATCCCAATGTTCAATACATTTTAAGTAGATTAAAGGATTTGGGATGTCCAGACGATGTTTTACATAGAGCAGCTTCTAGGATAGAAAATTACGAAAATTCAGGTTTTACGTTTACTAACCAAGAAGAACACAAAAGCATCATAGTTATAAATAGACCGGATTCCGCAGAGGAATTTATAGATACTTATAACCATGAGAAGAACCATGTTGAAATGCATATATGTAAAGAGTTTGGTATTGACCCATATTCTGAAAAAGCTGCTTATCTAAGTGGTTAGTTGGCAAAAAAGTTATTTAAGGCTCAGCTTAAAAACTGGATAAAATAATTCTATATAATTAATAGGAGAATTTTCCGAGATTGGGAAGTTCTCCTATTTTTGTTTTGGTAAATCTGTAATTATGATTATATATTACTGTGAACACATAAACATATAATCTTATGAAATTTTTTACTATTGAAGAATTAACGAAAAGCACTACTGCTTAGTAGAAGGGAATCAAGAACGTTCCTTCTAAAGAGGAAGAGCAAAATTTGATAGCTCTTATTGAAAATGTTTTAGACCCTCTTAGAGAGGCATATGGCAAGCCAATTATTGTTACTAGTGGTTATAGATGCCCAGCTCTGAATAGGGCTGTAGGAGGAGCTAGTACTAGCCAACACATGACTGGATAGGCTGCCGATATACGTACAGTTTTAGATACTAAATCGGAAAATAAAAAGTTATTTGATTTAGCTCAAAAATTGAAATTACCATTTGATTAGTTAATAGATGAACATAACTTAGATTGGATTCACATAAGTTATTCTAATAGAAACAGAAGACAAGTACTGACTATAAAATAATATGGGAGAAGGTAAAACCAATATGTTCGGTAAAACCTATAATACTATTGGTTCTACCGATTCTAATTTTATTATAAAAACAAAAGGAGATTTAAAAGTCTAGTGGGGAGGCAAATTTATTGATATTATAAAGAATGGTAAAATTGCCTCTTCTAGCACTAATATATTAAAAACTGCATCTAGTTCCGATGATATTTCAGATAATGGAATATATTTAATACCTACTGAAGAAGGCAACGAAGTATGGATTTCTATAGATGGAACTAAAGTAAATCTAGTTGGAGAAGTAGGAACTACGTATGTATCATTCTTGGCAGAACAGAAGGAAGTAACCACAGATTAGAAATATACGGCATTAACTAATGCAGGGTTCTATTATGAAACTTTAGAAGAAGCTCAGTAGGCTGGTATAAAGGCTGGAATCATATTTGTAATAGAAGAAAATAAACTTTACTTAGCTAAAGAAGGGCAATTGTCTGAGTATATTGCTTTATCATCTAATACTGGAAATGATAAAAATACTTACTTTGATGAAATTACTATAAAAGATCTGAAAATCTATAATGATGGGTCAAACATGACCATTTCCAGTCCAAGCTTACAATTTAAAATAAACGAGCAATTAGCTATATCATTAGATACGTAGCTTAGGTCTTATTTAAGTATAGCTATGTAGACTGGAACTTTCATATAGTCTAATAATGCCACCTCTACTAGTGGGTATAGGTTATATGTGAAGGATGGTAAGTCTATACTAGAAGTAGATTCTTTGGTATGGAGAGATATGGGACAAGTGCTTGGAGGAACTAGCGCTACCAGATTAGATGATGTAATTGTCTACAGCTTGCATAGTAATGTTATTCAGTCAGCCTATTCTAATGAAAACAATGTAACTTGTACTCTAAGATATCCCAACTCCTTTCCCTCTTAGGGAAAGGTATTTGTTATCGTACCTCTAAGCATATAGGTAAATGTAGACTATGAATAGGAAGATACGAATATTGAAGTTACTGCTGATATAGGGGATATTGTAGCAACATAGGACATAAAAATATAGGTATTATATGTGGCTGATGGAGTGGAAGGCACAATGCAATTAACTATTCCGACAGGTGATAGCGCAGCTACTAGCAATTTATCCGGAATCTCAGATTTTGGTATAGATGGATTTACTATTATATCAGGACCTTCTAACATTAATGGTTAGGATGTCTATGGAAAAGGATAGCTAGTGGAATGTGATATAGTAAATATTGATTCCTAGGAAATAACTATATCTATGAACTCTTCTATTTCAAATTTATTCTTGACTAATTGTGAAGGCTCGTTTATCTATTTGGCCAATGCTCCTCTAATTAAGATTATTCAAAATACTATAGATATATTAGATAGATCTAAGACTATAGTGGACGAAGACACTCTAGAGGAGAGGCCAGACGATACTATTCATACAAGGATAGGAGTTGTAAATGAAGAAGATTTTGATTCTCTTAAAGAGTGCCCAGAAGAACAAGAAGAGGTAGGGGTAGGTATATATTCCGATAATTTTATTGGCCTAAATTCTAAATTATACGATGTCATATTTAAGAAAAGATGCAACTTTCCTAGATACGATGAAAATATTGAAATACCAGAGGATTTTAGTGATTAGAAATATAATGCTATAGTTCCTAACATAAATTGGATTAAAGAATTATTAAAGCTAGCAGTTCCTAGTGGAACAATAGCTATGTTTAATGGTAAAGCTGAGTTACCAGAAGGTTGGGCAATATGTGACGGAACTAACGGAACTCCCAATTTAGTGGGAAAATTTATTAAAGCAGTTGCCTCAGCAGATGAGGTCGGAGACAATGACTCTATACTTGACGAAAATAATGAATTAATTCTTTCATAGGATTACTTACCAAAACATAGCCATCCTCATAAAGCCCATACTCACAGCTTAAGTGGGGATTTATCTGGAACTACGGGAAGTTCTGGAGATCTATCTGTATCTTTGGAATATTCCGATTATAACTGGGGTATAAAATCAGTTTCTAAGACTTTTGTTACTTCTGTAACCGGAGAAGGCATCACTACCGAAACTGGGACAGTAGATGGAGTGTCTAATATAAAGACATAGGGAGGTACCGCTACTGGTGGAAGCCATACCCATTCTATATCTTTGGAAACAGATGAAGGGACTTCATTATCTTCTGCTACTAGCGAAGAGTAGACTTTGTCAGATTCTGAATGGCCTAATAAACCCTTGAAAATAGAACCACGTTCTTATTCTTTGGTATTTATTATGAAACTATAATTTTTTATTATTAAAATTTAACAATTAGTTAGGTTTTAATTGCTGTATAACTAATCAATGCTTATATATTGTATGATTAACTAAAAAATGAATATGAATATGGAAAATTTTGATGATGTAATTTTTGAAGACGACGAGTTTGGGGACATTGACCTTGGACAGCAAAAACCAGAAGGTAATGAAGGTGATTAGCTTACAGGCTAGCAAAAGCCTTCTGCATAGCCAGATGAAGATTTAACAACTGAAGTACTACGTCTTAAAGGTATTACTGACCCAGGAAAAATTAAATTCGAAGACGAAACTGGTGCTATTGTAGAAAGAGCTTGGGACTCTCTAAGCAGAGAAGAATAGATTAATATCTTGATTGACCAAGAAGTAGAACAGTAGGACTTTGACGACTCCGAATTGTAGCTTATTAATACAATTAGAGAGAGTGGAATGACTCCTGACGAGTATATTCAATCTCTATTGCCAGAAACAGAACCAACTAAACGATATAAAGTCGACGATCTTTCTGACGACGAAGTTTATGCATTGGATTTATTACATAAAGTCGGGTCGGATATTTCTGATGAGGAAATTAATCAAGCACTTGAATTAGCTAAACAAAATGAAGGTCTATTCAAGAAAACAGTAGAAGGACTCCGCAAAGAGTACATAAGACTTCAGGAAGATGAAGAGGCTCAGATAGCTAACGAGAAAGCCGCAAGAGAGGAAGCTGCTTATAATAGATTTGCTGACTCTATTAAAGGACAGATTAAAGAACTTGATTCCTTTGCTGGACAACCGCTGCAACTATCTGACGACGATATAGAAGATTTATCCTCATTTATGCTAGAAATAGATGACCAAGGATTAAGTGCATTTGGTAGAGCTATGAATGACCCTGCCCTATTTACTAAAGCTGCATTCTGGATTCTTAATGAGGATAAAATAGTAGAAGAATTAAATAAATAGATTCAGGATAACTATAGAAGAGGTTATGAGCAAGCCAAATTAGATTTACAAGGAAAACCTAAAGCTAAATTGGTGTTCAACAAACCCGCTTCACAAAAGAAAACCACAGACGATGTGTTTATAGATGATGAAGATTGGTATTAAGATTTATTAACATTTAAAAAGAATAATTATGCTTGTAGCGAGTTTTGTAACTAATCGCCCAACGATGGGTGACACTAGAACTTATGAAGATTTTAGTAAATTCTTGGGAGAAAGACCTCACCGTTTAGGCGTTGTATCTCGTCTTTATCCGGAACTTACTGCAACTTTCTTGACAGAAGCTCTAAGAAATATTTTCTACGGAGATACCAAGAAAGCTACTGGATTCCAGAATATTGATTCTACTTATTTCGAATGGGAAGTAGAAACTAATTATATTAAGAGAATCCCCTTCGCAGCAGTGCCTGTTGAAGATGGAGCTGATGGCTCTGAAATTGAAATGATTTTCCCCGAAAACTATTATCAATTACACGAAATTTTCAAAATTGAGAAGACTGGACAGCAATGTTTTGTTGTATCTCGTCCTACTAGAAAGGCTGACAATATGTGGTCTGTAATGGTAAGACTCATCGACGATGACTATTCATCAATCCTAGACAAAGATGGATGTTAGGTAGGTGATACAACTCGTTTCATTGGTAACGCTAAGCCAGAATTGCATGATACTGGTTTCGTTAAGTATCAATCTAATGTTGAAAAGATGAGAAACTATATGACAACTATTCGTGTTGACGATAGCTACTCTTCTAAATATGCATTGATGGAAGATACTTTCATTAAGGTTGGTAAAGGAGAAAATCAAGGATGCCTAACTGAAAAGATTTACAGACTTGAGCCTATGAAGAAGAATCTAATTGAAAACTTCTTGTATGCTCGTGAAAATATGATTCTATTAGCTAAAGGAAATATTGGGGTAGATGGTAAAGCTACTATCTCTGATAGAGGTACTGGACGTCCAATTCCTATTGGTGATGGTATGATTCCTCAAATCGAAAGATTTGCTTCTAAATATGCTGCTAATAGAGTAACTATTAATACATTCCACACTATCATTTCTACGATGGTTGAAAAAGCTGAGAAGCCTACTGGCAACCACTTTGTATTCATGGTAAACGAAAGAATGTGGGGAATTGTACAGAGAGTTCTTGGAGATTATCTAGCAACTCGTAAGACCGATGGAGCTTACTTGTGGTCTAGAGGCGGAGAAGGAAAATACATCAAAGTAGGTGCTACATTTGATGCTTATGAATGGGGTGGAAATGTTGTATCATTTAAAGTTGATAGAACATTAAGTAGAGAGTTCTTAGAACCATACGCTCTATGTATTGACCTTACGACTGGTAAGACTTCTACTCAACCTCCTGTAGCTATGTACTCTCTGAAAGGAAAAGACTACATCTTTAACGAAGTACTTGGTGTAGGTGGACGTTCAGGTGGTGACAGCGGTGTAGTTTCTACTCCTGTTGCTGGAGGTATGATGACTATTCACGGATACGCTGGTATCGCAGTGTTCAATCCCTATAGAAGTTTTATACTTCGTTGTAAAGAGTAATTTTAAATAAGATAAGATTAAATAGAAATTAGATAAGGTAGGGAACGAGGTGCTTCCCTACCTAATTCTTTAAAATATGAAAATGAATTATGGCAAAAAAGGTTAATGAAGTACAAGACGGTGATTTAAAGAGTAACATCGTTGTATTAAGAAGTGTGTTTGGTAAAGTAGGACAGAAATATTATATTCAACCTCAAAAAGATTCTCGTGGCAGATATGCAGATTGTGTTAGAAGAGTTAACTCTCAAGGAGATATTATTTTAACACCAGAAGAAATTGAAAAAGAGTCAAAAGGATTAGCTGCTTATATTCCAGAGACAGAGTTGTTTGTAATAGAGGATGGTAAAACTTTTAATTTGGATGATGTCTATGAGAACGCTGTTTGGGAAGCAATTAAAAATTGTGACCTCATCGCTCCAGACAGGTTTGCAAAGAATGATAAAGGAGACTATCTAATTGACGGAACTGTAGACCCGCGGTCTAAAAGACCTAGATATGGAACTGCAGAGCTTTATGTAGATAGACCTGGATTTGAAGCTCAACGTAGAGTTACTAGACGTAAACTCATTGTAGAGGCTTCTAATTATATTATGAATGACGAACGCGGATATGAAGGAAGATTGCTAGTTGCCAAGGTATTAGGTAGAGATATGAAAAATCAGCCAAATGCTGATGTTGAAGACTATCTATTGTCTATAGCCGAGAAAACTCCAGAGAAAATTATTAATTGCTACACTGGAGGAGATATTCAACTTCGTATGCTGTTTATAGAAGCTCGTGAAAAGGGAGTTATTCTTAAAAAGGATGGACTCTTTGTTTATGGGGAAGATGGTAAAGTAGCATTAGGAGCTACAGATAATGCAGTTGTAGAATGGATGAAATTATCTAGAAACGCCAAAACCTTAGCCTTAATTAGAAAAGACACATATCCTGATATGTTTGAAGATTAATTATCAATATTTTAATATAATGCGAAATGACCGCAAGACAGGTTTTTGAAGCTACGCTAATAGAACTTAGTAAAATTCAAGCACCTTCACTAAAGCTTTATGAGTTTAATTACTTATTCAATAAGGCTATAAACTAGTACATTAATAAAGTATACAATGTATACGATATTAACTAGCAAACTACTGATGATCTGAGAGTCTTGAAAGCTACAACTTTCTTGACTCCTCACAAGGTAGAACTTGCAGGTAGAGCATCTGGAGCTGCAAAAGACAGTGCCATTCAAAACACTAAAGCAGTTACTGGAAATCAAGATTCTCCAGAAGGAGGATATACTGGTTAGGCTTCTTCTTATTTAAGTAAAGCACATCGCTCAATCCAATCTCTGCACGGAGCTACTTATGAAGTATATATGCCTATTGATTACTTGCATATGTTGAATTGTGTTTGCATTTATTATGTTGCTAAACAAAAAGATTGCTGGGATGCAGGCTCATATATTGAAATCCCTGCAACAAGATTAACTGCTGATTCTTGGAGTCAAATCATTACTGATATTTATAATAGACCTTCGCCCATGCGTCCGTACTATTATGTCCACAATCTTAACCAATAGTAGGTATTACCTACTGACCCTAGAACTTCTGTGAAAACAGGAACAGGATTAGAAGAAGTTGGTACTGATATGAATGGCATTTATCAGGTTACTTCAGCTTCTGGAGGAGAGTGGAAAAATAATGATATTGATGCAGGAACTGCTGGAGGAACTTCTCCTGAAAGTCAAAACTCTAACTTCCAAAGAACATTTAAGCTTAATGTAAATGGAAAAGATACTCAAATATCTCTAGTTGAAAAACCCATTGCATTGAGAGCTGGAAATACTTCTAATGTTCGTTGTGAAATTAGATATGGTAAGGATGATAGTTTGTTTCAATTAGTAGAAGTGCAGATTGATTATGTTAAGTGTCCTCAGTTTATTCGCTTAACCCAAGAGCAAATAGACTTAACAGAAGATACTTCTCAAATTATGGAGTTCCCAGATTATGTAAACCAAGAGATTATAAACGAGTTGGTACACTTAGTAATGGAGCGTGTAAATGACCCAAGACTAGGTAACAATATTTAGATGACTCAATCTATTGCTAGACCAACTGGGCAATAGCAACCAGCCCCTCAACAAGGCTAATTAAACTTTAATTAATTATGGCAACAGGTTTAAATTTTCAAACTTAGACAATTATCAATTCGAATCTGGATCCAGATTCAAGTAAATTGAACGGGAAAGGTACTGATAATACCTATCTTTTCAAGAGTGGCAAAACAAACATCGACGGAGAAGAAGTTGATGCTCTAAAGATTAAAAGAGATTTTGTATTCGTTAAGGGATGCGTAAAAGCTATTAGAAAGAGAGCTGGATATGAGGCAGTGCCTTGTAAAGCTACTATTGATTTCGGTGATACTACTCTTTTAGCTGCTTTAAGAGCAGGAGGAGCAAAAACATATTGCAGACTCGATATTTATTTGGGTGTTGAAGGCGCAGAACCTTACATTTATTCAACTCCCTGGGTTCAAAAAGGTATGCCATTCTGGATTGAATTTACCGTTAAAGAAGCTGACGAAGCTGCTACTATTGCCAAAAATGTAGCAGATATGCTTAAAAAGAATCATGTATTCTTATGTGATAAAGACCTAATTAATGTTTCTGTAACTGGTAGTAAACTTGTTCTCGAAGGAGCTACTGAATATCAGAGATTCCGCAAAATCGAAATTAGCACATTCGATGCTTATGATGATTATGCAGAAAAAGTTGCAGAGTTAGACCCAACGAAAACTTCTGCTACTGACATTAAGCTAGACGAAAGAGGAAAGAATAGCTTCGGTACTTACTCTCAAATTATTAAAGACTTGAGACTTCCGACTGCTGCAAACTACCAATGGACTCATATCCGTCAGGTAGAAACTCCTATTGTTGGAGCTATTTACAACCAATATATTGTAGAGTATGAAGCTCCAGCTACTAATGATGGTCTACACGCTGTAGGACAAAGAATGACTTCTTTTACTACTCATGTGTTCTGGGTAAAAAATGATTCTACACTAATTGCTGCTTGGGAAGCAGCATTAGCTACTATCGGAACAGTAGTAGACGTTGATGCTGAATCTTCTGTAAGTGAAGATGAAGAAGATGAATTAGGTGCTTAAATAAACTAAAGGCGGGACTACCCTGTTCCGCCTTTTCTTTTAATTAAGGTATGGAACAGTCAATTTTAGAATGGGCCTTAGCAGTAATAGGCAGTGGTGGTATAGGCGCAGTTATTACTTATATTTGCACTTTTAAGAGCAAAAAGAAACAAGTAGAAGCTGAAGCCGAATCTTCAATGGTCGATGTTGAGTAGAAAAAAACGGACCTCAAACAAGACTAGTATGATTATTTGTAGAAGACGTGTGATAAGTACATAAAGGATTACCATGAGCTTGAAGGCGATTTTAGAAAGTAGATATCGGAATTGAGAGAGCAAATGGATAAAATTATGTTAGAGAAATCCCAAGCCATATCTGCAAAATGTAATGAAATTGCCACTCTAAAACCTAAAGTTACTTATTTAAAAGGAATAAGATGTTATAACTTTACTTGCAAACATAGGATAATAACTAATCCTGATAAAACAGAAGAATAATGTATATAGAGAAACTTGCATCCCAAATTCGTAATGATGTTGTATCTGGACTAAGAGGTTATCATTAGAATTTATCTATGAATATGGACTAGCTATAGGATGAAATAGTAGCCTGTAGATTATCCATATTACATTAGTATTTTCTCAGAGGAATATTTCCTATCAAAGACCTGTTGATAGCGATTAACTGCATCGACGTAGACTGTGAGTCTCTTGAGAGATGTAAATGTGGAGTGAGAAGTGCGGATGATACTATAACAGCTCATTTCGAAATACCACAAGTTATTTCATAGTACGGAAAGCAAGCTATTGAGTATATAGGTTCTACTGATAGGCAAAATAAGTTTACGATAGTAACATCGTTATCTGAATTTAATAATAGAAAGTATAGAAAAAGAAGTTAGAAAAAACCCTACGTTTGGATTGATTTCGCACCAAATGCAAACGGAATGTTAGATTGTTTTCTATTTAATGCACCATTCTTGTAGCAGGTTTCCGTAGTTGCAGTATTCAAAGACCCAAGATAGCTAAAGTAGTACAGTTGCTGTAATACTGATGAACTTAATGGGCCTGATGTAAATACTAGCTTTATTGATTAGCTAGTTAAGGAAAAACTAACTAAGGAAAAATTATACTATTATAGATAGGTTGCAGCTTAGCCTCTACCTAATGACTAGTAGTATGTAACAGGAGGATGATATGGGATAGAATAATTTTCATTACGCTATAAGTTTAGCTTAGACGCTATACGATATTGAGGGAGATAATGATGATTTAGAGGAAATCGGTTTAGTGGCATACAATTTTATTGGAAATAAAAACACCAGACTGTATAGAGCACTATTAGATATAAATTGTTAGGATGGGTCAGTCGAATTACCTTGTAATGTAGACATTATAGAGGCTGTAACCTATTGTGGTCCAGAGGATTGGGACTACACTAGTAATACGAAAGAGTTTGGAGACATATAGTCTTTGTACACTGAGAATTACATTGAAAGTAGAAAAGCTTTCCTAGATCCCTTTTATGTTAGCGGTAAGTTCGTTAAATATAAAAGAGTAGGAGATAAACTTTATGTTAATAAAGGTGCAGGAAAAGTAAATATTCTATATCATGGAATACTACTTGACGAGGAAGGTCTTCCCGAAATAAACGATAAAGAAGCTATCGCAATAGCTGAATATATTGCCTATGTATAGAAATACAAGGAAGCAATACGTACTAACAATTAGAATGTGTTGAAAATGGCTTAGGACTTGAAGCGCTAGTGGCTACAGCATTGCTTAGCGGCTAGAGTTCCAGAATATGTATCTCAAGAAGAGATGGATAAAATACTTAATGTATAGGCTTCTTGGGGACGTAAGTTTTATAACAAGAGCTATAAACCAACTATGTAAAATATATAGGGAGGCAATTTGTCTCCCTATTTTTGTTTATGATTATGAGTAATAAGAATTATGCAATGGGTCATGCTTTTTCTTTGCATGACATTTTTATGAATTTCCCAGTAGAAAAACTGAAAATGACTTCAGATTAGTGTAAGGAAACATACTCTGATGGAAATAAAAGAGATTTGGCGGCATCTATATTTGCCAAAAGTGTTCAGATGGTAGTAGATGATATTATAGATAACAATGTCCATTTTAAATTACCTGGAATGGGAAGAACCTAGGCATATTTATATATGAAAAGAACAGAAGGTAAAAAGTTTAAGAAGGCATTTAAGAATGGAAAATGGAATGATGTAGATTTTATTATGTCCAACTTTAGCGGTTACTAGTTGACTCTAGAGATGTAGAGTGAGAAAAGACTCCCTAGGGAGAAACCTATCTATCTTTCCGGAAAGGATAAGTAGAGAATCGTAGATAATACTAACAGAGGTAAATAGTATTAATTGTTATGGTACTAAAAACTATATAGGATTACTACGACCAAATTTGTGCAGAATATCCAAATATTCCTAAGTCGGATATTAAAAGAATTTTGCAATACGGATGGAAATCGTTATACTTACATAATAGTTATGGAGGAGATACTCTAATTAACAGAAATGGATTTTGGTTTTATTGTGGATAGTTAATGAATGATTCTCTAAAGTATTTTGAGTACTATAAAAATAAAATGAGAATTAAATTACGAATAATGTATAAACGCAAGCACATCCCTTGGGATGGATACTATTACTTTGCATTAACTTAGAATTAGTATAACGAATATTTGAGTTAGAAAAATAAAAGAGGACGACCAAAGAAAAGATTTACCTTTTCTAAGATCATCCTCTACAAAATATATGATGAGTGTAATATATCAGAAAGTAACCGAGTAGCAATATTCAGATTACCTATGCCAGTTGATTTCGGAATTAGTTTATATAAGAAAGAATTAACTACAGATAAAGCAGAACTAATCTTAGTTAGAGAACCTCTAAAATTTTAGGATATATTATTAACTAATTATAATTATCAATTTATTTCAGATAATTTAAGAAAATATAACAAAAACAAGAGAAACGATGACTAATACAATTATGACTGCGAAAAATACATTCGCAGAAGGATTAGTAATGGATTTCGCTCCAGATAATACATAGGCTACAACTCTTACATCTGCACTTAATGCTACCTTGTTAACATTTAATGGGAACGAGATGTCTCTTTAGAATGATATGGGTAATGGAAGAGTGGAGACAGCATATCTTCCAGAGGGATATGTTCCAGTGGGAACTTGTGAATTTGGGGATATTATCTATATAGTATCTTATAATCCAATTACTAACAAATCTCAGATTGGTTGTTTCCCAAGTCCAGAAAGAAATATAAGTAGTGAGGAAATAGGAGGAATGGGATAGTCCTTAAAATGGACAGATTTTCAAGGAAGTAATGGAAGTGAACCTAATGGGGAATTAGTTGCTAGTTCTGTAAAGAAGATATTATACGGAACTAAAGACATGACTTCAGGCGATAAATATATTATATATTCAGCTGAACTTGATAGTAAAGGAAATCATGAACATTTATCAGATTACGGCAACACTTCTCACCAACATGAAAGATTCCCGAAGCTAGTTAAAATTCATGTAGTTAGTATAGAAGAGTCTGGAAAGATTACTTACTTAGATTCTTCTACTAAATGGTATAAGGAAAATGATTTCTATATACAAAATTCATAGAAGATAGTAGGAAAGCCTGATTTAGACAGTTATAGAACTATGGTTAGTTCTGCATATTCAGTATTCTCTTCCAAAGTCTCTGGTAAATTAGCTTTACTAATAGAATTAGAAAAAATTACAGGATTTAGCTGTACCTGGAGCGCTTATACTAAAGAAGTAGAAGATAATTCTGAATATCAATCTAATAGATATTCTATTTATTGGAATTTTAGTTGGAGTACTGATAATAATAATATTAATCCAAATGCTGTAGTATTAACTAACTCTAAATGGACTGGGGAAGACGATACTCATGCTGGTAAGTATTAGATCTGGGAGAAGGATACCGGAGGCTGGGCCTTAGGAGGAAAGAATAAAAATTGGGTTGATGGGCCAAGTGTTCCTATTGCTTATCCTAATATAGATTATAACTATAAAACTATTTCTAGAGTATATAGTCCAGAGGCATACACTGGGACTTTTCAAAATTTTATAAATTCAGGTTCTTATGATGCACAGTCTAAAGCTAAGCTAAATTAGGTTAAACAGGAATTAGGTTTATCTAATGTAGAATTGATAAAAGCTAATTTATCCAGAAAAGAGGACGGAACTCCAGATGAGGGGAAATATTATTTTAATTGTTCATCCAGTGCAGTGGATAAAGAGACTGGTAAAGTACTTTACTACACTAATTATAACAATGAGTTAAAGGCAATTACAGCTAAACCTATGTCTGACGACATTATCAATAATACTTTTAATTATCCTACAGTAAAACATTTTTCTGATTTTCTTATTCCTTTAAAATAGAAAGTCGTTGAAGGAGCTATAGAGGAGTGGAAAAATTTGAACATTAATAATCTTATTTATTATTATGAACTAACTCCTTCTATGCCTTATGGATTACTTAGAGAGTTTTCTCAAGACGGATATATAGACTTTAAGAAGATAGGAACCAAAAGCATAGAACTCAATTCATGGAGATATTATAACTATGAAAATACTAGCACCTTAACTTGGGGACTAGAAGCTTATACTGAACCAAATAAGGGAATTTCAGAGGTAGTCTTCCTATTCTATGATAATCAAGGGCTTGCTGCTGCTTATCACAATTCCGGAAAAATATCTTACAATGGTAAGTTTACAGAATATTTTACGTTAAATACTTCTGGAACTAATTATAAGCTAAATAATAAGGATGAAAAGAATACAACTTTTTACCATAAAGGTGAGAGTGTTTCTAAAGACGCCGCTACTATTTCAAATGTGTACCTTGACTCTAGTGGGAAAGTGGTGTCTATAGGTGAAATGTAGGACGGACAGTCTTATTATCTAAACGATGCTGGAACTCTATATAGTAATTGTTTGTATTTAGTTAAGATTATAGTTAAGTATTGCAATGTTGGCGTATTAGACGAATACATAGAAGATGAGGCTTCATATATAGAAGACTTCAGATGGTATTGGACTAATACTATGTTTAATGATTATTATTACTCTACTTAGGATTTTAGAGGGTTATAGTTTAGCCTAAATTTGGATTGCTAGGCAGCGTTTGAAACTGTTAAGGATAAGTGGGAAATAAAACAGGAAAGCTACTATGCTAATGACGATTTTTCTAGTCCTATAACAAGCCAAAACGCATTTAAATCATTATCTGCCACAGTGCAGTTCGTAAACTAGGACAGGACTTAGGATGATAATCTTAGGATGGCAGTTAGAGCAGGGCTTTAGTAGGATTATAATACTTTTAATTTAGAGGAGGGATAGCTTAGTAACATAAATGTAAGAATATTCTTAGCAAATGAGTATATTCAAAACTACCCAGAACAACCTTAGGTTAAATTTACCGAAAAGGATACTACTATATTCTCCGGGATTTACCCCACTTTAGCAGAGAATTTAACTGGAGAAGTAGATGCTACAACTTCTGACACACTAAATAAACTTGTAAATTCGTCTGTTTAGGGAAATGGAGATGAGTTATATAATACTCAGGATGCATATTAGAACTATTCAAATAATTTCCATCTGTCTTCTAGTTTAGAAGGAGAAAAGGTAGGAAATTCCTCAGAAGGTGCTGAGCTAGTATATATAGACTCAAAGAAATAGGAAGAAACTTCAACTACTAATTTTAGTGTATATAATACTACTCTTGATAAGATATACTACGATGAGGCCAATTCCAGGATTAACGAAAACAAAAGCTATCCTCTTACTCTTAGAGGTATTCACTACAGTAAATACTACTACTATAATTAGTTAGATACCTCTCCCTTAAAAATTCTGAAATCTTTTGTTACTAATGTAAAAGACTTGGAAACATATTCTATGGGAGTAAGTGGGGAAAATAAAATACAATATACTAAAATATACTTCTGTTCTATTAGAGAAAAACGAAGGGCTTCTACTGAGTATAATTCATCTATTGCTAGTTTTAATACTGACCAAAATGGGATTAATACCGTAGCTGGGGAGCCTGATAATAATAATACCAGAGGTATAGATGATGACGGAGACCAGCCGATACATGAAGGATTGTCTTTCACCTATGATAAAATCATGAATAATTTTAAGTTCTTGTTCCCAATGGGATTCGCGTATAATGATAGTGACAATCCAGCTCATAGTAATGCTAGAAAAAATGACAATATAGTAATATCTTCTAATAAATTAGTAAAAGCTGGATAGACATTTGGAAATGGGGATTTGGGAGGAACCTTATGCGGAATATCTGTAGATGGTGTTATAGAACCAGGAGACCATATGTAGAGTGGAAATTCTCTAACTTATTACGTTCCTATTGTACTTGGATATTTAACATAGCTCTTTTACTTATCATCAGATACAGGGTAGTCTTAGTAGTATTATCCTTATAACTATGTATATCTTTCCGACAATTACTCTATCTACGGTAGAGATGTAGTAATAGAATTGCAACCTAGTGAGAATATAGAAAATAATAAGCTGCTAGTGTTTAGGGGATGGAAGTATTCAGAATACCTAGAATAGGTTATCAATAAATCATCCTTAAGCACAAGGACGTAGGAAGACTTACGAATGGAAAATAATGTAAATTTAAAATTATATGGGTGCTTAAGAACTAATCCATTAGAAATAAAAATCCCATATATTACTCCTACCACAGATACTGTTAGTGCATCTAATAAAATTATAGTAAATTCTATCTATTCTGACATTCCTAGATTCACTACACAATCTTTTACCGAAGGAGCTATATATTATTATAATCCATTTACTAAGCAATTTGCTAATGTAACTACTGGATATTCCTTACGAAGAGTTTCTAATTACGATATATTAGATGGAGAAACAATACAGACTTCATTTGCCAGAAATTATAGTAGTTTCAATATAGAACGAGTTAAGAGGCAGCTTACACTAGTAAATAACTAGTTAGCTTTATCTCAAGTGCCGTCATCTTCTACTGGTACATATTATGTGAAAGTAACTACTAAAATTAAGAAAGATCCATCTAGATCACTTACAGGATTTTATTCTGGATTAAAATATTATGATTGATTGGATTAAACTATTTGACGGAAACATTAGTTTGGATGTATAGACTAAGATGCTTCCAACTAAGGGTAATTTGGTATATGAATATAACCCATTTAGAAATTACAGAGTTACCTAGAATATGTATGAATATAAGGAACAATTATATTCTCTGGGAGACCTGTGGTCTATATTTGGGATAAGTATAAATTGCACAGCCCACCGTTATAAGAAAAATAATGTATATAACTATAAGATAGGAAATCTTAGTAATTATAGTTATACCTGGAATCCAGATGGAGAGACAGTAGAAACTGTCTCTTCTCCTTCTGATTTCGGTAAATGGATAGAAGAAGCTTATTCTGAAGGTCGTAATGCTGACCGAATTAATCTAGAACAAGCACTAATAGATTCAGATATTAATAATGCATGGTATAATGTTCCTACTACAGAAACTGACCCTTATTTGAGAGAGTCTGGAGAATTAGTAGATTTCATTACGGACGAATTAAAATTCTCTCTTGAACACCCAGTTCATATAATTCCATAGCATAGTTATGACGGCTCTGTGAACTTGATAATTAACGACGGTATAAATATACCTAGACTAATTAATAGTAGATTCAGTGCAACTGGTAAGAACACATATGAAATCGTAGATAGAAAAGGAAACAATGATACTAACATATACGATTAGGGAGATTAGTTTGATATCGACACCTCGTTATACAAAAGAGTTGTAAAGATACCAAAAATCGAGTTTAGAGGAGTACATTCTGGAGGAAGTTTGAAAGTGGGAAATTACCATTTTTATTTTAAACTATCAGATGCAGATGGTAATGAAACCGATTTTGTTGGAGAGTCTAGCTTAGTTAGTATATTTATAGGGTTTGACGATTATTATGCCGTACAAACAGGATAGAAAAACGAAAATAGCTTCAAATAGGTAAGTTTTTAGCTTACTAACATTGACCCCTCATACGATTACGTTTATGTATACTACTCTAGAAGTACTGCGGAGGCTGGGGAGAATTTTCAAACTCAATACGCGAAAATAGATAAGAAATTCTTAGTAAATAATGCGGAAATATGTAACGTAATAGTTACTGGATATGAAGATATAATTGAATTATCAGCTACTGATATTAATCTTAGTTATAATACCGTCGATAGTGTAGTTACATCTGCTACCTGTTAGAATATGTTATTTTTAGCTAATGTGCACAAACCAGATATTCCATATAATGAACTATCCGACTTATCCTTAAGATTCTTGCCTTATTTAAAGTAGGAAACTTATACTGTGGATATAGATTAGGACTATAATGTTTCTACATCAAACAAAGGATATTTAGACCCTCTTTTTATATATAACAAAACTGGATATTGGGGTAAAGAAATCTATAGATTCGGAATAGTTTACATTCTTCCAAATGGAGAATTATCTCCTGTGTTTAACATTCGAGGAGGATACAATATCAAGGAATTTGGTAGTGCTGGAACAACCTAGGAAATTGCTTTAGCTGCAGAAAATCCTCAGTATATAGATAACCAATATACTAATATTCCAGTTTACATAAATAATGGAATTACTCAAGAGAGAAATTATGTAAATTATAATGAGGAATCTTACACCCTTTTAGGATATGATGGAGCAGATTCTTATGAAAATATAAAAGGAGTAGTATCTTTCTATCCTTCTAAGGATACTAATACTATATACTCAGTTGATATTAGAGTAGATGATGCTACTATACAAGAACTTAAGAAATATGTTAAAGGATATTTCTTTGTAAGGTAGACTAGGATTCCAACTATCTTGGCTTAGGGAATAACAATAGGAATAGATAAGGAAGCTAAAACTCCAACCATACCTACAGCCGATGGATTTTTATCAGAATTATCTGAGTCACTAAGCATGACCCACGTTACAACTAGTGATATTAATGATGTTAATTTTATTTCAGAAGGGTTCCTAAATAGATATTCTTTTGAATTTAAGAAGAAGTCATCATCACTATTTGGAAAGATTCTTAAGGCTGTTGCTATAGGAGTAGGAGTTGTTGCTTTAGCTGCTGCTACTGTATTTACCGCTGGAGCCGCTGCAGCTGCAGTAGCTGGAGCTACAATGGCAGGAGCAGTAACCGCTGGAGCTTCTGCAGTAGGGACTATCGCAGGAACAATTGCAGGTACAGTAGGGTTAGGAGCAGGATTGGGAACTGTGGGAACTCTAGCTGTAGGAGCTGGTGCCGTAGGAGCGGCTGCCGGATTATCTGTTGCCACAGCTGGAGGTATTCAGGAACTAAGATACGGCATTGCTTCTATCTTTGCGAAAAAAACCTTAAATGGTAGAGCAACTTAGGCTCCTTCTGGATATAAGATAGCAGAAACAGAAAGCTCAAGAAAGTTAACTTAGGACTTTAGAAATAGATTTATTCCAAAGGATTCTGATAGCAATTACGTAGCTGGAATACTGTGTCCGGATTATGAAGTAGACTAGGCTAAATATAATTAGATATTTACAGGAAATGAACATCTTGTAGAATTAACTAACTCCTAGAATATTAACTGTTTAAATGGACATTCGTATAATTACTTTACCAACAACGATAGACATTTTTATGTTCCTGCCTACTATGATAGGAATGTAAATACTAGTTATTCAGTAAAGATAATTCCCGTACCTGATAACACTAAGTGTGTAGGTGTAGACGATATGCTATTTAGAAGTAGAGCTGGGGAAGCTGAAGAGGCTTGGAGATATGAATGTATCGCAGAGGATTATAAATCTGAGTACTCTAAAAAGAATGATACTGAGGATTCAGAAACTATATCTAACAAGCAGATAAATACTGATATAATTAGGGGAAGTTTCGGACCTTATCTTGCATTTAACGATAAAGATAATAAATTCCAACCTGCGGAAACGGTAAACATTTACATACCAGGATACTCTACCGCTAATATGTAGAGCTATTTTTACCTTAGAATGATTGACTCTTCTACTTTTAATGCTATCACCGATAGATATGATATAGAAGAATCAGATAAATATTTGATTAATCCTCCTAGTAATATAGTAGGACAGGAAGATAGAAGTTGTGGATATTAGTTTAATGCTTATAGAGGAGACTGCTATTTATGTCAGTTTACCCATAGAGTAAATAGAAACTTTAATGACCCTTCTGCTCCTTATAATGATGAGATAGTAGATGAGAATACATGGAAGGAAAATTACGACCCAAATAATACTGAGAAATATGAATAGATAAATCTTGGAGACGTAAATGCTATTCAACTCGGAATGTGGGTTACTTTCAAGGTTAGGTCATCAAATAATCTAAACATCCGTACCTTAGACGCATCTAATGTAGATGAAACGGCTATGTGTGGACATCCGAGAGGATACTATCCATACCTTCCTATGAGTACTGAGGGAACATATAAGCACCCAGAATCATAGGTATACAACAAAGGTTTTACTAAATCCTTAAGTGAAAGATGGAACTTTGAACTTCCTGATGTTCCCTATATAAAGAACTGGTTTGGAACTCGTATTATGTATTCTGATATTCACGTTAATGATGCCTATAAGAACGGATTTAGAGTTTTCCAAGGTACTCATTATAGAGATTATACTCGCGAATACGGAGAAATAGTAAAATTAATTTCTCTTGAGTCTAATCTTTTATGTGTATTTGAACATGGTATAGCATTGATACCTGTCAATGAAAGAGCAGTCGCAGGTGAGGGAACAGGTGGAAATGTCTATATAAACACATCTAATGTGCTTCCAGAGAACCCAAAAATTATCTCTGATATGTTTGGTAGTCAGTGGCCCGAAAGTGTCCTCAAAGTCCCAGGAAAGACTGGAGATTCTGCATAGTATGTTTATGGAGTTGACACAGTTGCTAAGAAGATTTGGCGTACTGATGGGAACACTCTTACTTGTATTTCAGACTTTAGAGTTCAAGAATTTCTAAATAGAAATATTACTTTGGGCGAAAGAGAACTTACTCCTAAAATAGGTATTAGAAATGTAAAGACAGTATATAACGCCTTCAAGCGAGACGTATTATTTACTTTCTATGACAATACTTATGGCTTTGAAGAAAAGGTTTGGAATCTATGCTGGAATGAGTTATTATAGAAATTTATAACATTCTATAGTTGGGTTCCTAGCTATATGGAAAATATAAATAATATTCCATTCTCATTCGATAGAAATACTTCTAAGTGGATTGCTAAACTGGGAACAAGTCACACTGAAAGTTCTTTTGCTGACGGTATTACACTATCTAATGTAATTATAGAGAACTCTGAAAACGAATAGGGAGAAGTAGTAACTAACTTTAAGGTTCCAGTTTCCTATGTGAATAAGAAAGGTGAGTGGGTAACTCAAAACTATACTGTAGCGAATGATGGAACTAGTAGGAAAAAATACATTGGAATATTATCCTTAAGTAATAGAATACTTCCAGATGCCTAGCTTCACTATTAGATTTCCTACTCCTTGTAGAGAGATTAGTATGGAAACTATAAGAAGTTTGACATAGTCCCTCTAAATTGTGGAGAAGCTAATGGAGGTATATATCTTCCAGATGATGCTATGTTTGCAGGAGCTTTCATGCCTCTATATTGTCTAAAATTTAAGGAAGGAGGAGATGAATATAGTCCAGTCTATTATAAGGATGGATAGGAAATGACTGAAGTGTCTGACGGTGCTGGAGATACGTTCTATACTTACCAAGCCCTATATACTGCTAAATCCCTATTATCTGAATTATATTATAGGAATAGTGCGGGGCATTAGTATGCAGACTACGAGGTTAATAAAGTTAAGGTGGGAGACTCTATCGAAGGGAATACATTAGAAATAACTGATGTGTTGGATTATCCTATATTCAAAGACATTACTGGAAAGCGTCCTACTCTTCCTAGAGAAGAGATGATAAATCCTGATAAAATAGTAACCTTACTTAATATTAAGGCTACAATATCTATCGTTGATAGTGATAATTAGTCTAAACTAAGTGATTCCTATTACAATATGAAAGCGGGATTTTAGTCAGGAACATCTCTAGTAGATGCTGGATATTATGAATCTGTTGTAGGAATAGCTCCTAGATGGAACTTATAGTTCTTATCTACAGATTTTTGGAAGCACGGCTAGGCTGGGCTGATTGACATAGCAGATGATATATATCCTACTTATTGGTACGGAAGACAGCATCCATTTGAATTTGAATGTGTAGTAGTGAACGACCCTTCTATACATAAGATATTTACTAATCTTGAAATTGTTGCTAATAAGGCAAAACCTGAATCTTTCCACTATGAAATAATTGGAGAGACCTACGACTTTGCAAAAGATAAGGTAAATATGTATTTTAGACAGGAAGCTATGAAAGCATTGTGGCAATACAATGGAGCTGATATTTCTTATGATAGGAACTTCTTGAAGGTTCAACCTAGATAGTAGCCAAAGTCTGCAGACTTCCCACATAAGTACTATACTAGACAAGATACTATCAATGAGATAGAGGATTATTATATTCATGTAACTTATCCAGATTCACACGATTATCGTCATTTATCTGGAGCGGAAGTAGTTTACTATCCAAATAGACAAGAATATCGAATCTGGAATCATGCTATGGCTGTAGATATAGACGATTTGAGTTAGGATGATTCAAGGTCAATTATCTCCGCTAATTGTTAGTATTTAGAGGACAGATGGAAAGTTACAATTAATCCTATTTTAGTATGCTATAAGAATGAATATCAAAGGAAATTCTCTGGTTCCTTAATATAGCCTCAGAACTCTACTTGGGCAAAAGCCAAGAATAGTTCACAAAGCTTACCAACTCTTCCTATTTATAATTCTCCTATACCGGATTAGGTTTTATCAGCTGGTGGTATAGATTTCCCAGGAAATGACCCAGTACATCCAGAGTGGGGAGAAGATAACGCTCTTTACAATTTATATGATTTATCTGGATACAATTCCGAAGGAAATTGGAAACCGTTGGATTTAACTAACTGGTTAGACGATGTTAGTATTTATAGATATAACTTTGGAGAAGCATAGAATAGAAAAGAGTTAGATGTTAAGGATAAATTCTTAAAGATAAGAATTAGATATTCCGGAGAAGAATTAGCTGTTATAGATTTCTTAAATACTGTATATAGAATTAGTTATGCTTAATAAGAATATAAATAAAGTCAGAAGAATAGCGAAAGCCTATTATGGGCTTTCCATTCCTTCTGGGAATCCATATATGACTACGAATGGATTAGCCATCCCTGGTAATGCTATTACTTAGTAGAATTTGCTGGGAACTGATTATAGCGCTGATTTCAGAAACAGAGCTGAATAGATAATGGCTCCTACTAATAGTCTTATAGATTTTAATGCTAGAATGGGAGACTTATTTAGCTTAAAGCTAAAAAACGATAGAGATTCCTCTAAAGCTATTACATAGATAAAGAGTATGTCTGGAGCACCTTAGAAATCATAGGGAACTTTCTAGAAACTAGGAGGGTGGAATACAGTGGGACAAGCCTCGGATTTCCTAAGCGGACTAATTGGAGGTGATAAAGATGGATACCTTGGTAAATATGGTTCATTATAGCAAGCAGGAGACTAGGCGTTTGACCAGGCTTCAAATGTAGTAATGGGCATAAATCCTCTGGTCGGAGGAATAATGAAGGCAGGAGGTTTAGTTAGTGACGTATTAACCAAATGGGGTGGAATGGGTACGGATTCTATGACTAAGACCGATGCTGTACTAGGTAGCAAATTATTATCTCTTACTCCAGTTGGTATGGTTAATGGTTTCTTCGGTAAGAAAACTAGGGATTTTTCTGCTAATAGAGATACTATAGAATAGGTAGGAGGTTCTTACGGCGGAACTGTTAGAAATATAGCATCAGCAGAAGAAAAAGCTGGAAAGAAATATGGATTATTCAGTGGAGGGGCAAGAAGGTCAGCCAACAGATTCATAAATAGAACAGAGTCCCAATAGGCGACTATGACTAATATAGCTAACTAGGCTTCTGATTTATCTTCTATAGCTACTAATATGTCGGATTTGAACCATATTTAGTATGGCTTCAACCTAAACGGTGGCTATGATTAGAGATATATGAGAGCTGCTAGACTTGGAACTAAACTACAGAGAATTAAAAAACTTAATATATAGTCTCATAAATTAGGAGGTTAGATATAGGGAGCAATAGATTTGAATGAGTGGCAACCCGTTATAACCGAAGCTGTAGAGTAGTTTGAATCTGGAGGAGAATTAGAATGGACTCCTATTATAACTCTATAGGAAGGAGGAAAAACTGAGAAAGTAGATGGAATAACAGGAGCAGCTCCGAAGATTACTTTCTAGTCTTGGTACGATACTGTTCCAAAAGATAGGTTGTCGAATAATTACGACCTTAAGAAAGCTTTTGAAGTACTACCATTCGAGGAGTTAGAAGCATGGAGAAAGTCTTCTGATGAAGATTTAAGAATTGGAAAGAATCACCTACGAAGCATCTATCAGTTACCCAACGGAGATTATGAATTTTTAAAGCTAGGAAATGAATAGAGTAATCCAGAAGTTCATTTCGAAACTGATACTTATCATTCTGGGGAAAATGGATTAAAAGATTCTCATGATTTAGTCTTTGAGAAAGATAGATACTTCTATAGAAAGAAGCCTAAACAATTTAAAAATGGTGGTAAACCAGAACCTATAGACGCTCCAGAAATAGAAGAAACTAATTAGAAAAATATAATTCCAGAAGGCGCCCTTCATGCTCGCAAACATAACATGGAAAATGCTGATAACTTGACTAAGAAAGGTATTCCAGTTATAGATAATGAAGGGGAGCAATAGGCAGAGATAGAAAAAAATGAAATAATATTTACACTAGAAGTTACTAAAAAGCTGGAGGAGTTATACTCTAAATATACAGACTATGAATACTCTCAGAAAGAAAAGGATGAAGTAGCAATAGAAGCTGGAAAATTGTTAGTAAAAGAAATATTATTTAACACAGATGATAGAACAGGTTTAATTAACACATTAAAACAAGGAGGAATAATAGATGGACTTAAATGATTTGTTAGTATCTTACAAACGTATTGAAACTCCCTTTAGAGTCGTTCCCACCTTCTAGCTTATTTAGCCTGATATTCCTTATCGAGATGCTCCTTCCTAGGATTCTCCTAGACCATAGTAGGTTGTTACTGAGCCAGCAACCACTAGCTATTCTATCTCTTTATCATAGGTAAAAGCTCCTGGATTCCAGATGAAATGGAATAGTCCATATAAAAACAGAAATACTTGGGTAACTGACTTGGCGGCTGCTTACAGAAAAGCAGGAGTGACTAATGATAATGCAATAAAGATGTTAATTGCCCAAGATGCTCAGGAAAGCAGTTGGGGACGTTCTGCACAAGGTAAATTCAACTTCGGAAACCTAACTACTGGAGCTAAATGGAAAGGCGACTATGTTAGGGGAAATGACCATGATGCTAAAGGCAATCCCATCAAATAGAAATTCCGCTCTTATAATTCTATGGATGAATATGCAGCTGATAAGTTATAGTTCTTGAAGAATTTATATGATTTTGATGAGAATGATGACATTAATACGTTTACCGCCAAACTTACTGGTAAGAACAAAGGTAAGAGAAGATATGCAGAAGCTACTGATTATGCTGATAGAGTTGCAGCAGTATTCAGAAGTTTCAAGGACGGTGGTATTATAAAGTATTAGTAGGCAGGAAAAGTACTTAGTCCTCCAGAAAAGGCAAGATAGAATTTATCTAGTAAATTTCCGGTTAATTGGGAGAATTCTGATTGGCTACATAACTACTTCTCTAAGAACTTAGGTTATAATACTTCTTTGAGTATATTGTCTTCTATTCTTCCTGAAAGCGGAGCAGACCCTCACAAAAAGTAGCTTAGAGGAGGACCAGGAAGAGGATTAGTCTAGTGGGGGTTTGGTACCGACAGATATAACCATATGAAATCATATAAGATGAGAGGACCCGTACAAAAGGGAATAGACCCAGAACTTCAGCGACAAGCAGAATATATAGTTAACACTGTTAAAAACGAACAAAAAACTGGAGAAGGCTTATGGCATCATGGAGGAACAGGGTCTGGATACAAAAATGCTGAAGGTGCTAGAAAGGTATTTATTAATGCAAGAACTCCAGCATCCAGTAAGGCAAGAGCCTTTAGTCTCGGCTATGTAAGACCTAAAGGAGGAATAGAAGAAGCCACTAGAAGAGCTTCTTACGTAAGTTCTCTAGATTCAGTTTATAATTCTAAATATAAATAATGGATAGAGTAAAGGTAAATGTAGGTGATAAGACATATAATTGTCAAGTTGCCAAGACAGAAGAAGATAGAAAGAAAGGTCTAATGGGAGTAGAAAATCTTCCTCCCGATGAAGGTATGCTATTTGTATGGGAGGATGAAGATACTAGAGAAATGTGGATGAAAGATACTAAAATACCTTTAGACTAGATAGCCATTAACGATAATGATGAAGTAGTCTTAGTATATAAGGCTTAGCCAGAAGATGAAACTTTAGTTCCGTTCATGAACGCTAAGTATATTCTAGAAGTTAATTAGGATTCTGGTATTGTAGAAGGAGATGATTTTGAAATAGACGACTCTGAAGATTATGACAAATATGTTATGAAGGTGCTTGCTCCAGATGGTACTACTTAGATGTATCTCTAGGGAGGTGAAAGAATCGTAAGTAGAAAAGAAACAAGAACTCTCATTAAGAAAGCTAAAAAGGCTTACGAAAATAAAGACAAAGATTATGATAAATATTGCAAATCTTTGGGCAAATATATATTTAAGGTATTAAAGGGTCAAAATACTCGTCCGCCAGAATATGTGGAAGTTCCGGAAGGAAAAGACAAAAATTCTAACGACGAAAATTAACAATATACACATCGTATCAAAAATTCTTGGTTATGAAGATCTTAATATGTAGTATTGAAGTACATAAGATAGATAGATAATTAGTGCATTAATTACATTTTAAATTTTTAATTTATGAAGTTAGGAAATAAGTTTTAGGCAGGAGGACCGATGCCTGCAGGAGCACCTGCTCAAGCACCTCAAGGTGGTGAAGACCCAACAGCTATGTTGCTGCAAGGAGCATAGCAAGCTGTTCAAGGACAAGATTGCGAAATGGCTATGCAAGTATGTCAGATGTTAATCGAAGCATTGGGAGGTGGAGGTAGTCCACAAGAAGCTGCCCCACAGGAAGCTGCCCCAGCTCCAGCAGAAGGGGAACCTGTTTACCGTAGAGGCGGTCGTTTAGTGAGACGTATAAACGCTTAACAAATTTAACACGTAGGGGTATATCTAAAATATAATTAGGTGTACCCCTTCTTTTTAATATATACAAATTATGGCTACACCAACTACAAATCAAAAGTCGGCTTCTGTGAAATATAAGTTTGGAGACGATGAATTGGATTTAAATGATTACATTCGTAACCTTAACCATAACTATTAGTCATATGTAAATTCCTAGAATTGGAATGAGGGATAGAGATAGGAGTTTCGTTCCGCGTATGATAACTTTTTAAAAGGGTTACAAGATTAGCTTGCTAATAACACTAACAGATTTAGTACTGACTTTTCTGGATCAATAATAGATTCAACTGGTTAGCTAAGTAATACTGACAATGACGATATAGACCCAGTTGGATCAGAATATTATTATAACGACAAAGGAGACAGAATAACTACTGACGATTTGAATACTATGGGAAAACGTTAGTAGAAAAAATATAGTACATTTTCGGCTAATAGATAGGTAGCAACATTTTTTAATAAGGTTGGCACGGCATTAAGAGATGCAAGAAAAAATAAGCCGACCACACAGAATCAATCTAACGCTTTTAATCTATCTAAGCATGGATTTTTAGCTAATTGGACGACTGCTAACAACCCTGCTGGAGGGGAATTTAATCTAAGTCCGTATTTAGAAAAAGATACTTTAGACGAAACAACTGGATTAAGAGGTACTACTAATCGGGCAGCTTACCTAAAGGAGTAGATAGAAAATTATCTAAATAATGTAGGGAACTATGACTTCTCTGGAACTCCGTTTAAAGATAGAGAGACTTACATTTCTAAACTGCGTGCAGCCGCATAGAACTTAGAAAATGGATATAACTCAGAGGATGTTATAGCGCTTAACTAGGCTGGGATAGGAAATGAGTTTTTGAGTAAATTCTTTGCCACAGGTGCGGAGTAGAAGAAAACCGAAGTACAATAGGCTGCAGAAGATCTAATGAAAATACAATAGCAGCAACAAGCCCAAAAGATAATAGACAGGAGAAATTAGTTATAGTACGAGGCTGATAGAGATAAGTTTTTTTCATAGTATTAGGCTTCAAACCCATTTTAGAGTAGAGAGCCTTCTATACCTTTACCTTTATCCTATACTAGGTAGGCAGTAGAAGAAGCTGCAATTAAGAAGTTTAATGCTGACCCAAATAATAAAGAAGCTGTTAGAGAGGCTATACGGTAGTATATAAATATTCCTTAGCTTAGTAGATTTATAAGAGGTAAGAGCAATTTAATATTGCAAGATGGTACGGACATTACAGCATAGCATATAACTAATAACTTAGACCTAGCAGCCTAGGCTGACCTATTTATAAATCCAATGTATTTAGATGAACAGGGAAAGAGCATTTTGCCGAATGGATATTATGTATTGCCGGGGTCAGAAGACTATGATAATTGGACCTATATAGCTTACAATCCTAACACTAGACAATATCAAGAGTAGTCTATGCTATTAAATGACGAGTTAAAGAAAAGAATGGCATACTCTGAATATGACAAGAGAAACAAAAAGTCTAATGAAGCTCAAAAACATTAGCTTGGGGGAACTTTCAAAGATATGGAGAGTAGACGAAACAAGGCATAGGAAGAAAAATAGAAAGTTGAGTAGAAATCTTACGCTACCGGAAGAACTAAGGAATAGATAGAAAGTGACTAGGCTCCACATACAGAATGGTCGAAAGCAGACCTTCTTAGATTAGGGGCTATAGGAGGTGACGTAGCTAGCTTAATAGCTAGTATGACTGGTGTAGGATCAGTAGCTTCTGCTGGTATAGGAATGACCTCTACTGCAGCAAACTAGGCTGCAGATATGGCAGAAGGAATGGGATTTTTAGAATCCTTAGGAAACAATGCTGTAAGTTACGGTCTAGATGCCCTATCTCTAATACCTTTTGCTAGAGCTGCTAAGATTCCAAAGACTATTAAAGCGATCGCTGGATTTGCTCCTAAATTAATGGCAATTATAAGTACAGCACAGGGTATATCAAATGCTCCAGAAATTACCAAGTCATTAAGCAAGTTAAATAGCTCAGAATCACTAACAGTAGAGGATTGGAGAAATATTGCTAATGGAATTTAGATAGTATTAGGAGGTACCGCTGCTACTCATAGAGCGTCTAAGGCTAAATCTCATGTTGATGCTGCTAGGACCAATGATGAATGGTTAAAGACTGAACAAGGATATAGAAGAATATCCGAACAGGATATGAAAAAACTTAGAGAGGCAGCTACTATTAAAGAATAGAATACCATTCTTAGTCCTTACAACGTAACGCTAGCTGAAAGTAGGAAAAGATTTGGCTTAGGAAAAGGTAAAGGGAAAGCAGATATAACTTCTGAAAACTATTACTATGACTTTGACAAACCAGTAACTACTTATTCTGGAGATCTTCCTATATAGCATACGTTTGGTCCCGGAGAAAAATGGCTAGGAACTAGAAATATACCCTCATTAAGAATTCCAGCAGTTAGAGATGCCTACAATAGAGTTATTCATCCACAAGCATACAACAGAGCTAAAGGTAAAGCAACTGAAGGTAATAAATAGAGAAGTACGTTTGATATTAGCAAATTAAGAGAACTTAGTTCTCAAACTGGAAAACTTACTTCTTAGGAAATAGCTACTATTAATAGATAGAGAGTTAAATCGGGAAAAGGAAAGCTTACTGAATAGGAAATATAGACTCTAAATCAAAGACGTTAGAATAGGGCTAGTGATGGTACTGATAATTCATTCCAAGCACGCTTATAGAGATATAAGGATGCTAAGAGAGAAGGAAAATTTACTTCTGTAGAAGATGACATCAAGAGAGCTAAGGATGAATTGGCAGAGGCTACTAGATAGCAAAGACTTGCCGTACCAACAGGATAGGGAGAAATAGTATCGCCTGATGCTAATTAGGCTAGATTCATTATGGGATTCTCCCGTGCTATTCCTACTGTTAATCCGTCTAGACCTCCTATATCTAATCCTCCAGCTATTATACCAAAATAGTAGGTTAGGATTGAACAACCTCAATAGTCTCCATTCAACTATGATAGAATCAGAGAAGGTTTAGCTAGAGCTGAAAGAGAGAGACTTGGAAAGGATATTGGAGAATAGAGATTATAGAGAGCCATAGAAGCTAACCCAGAAAGGAGTGCAAGACTTCAATCTGAGGAAGCATATAGAAATGTTAGATAGGCGTTCAATCTATATGGAGCACCATAGTATAAAAGACCTCTCACAGGGGCAGCTTATAAAGCTAAATAGGATATGTATAATAGACTGTTTAACTAGAGAAGATACGACGTTATTGAAACTTTCAGAAATAGAGAACTTCCTCATAGACAATCTAACAAGAAAAAGAAAACATCAAGGGATGATAGAAGAACTGTTAAACGTGAAGATGGTGGTACTCTAGATCTTGTTAGAGTAAGAAAATTTCAAAACGCTGGAAAATTCCCAGAATGGTATTCCAAACTTTATAAATTTTAGAATTTAACTGGTTGGAATAATTCATTGAATTAGTCATTGGCTGGACCGTCTATTACTAACGAGAATGTTGGGCATTATAGAGCTGGGGATTTGAATGAGGCTTATACTAAAAATAATTCTTATACTTCCAATCCGAATCTAGTAGGATAGGACTTACAATCATATTATGATTCTTCTTTTAAGGGAAAATCTCTGGATGATTACGTAAGTGCATACAATGCTAATGCAGCTAAAATTAGAGGATATTGGGACTAGGAAAGAACATATAAATAGTCTGGAGCTTAGGAGCATAATAGACTATTTAAGAATATGTTTGGAAACAGAAGTGATAACTCTAATAATGTATGGAATATTGGTTATGACTCTAATTTGGAGGATATTGTTGGTTCATCTACCTGGCTGAGAAGAATGGATAGATATGAGAAAGAATTTGATAACTTGTCCGATGAGGAAAAGAAATCAAGAATCCATAAAATAGACTTAGGAGATGGAAACTTTGGATATGTCTACAAAAAAGCCAATGGGGATATAGCAGTATGGAACCAACCAGAAACTCCTGCAACCTCGGCAATACAACCTTTTCAAGAACCTAGTGATGATAACAAACAGAACAAATCGTTCTTTAGTAATATTAATCCCACTATAGCTTATGGATTACCAAGAGCGGTGTATGCTGATAGAATGAATAGGAGAATTACTGATTTAGCTAAAGAATCTGTAGTTCCACTATTGAAAGACCCATTCGAAGTACATCGTTATACTAGAAGCGATTTAGATGCAGAAATGCAAGGAGAGCGTAACTATGCTAATCTTAGAAGATTAGCTAGTAGACCTATAACTTCTGATGGAAGTTTACAAACTGCAACATAGTTGTAGGCTGAGGTTTAGGGACAAGAAGCTAGAACGGCTGGAAAAGAGAAGAGTAATTAGGTTCAAAGATAGTACGATGAACTAGCTTGGTAGCAGGAGAAAGAAAACGCTGCTAACAGACATGAAACTGCTATGTTTAACAGAGCATAGCAATGGGGAGCTGATTAGGATAAGAGTAAATACGAATAGGCATATCTAGCTAAGAAGTTTAATATTTGGGATGTTGTAGGACAATAGTTAGAATATGACGAAAGAGTTAAGCAGTAGGAAAATAAAGCACTCACAGATAATTTTGCCCGTTCTGATATTTATAATGCTGTCAATTATGCTCCAAATGAATATGGTGCTGGATTAAGTGCAGAAGAATTATCGGTATGGAATAAAGTCCTATCCGGAACTAATCCTTCTAGCTTACAACCTAATGAATTTAACCAATATAGATTAGCTATGCAGAAGGTATCTAGGGTAGAAAATGAATAGCTAAGATAGCACTATAATATTCCTAATACAAGATGGTCTGGAAAATCTATGCAAAGTATTCCAGAATAGATTAGCATAATCAAAAAAGGAGGAGTAGTTTCTGCTAAGAATGGTTCTAAAATAGCAGTAGCTGGAATAGAAGCCAAAACTGCTGATGCAGAGAGGTTCCAGAAACAAATAAAGGAAACTATTGATAGAAATGAAAAGGCAATAGACAGATTGTCTAAGAGTTTGTATGGAATTATAAAAGCTTCAATGATAAAATGATACTAAGACTATAGCAAGGGGGGAACGCCCTTCCCCCTCTTGTTTCTTATCAGCCAGTAACAGTTACTGGTGGGGCAGCTACTGGAGCTTCTGCAGCTCCTAGCGACAATCAGGAAACTACTGATTTAACAGATAAAGACTTATTAAAGATGTTAGAAAAGTTAGACGGACTTCCTAGTGATATGGCTGTATTAACTTAGACTCTCTAGAACTTTTATATAGACTAGCAATACAGTCCATTCCCAAGTACTTCTAACATAGCATCTAGATACTTATAGGCTTTAAATCAAATGAAGATAGCAAACTTCAACAGAAAGGAATATGATGATGCCTTTTCTACTGTTGATAAAAACGGAGGAATAAATGAATTTGCTGTAACAGATAGAGGATAGTTATTCTGCATGAATGATGAAGGGGACTTTAAATTATTTTCTCTGGAATAGCTTAAAGAGAATCCTGACTATCAACCGTTAACTAATTCGGAATTATTATACTATAGAGCGTAGTCTCCTCAATTAGCCAACAATAATGAACTACTAAAGGTAGTCAAAAATGGTATAGGAATAGAATCTGTTACTAAAATGATATAGGATAGCATAGGAAATTTAGGAACTACTTCTGAATCAAACGAAGGCTTTGTCAGAACTCAAGCATCGTAGCTTATTAATGGTTTACAAGAGTTCATGAATGCATAGCAACAATCTGGCAATTATAATGCTACCGTAGATAATTTGTACAAAGGAAAATTCTTAACTAAGAGCCAAGCTATGTAGGCATAGGCTGCTCTTAATTATATATATACAACTCTTCCAGCTAATGCTAAGACTTTACTAAAGACTAAAACATAGAACGGAACTGATGCGGAAGCCGTTTAGCTAGTGTAGACATTAATTAACTCTAAACTAAGTTCAACTGCAGACTTCTCTTTAGATTTAGACGACCCAAGTTCTAGTTCCAAAAATAAAAATGGTGCTGGGGACGGTCTTGATGCTAATTTAGTTACACTAATTCAGGCTAGTCATGGAGGTCACGATACTGTCTACCAATTAAATAATAAGTCAGGAATAGGAATGACCGTTTAGGGAACTGCATATGAGTAGGTAAAGGACACTAAAGGAAATCATATAGGAAGAACGTCAATGGAGAATTTATTGAATGAGTCTGGATTACGTTCTATTATCAATGCTGACAACGGAGTGTACTTTGGAAATCAAAAGGTTGATTTAGATTCATTGTTAAATATCACATATGACGGAAAGGGATTGCTAAGAGTAAATCTTCCTGTACGCTCAGATGGTTCTCCTAATTTTGATCTGTTAGAGGAATATTCTAACGCCCAAGCGGAGTTCTTACTAAGTTCTCAAACAGATGAGGATAGACTTAGAATATTTGGAGATACAGAGAAGTATCCCGGACTAAGCTCACTAATCAAACCCACTGGAGAACTAGATATGGATAAGTTTGCTCCATTTATAGTAGCGTCTGGTATGACGACAGATGGTATGGTGGAAATAGACAAGAAGCAAAATAAGTTTATCACCAAAGTTAAGCAATCTCCGGAATTAGTTTAGTAGCTAAAGACCAGTTTGGCAACAGGTTCTGGAAAAGAGACTCAGTATCCCGATATTGATGAGTATGACTGGACAGAATGGTTAATGCCTGAGTTTATAAATAGTTATGACCATATATTTAAAGGAAATATTTATATACCTCTTAACATGAACAAGGCAGCCGCAGCTCTAGGGGGAAATCAAACTATTGATACGAATACTGGATAGATGTTAGAAAAAGAATACCAAAATAGGGATCTAAATTTTACTAAATTAGACCCATCAATATTAAATAATTAATTATGTTTGAAAATGATTGGATATTATCAAGCTTAAGTAATCCTACCTTAGACATAGATGATTTAGTTTCAATTGGAGGTTTAAATACTAAAAATACCCAGTTTCTAAGTAAGGATTAGTATTTGAAATCAAGCTTCATTAAAGATAATCCCGTGTTCAAGGACGATAAGGGAGATTTTTCTAAAGAGAAGTTTGATAGATTTTATGAAATGCAAGCATCCAGATGGAGAGATTTTTAGAATAATGAATTTCCAACTGGAATAGAATTAGATGCCTTTGATACGGCAAGCAATAAAGCTAATGCCAAAATTAAAGAAAATAAATTTAACTTAGGACCAGACTATAATCCTGATAGGGTTTAGATTGGTGTAGAAGGTTGGAGAACTACAAGTAAGAGAACTAAATCTGAACAGGAAATAGCTCAATCTTAGAAAATATTCAATCCAGAAACAGGAAAGTTTGAAAATTATACTCCCGAAGATTATGCCTTATTTAATAATCCAGTAAAGTGGGTTTAGAACCTATTTAAGGAACCTTTGGTATTAGCTCAATATGACTAGGATGAAGTCGATGAATAGGGAAATAAACATAAGAAAGGAGAATATAAACTTAATCCAGAAGGAACTTATTATTATGAGAAATTAAATGGGCGTTCTCCACTTGGAAAAACAGTTTTATCAGCTGCAAATATCTTAACAAAAGAAGATTCTGCTCTAAACAAGATAGACTTCATGGATTCTGATGACCTAGAAAAAAGTGCTACTGGGGTTATAGCTAAGAATATAGCATTAATAGCTCCAATGTTTACTCCTGCAGCTCCATATTATTATAAGGCTATGGTAGCTAAGGAAATATCTAAGACTCTTCCAATGCTCCATAGTATTGCTACCAACTTGTTTGGTTCTGGAGATAATGAAGCCCCAGAATGGATGCGAAAAGCAGCTGCAGTTGGGGAATCATTATCTACTACTAATTCTGTTTGGAGCAGTGAGCATACATTCTCTTTTGAAAACTTAGCTAATTTAATTTCTGATATTGCTTTACAATGGGGACAATAGAAGTAGATAGCTAAAGCTGTAGGATGGTTTGGAGATAAAAAAGCGTTGAAGAAGGCTGAAGATTAGGCATTCCAATTCTACAAATCAAAAGTTGGAGGAAGTTTAAAAGGTCTAGAAGCTCCATCTGATGAACTATGGAAACAATCTACTCTTGGTCAATTATGTATGAAAAAATACTATGACCCTGTAGTTGAAACCATGAGAAAGAAACAAAGACTAGGGGCTAATTTAGCTTTAGCGTATATGTCTTTAATCTCAAACACTGATGTTTATTCTGATATGCTAGAGAGAGGTGCTACTAAAAAGGAGGCTGCCTGGGTAGCATTGGGTAGTGCGGCTGGAATGTATGGGGTAGATAGGTACTTACACCTTGGAGAAGTATTCTATGATGACCTTACAGCCGAATCCATTAAGTAGGGAAGACAAGCAGTAAAAAAGGAACTGAAAGAAGCTTTCGAAGAAATATATAAACCTGGAACTAAAGATAGCCCAGGTAACTGGTATAAAAAGGGTGTAGCTTTTGGAAAGAGAGCAGCAGAAACATTTGTAGAAAACCTTAAAGACCACAATCTTGGAGGAGTTGGTAAGGCTCTGGGAGAAGGTTTAGAAGAAGTTAGTGAGGAACTAGTAACAGACCTTACTAAGTCTACCTATTCACTTCTTGGAGATTTAGGGATGTATGATAAAAGCGTTAAAGATACTGGAGCGTTTGATAATATGTTAGAAAGATACTCCATGTCTTTGATAGGAGGTGCTATTGGTGGAGGATTGTTCTACGGAGTTGAGAAGTATAAGGGATTTAACAAAACTAGGGACAAAGACTTAGTAGACTTAATTAATGATGGAAGAGCTTAGGAACTAAGAAATATAGTAAAAGGATATGTATCTAAAGGTCGTGCAGGTAATACCAAAATTTCTGGATTACAATACTCTCAAGATGATGCCGGAAATATTACTTGGTTAAGTACAGACAAAAGCGAAGAATCCTAGAACCAATAGGTAGGTAATAGGGTACTAGAGAAGATTAATTCTTTAGAGGCAGCCATAGTTGGAAGTGGTACAAAACTTAGTCAAGACCAACTGTTCGACAAGATGGTTCTACAAGAAGCAAGATACTAGGAGTATAAGAATGCTTCTCACGTGACTGGATATTATCAAGAGTTTAGAAAGTTACAGAATTAGTTGTTGCAAGCTAAGGATACTTATAATAAGGCTGCAGAGACTGCCGATGGAACTCTTGATGGAAGAATAACAGACTCTCCTACAGAAGCAGAAAAGTAGGATAAAATTAAGAATTTGTAGTAGTTTTAGACGTCGGCAGATAACATTCAGAAGAAAATGAATGATTTTCTATCTGGAGACACTTCTCTAGACTATACTAGAAAACTTAACTTTGCCTTAGACCCAGTTCTTAATTCTGCATTTTTGGGACTTGACAGGACTAAGTGGTTACTTAACAAAATAGACCCTACTTAGGAACTCACAATACAAGATTAGATAGATTTGAATAACTAGTGGAATGACCACGTTAAAGAGACTATGCTTAAAGACTTAGATAAAGCCTTTTTAGCATATAAGGCTTTAGAGAAGGTCGTATCTCCATAGATGTTAGCTCAGTAGGACTATGCTAATCAATATAAGAGCATTTTTAATGCACTAAATTAGTTATATAATAAAGAAGATTTATCATTAGATAAATATATCAATGCTAAACCGTTCTATACGATGGACTCTAGGTTAATCGACTAGAACGGAATAGAGGAATCTGAGGAAGAGTATAATGCTAGAAACAATACAGCAACTCCTGATGATGTTCAAAAGTATTATCAAAGACAGCAAAGAGTATTTGATTTGAATAATTAGATACTAGCTGATTATATATAGCAGTTTGATGATATCTTAAGACCTATAAACTATTAGATTGATAGTTCCACAAACAGAACTATCATGCAAAACATTAGATATAGACTTAAAGATATTATTAAGAGAGAAATGCAATATCCGTTTGTTGATTAGGGTGGTAAGTTTGATGTTAATCCATATAGAACCATACTGCAAGATTTAAAAGATGATTTGTCAAATATCGATGATATACAGCAATAGCTATAGGATAAGCATTATACCATAGTAAAAGAATAGGCAAATAAAGTAATAACCCTATTAAATGATACTATTCCTCCCTTGGAAACTCTTATACCAATGAAAGACGCGGTATAGGGAGGAACTCTGAAAAATAAGATACTTAAACCTCTAAGAGAATCTAATCTAGAAAATAAGGACTAGATAATCGCAGCTATAGAAGAAGCAAAAAGAAAATATGACGAAGCAGATGAATAGGATTAGGAATTAGCAGCTATAGAACTCTACAACACTATTCCAATGCAATTCAAATCTAAAAGTCAAAATGCTTAGGTAATATTAAACGACTTTGCAAAATAGGTAGGAAAGGACTATGGAATAAAAGGTGATGGAGAAATAGGTGACAATATCACTATTGACGAATTAATAAAAGGTCTGGACACTCCAGATTCTGCCATCTATAAGTATTTTTCTGGAAAATCTTCAGCCTTACCAGAAGTACTAAGTGCAGCTCTTAAGTAGATTCCTATGAACTTTGGAAAGGATTCTAAACTTAAACTTCTTACTAATAGTGCTAGCGACCCTAGGGATGTTGCTGGAGAACCTGTTAGAAGACAGATTTCTACGTTAAATAGATATGTAAACAATCTATCTAGTAGAATATAGAAGAACCCAGTATATTCATTCTATAATAAGTTATAGGTAAATTCACACAGTCCTTTAGAAAATATTCTGTCTTCTATAACTAAGGAAATGTCTGATAATTAGGAAGAGGTATTCAACATGAATTATATACTTGACTAGGTATATAAAGATTATATATCTTAGGATAAGTTAGATTCATTTGAGCTAAATGATACTCAGGCTAAGCAATTGAATAATGCATAGAAAGCTCTAGAATTACTTTCCGCATACGTATATTCTGCATCAGTATCTCCAGACGGAACTCATTATTTTGGTTAGAATAAGCAGATAAATGAGTTTGCTAATACACATAGAGATGTTCTTACAAGAGAGTGGGAACCTCTTCCAGAAATAAGTTAGGATTATGCCCAAGTATTATAGGATGAAGTAACTAACCTGAATACTGAAATAGAATTATGGAAGAGAATATCTGAGAATAATAGTATGAATAAGTTAAGACGTCTTGTTGATACGGAGAATGTTGTAAACAATCTAAGATATGAGATAGGTCGTGGACTATCTTTCTAGTTTACGGTAGGAGATAAGGAATATGATTTATCTGAAGGATTGGATTCTTTACCTCCTTTTGATGGAAACCCTGAGAATCAGCTTGGATAGCTATTCCAGTTTGAACAGACTCTTCACAATAACTTTAATAAGATATTAAAAGATACTGGATGGACTCCAGAGTAGTTCTTTGCTAACTCAGACTTTTGGAAAAGGTACTTAGGAAATTACACTGATTTAGAAAAACAATAGACTAGTAAGTTAAATGAAAATCTTACTGAATTTACTAAGTATGACAAGGCTTTGTACATTTTATCAGTCTTGTCTGATAATCCATCTAACTACTATAAATCTGTACAAAATTCTATTAAAGATAATGAGGATATTGCTCCTCTAACAGTACAATAGAATATTTCCAGACTTGGGGAAGCTGCTCATACTAAAGCATATAAAGCTGGATTTAAAGCATTAGCTAAATTAGTTAATCCTAATAGTACAGTTACTCCAAATGTAGTTTATATAAATGGAGTAGCAGGAGCTGGAAAGACTGAGGTTGTACTAAAAAATATTAGATAGCGCTTCTATGAGTAGCAAGCTTTGGTAATAGGACCTACTACATCTTAGGCTATTAAACTTCAAAATTCTCTTAATGAGGGAACCTCTTATACTATAGAAGGAGATGGAAATATATTTAGTAAGTTATTACCTAATTGGGATAAGATAAACGAAAGCTTTCAAAGAGCGGCCTCTGAAATAAACAAAAACGAAAAGAATACAGAATATAAGACTGAGACAGACTACTTTGTTATGCAAAGATGGGCTAAGAACGGAGCTACTGGGGTTAAAATAGACCTTAAAAGTGACAAAATAAAATTCAATCCTGATATAAAAGCTCCACTTATTTTCGTAGATGAAGCTGCTCATATGAATAGTCTATAGATAGCTTTGCTAGATGAGTATGCAGAAAGAGTTGGAGGAACGGTATTTTTGGCTAGCGATTCTAACCAGTCTGGATATTCAAACGGACAGATAGAAAATTTAACGACAAATGATATATTTGCTACCAGAACTTCTAAACTTCAAGAGTCTTTAAGAACTTCTAATATTCAGAAGCAAAGTAATAATAATAAAGTTTCTTCAATATTAGATACTGCAAATGATATTATAGAATCTGGAGATAACCAATTATGGCATGATTTTGAAGCCAAGCTTCCAAATCTTATCAGGAGGTTGAATTTAAGAGTCTATAATTAGTAGGATGATATAAATGGAGACTTAATCGGGGGAAATATAGACGAGGTAATAAAGATATTATAGGATAAACATAAAGATGCTAGTATAGGATTCATAGGAGACGCTAATTCTTCTGCATATTAGAAGCTTAAATCTGCAGGATTTTCTAATTTAGGAGAACCTCTAACAGAGAAAATTATTCCTGGTAAGAAGTTTATGCAGGGCTAGGAATTTGATTATGTTATAGTAGATAATATAGACCTATCTGTAGACTTAGATGGACCAAACTCTTATGATAAGGTAACTTTCTTAAGAAGATTCTATACACTAATGTCTAGAGGAAAGACTGCTTCTATTTTTTTAGATAGGGGATTATCTAGACTTGTTGGAGCCAATACCCAAGATGATATGAAATCTATAGGATTTAGTTTAGCTAACCAAGTTTAGTTATTTAGAGATTAGTATTCTAAGGCTCTAGATAAGTTAGACCTATCATAGACTACTCAGGAAGAAACTCCGGAAGTGAAGGAAGAACCAGAAGTTAAGGAAGAGGGAGAAGAATTAGTAATATCTCCAACAGTCGAAAATACCCCGGAGTTTAATCCAGAAGCTTCTGAAGAGCAAGTATAGCAACAGTTAGAATCTAATAAAACAGAAATATATAAGGATTTCGTAGAAAAGAATCCAGCTGAGCGTCAAGATATAGAAGTATCAGAGTTATCAGATCTTCTGATAGAAGCCAATACAGTAGTACCAATTACAGGACTAAAAGAGACTCTTGTTAATCCTGATGGGACACAAAGAAAATATCCAGCATGGCTTCCAGGAGAAAAAACTTCTGTTAGAAGAAACATTAATGCTATATATGATGGAACTGAGCCAATCACCAAGAGAGTAGATAAACAGAGATATTAGGATATCATAACTAAAATCCAAAGTTCTGTCATATTTGGAGGTAATGTAACTGACCCAGCTATGACATCACTATTAGGATTTAGTGAGGCTTGGAAAAACAGAAAATTATAGTTAGAAGTCAGAAGAGCTACTGATTCTGACAACTTTGGAATAGGAACTGACTTGAAACCTACATACATAGATATAGACGGAGAACGTTATATTGTATCTATTACTTGTAGACTAGACGGCTTAAGTAGAACTATTTAGGATGCTCCATTCTCAGCTATATTTGATATATGCCTTCTTTCTGATTTTAATAATTTAAGAAAACCTGCTGTATAGTAGGCTATAAAGGATAAAATAAATCAGAGAATTAAGGATGGAAAAATTACTGGAGAGAATAAGATTAAGGCAGAAAGATTTAGAGATAACTTGAGCGAATCTGTTAAATAGTATGAAGGCTTTATTAGAAGAATAGTTTCTGAACATCCAGAAGGTCATGCTATAGAACTTACTCCTGATATGTACGAATCGCATTAGACTACTAGACTGGTCAAGAGAAAAGTTCCAAGAAGACTTGGTGGAACCTTAAGTATAGCAACTGTCGAGAACAATAGAGTGGACCAAGACGGAAACTATATATCTGATTATAATAATTTCATGGATACTGACAAGAGAAAAGTAGTTTCTCCAGTATATATTTTGGGAAATAAATCAGACGTATTGAAAGGAAAAGTATCAGAGTCTATTTTCGGTAAGGCTGTAGTATTTGCATCATCTAATACTAACCTTTCTCCAGAGGAGTTAGCTGATAGATATATAGAGCAGAAGAGAAATCCTGACGCACATACTCCAGAAGTTAGAATGATTGTTCTTAATAATCATGGTTTAAGTTTTACAGAACTTATTACTCATAGAATATAGAATCAATTAACTGGGGAAGGAGAAAAAGCTAAAAAGCCTTGGAGAATGGATACTCTAGGAGTTAGGATGTTCACTGCAATGTGGAATTTCAGAGCCAGCTTAGAAAATTTCATATCTCAATTAGATAAGTGGAAACAAGAAAATGGTTATGACAGCAATAAGATACTAGATATTTCCAAAGTTGAATCTGAACTATTTAGTAGATATGGCAAGAATTGGATAACTTAGCTAAATGCTGGTAGTTAGGAGGTATAGAAGCTACTAAACCTGTATAAAGTAACAGCAGCAGACTTGGAAAACTTAATAAAGTTTAACTAGGAATACTGCAAAGATATACCTACTTTTAGGCTAGGAATTGACCTAACTAACAAAAACATTGGCGGATATGTAAGGTCATTTGATGTTAGTAATTCTAGTGTATATGGAAAGAACGAGGCTAATATGTTAGCTATAGAAGAAGAATATGCACATAAATATCATTCTATTCTATCATCTATATTAGAACAGTTAACAGCTAATGAGCCTCCTGAAATATTTAGAAAGGCTGGATTAAACTTCAAACCTATGGCTACTAGACTAGCCAAGGCTGATGGTTCTAACTATGCTACGAATGAATATATAGGAAAGAATGAACAAAAAAGAAATCTTTCCGGACTTATTCATACAAATAATAAGAACATAGTAATTGGGGAAACAGACGAAAACGGAAATGTTATATCAACGTCTACTATTCCTGCAGAATCAATGTTCAGCTTCTTCCCCAAGGCTGTTTCAGCTATTGCTACTAAATCAAGAATATATCAAACTAATAGTAAAGCTAATGGGTTGATTAGTATTACTACTATTGACACAAAGAATAATACTGATAAGTTTGATTTTGATATTTCAGCGCTATTTGGGGATGGAATGTTGGAGAGAAAAGGTAATGATAACACATTATTTAATATGTTTAATCTTATCTTTCATGGTACTGTATAGAGCTTAGAGGAGCCTCATGCCTATACTGAGGAAGCTCCGTTTAAGTATGGAATATTTGTAGACCCAGATTTAGAAACTAGTCAGGATTATAAACAAATAAACGTTAGAGGACAAAATGGATAGGATTATGCATTCCTAAAATGTGGAACTAATCCTATATACTTTGACGTTGACGTTGATGTTATATCTGGAGGTATTGCCCTTAACCTTTCTAAATTATTAGAGGGAGGAAAGAGATAGCTAAAAGAAGAAACCAAGGTAGAAAACCCGGCGGAATAGTATATAGGTTATTCCTCTAAGATAGTAGATGAGTAGGATAGAACTAGATTCCAGAACTTCCTTCTTAATGAAGGAAAGGAGGACAACGAACAAAGCTATATGGAATATGTTACTATATAGAACAACAGAAAATTGATTAATTTCTTTAGAAACGGATCATCTGTTGATAACATAGTAGAGCTTATTAATATGTAGCTAGGATAGCCTACCATAAAAGATGTAAAGTATGAAAATGGAAAAATAATATATACTGACGTAAACGATGGCACTGGAGAGTTGAGTTTGGACACTGAGGATATGTATATCTCTATGACACCAAATAAAACTAATTCAGTTGAAGAGATTACTGGACAGTCGTTTGATTCTATGGTTGTTGACCCAACAGGAATGGATATAATGACACATCAGGACTTCCTAAATTAGCTAGAGGAAACGTTCTAGGATGATAGCGATGTGCAAATGTTATCAAACTCTTCAAATGTAGAAAGCTATCTAGAATTGTTAGTAAGTATGAAAGATACTTTGAATAATAAAATAGAACAACTAGAAGATTCAGATTTAAAATGGAATTTATCTGATTACTTATTGTATGTAGATACTTCATGTTTTTAAAAAATAAATGACTATGGCAGCTTGTAATGTTAAGTACGACAAAAAAAGTTATTAGCAACTAGCCTCAGATTTAAAGTTATTGTATAATCAAATTAATAGACCTGGAATAGAGGACAGAATTATTAAAACTTTGGAATTTAAGTATAAATCCAAAGATGGTTAGGATAAAAGATTACTTCTAACAGATTCTGAAAACTTGGATGAAACTTCTAGAGAGTTTATTGATGATGTAAACAATATAGTATGTGGGCTAGCTAATGCTTCTTTAGACAAATTACCAGAAAAAGCCATGAAGTTTAGAAATATTGTGTTGTCAACCTTCTTCGACATGAATAGTGTCGGAGAAGTGACAACTCAGATTTCTGAGGCTGAAAAGGAAATGGAAACTGATGAGAGTCAAGAAGCAAGAAAATTATAGAAAGTAGAAGACACTTTATTAGAAATATATGGACCGATAAATACTGGTCTTATTCAGGAAGTAACTGACAGCTTTGGAAGAGAACTTAAACAGAAGTTAATATATAATAACTACCTGAAAACTAAGTACGAGTTGACCTCTGATGAAGTCAACAAAAGAATCGTGGACTATAAGGAAGGGAAATTTGAGAGCATTCTTGGTCATCTAAAGGAATAGTTCCCAAATGATTCTACTTTGCAATCCATTACAAGTATGTATAGCAACGGAATGTTAAATTCTAGTCAGTACTACTATGTTATAGATACTTTTAGAAAATATGTATTGCAAGACCCTGATAGAAATACAAAGTTTAACCAATAGCTAGAGGATAAAATCCTACAGAAAAATAAAGTATAGCAAGAATATCTCTATAGACAACTAATTAAGACTATACTAAATAACCCTAAACTTAATACATGGTTTAATAACAAGTACAATACTAATTATACGAACTCGGAAGCAAAGACTTAGCTGTTTATGGCTAACAGATTCTCTAATTACTATCTAGAAATTAAGGATAAACTTCTGAAAGAAATTGAGAGAGGTGCAGAGTTTAAGGATGAAGTATTGCCTATTATTCAGGAGATAGAAAATCCTAAAGATGATTTACTAAACTATGTAAATGATTATATAGTTCTTACGCAATTCGATGATTTATTGGCTTAGAAACTAGGAAGTAGTATTGGTATAGAAAGAGGCTTCTTGAATAATGTAGAACCATAGAGATAGAACGCTAAGAAATATGCACTGAGAGAATCTCATGCGCATCAAAAGGCAGGATGGGAAACTGCTAACAATGAGGGAAGTGAAGCTCATACTAGTACTGGAGTAAAGGATATGTTGGACACTATATTTGTTTATAAATATAATGAGTCTCATCAATTGCTTCCCCAGACGTTAAATATGACATCATTGATGTAGGCATGGCAATCCTTGTTATCTGACGTATTGAATAATAATATCAATTTCGATACAAGTAACAGTGAAGCTGTTGTAGGAGTGCTGAAAGATTTAATTAATACATAGAATGTTAATGTTTTAGACAATATTGTAGATATTCTAGAAATATTATTTAAACCATAGGCTATTCAAAATTCTAGAGGTAGAATGATAGATTTTATGCGCAATGAGAACCTGTTCTCAGAATAGCATAAGAATATACTATATTCATTCTATAATGAAATTTTGAATAAAGATAATCCTAACTCAAATATATCTATAGAATTAGGAAGAGTAAATGATAACCTAAAATATGGAACTAAATTCTTAGAGACTGTTTCAGATTTATGTGCCATTATCTATAGAAATGTAAATAACAATTATATTGATTGTAATCTACAATCATCGAAATCTTTATTTGCTGTAAAGAAGAAATTTAATTGGGATGCTGACTTATTTGATTCTGTTGAAAGAATTACTTTTAGAAGTAAGACCAGATAGATAAATAAACTTGGGGAAGATAGATTGTCTAAATATAACTATACCTCTGTGCCAGATTAGACTGGTAAGTTTATATCTAAGGTTGAACTTTCGGGAAAGGAAGGAACATTATATACATTTGGATTCAGATACAATCAAGGAGCTTCTAATATGGAGGGACTGTTCTCTACTATGGACAACTTAGAGCTAGAGAACTCTACGGTAAACATAAATGGAAAAGAAGTTCCAATGTTAGATATATTAGCTGGCATAAACCTTAGAGACTTTAGTAATAAAGTTCTTCAAAATAAAGAACTACTAAATGAGTACGAAACGGTTCTAAATAATCTATTAGAAATGTTCGACTATTATCTAGATACTAATTTTCTATCTGATAAAGGGCTAGAAGCGTTATAGGGATATAAGGACAAGTATACTTACGACCCAAAAAATAACTTATTTTCTAAGAATTATCTTAATCATTTCCTAAAATTAGCAATTAGAACTGCCGACATTGATAACTAGGTAAAACTCGCTGGAGATTAGGATATGAAATAGTTTTTGATGGAGAACTCTAAATATACAAGTTTATTTAATAGAGAGTCTAAGAAGCCATCCTCTAACGTCTTTGACATCTAGGCTAATAGAGTTTATTTTAAACCTGTAACTACTAGTGATAAAGCACTTAGCGACTTAGCTAAAAGCTTTGTGGAAGCATCTGGTAGGTCTGTACGCTCTACATCTTTAAATAAGGCTGGTTCAAGTGTCTCTAACTATAGTATATCAAGATTAGGCTCTGAATTAAATAGACGCTTGCATAAATAGCGCCAAGAGGGAGGACCAGCAAACTCTTTATTATTTGTATAGAATCCTAATGCTATAGATATAGACCCAGTAATTGATGGGGAAATAACTACACCCATCGGCGATGTTAAAGCTGTTAGAGATATGTCCTCTTCAGAGTTATTTCAACACGCAATCCTAGATAAGTTCTATAGTTCCTTCTTGAAGACTGGAAGAATATGTTTCCAACCTACTGTATACTCTGATAAGACCAACTTCTTAAATTATATGTCTAATCTATCTATGTTTAGTGATAACATAATGGATCTAATGTCTGATAAGAGTCAAGAATTTGTTGATTTATATAGAAATACTTTCTTCTCTGCCCATAATCAAATTCAAGCTAACGTAGTAACAAAAATGGAAAAACTAATGTCATTTTTGACTACTGAATATGGAGCATAGTTCAGAAAGGAAGGAGATGTATTTACGTCTAACAGACTAGATAATGTTAGAACATTCCTAAGAAATAGAACTGAGAGTGATTTAATTTCTCTTGTCTTTAGTTATAACCAACACAATCTTGAGAAGATAGAGTTAGAGAAAGACAAGGATTACAGAAATAGAAAGAAATTCTGCGACCTTAATGAAATAACAGATTTTTATGCTAAACTATATAATGAGCCAGTTCGTCTAAAGAAATTTCTAAAACAACAGTAGGAACTGTTCCTAGAAAACCTTAGAGAATATGGTGTTAATTTCCGATTGTTTGATTCAACTTAGGAATTGAACTCTTGGATTAATAATAAATTAAATGAGAAGGCTGCTACTTAGACAGTTAGATTATTGTCTGACACTAAACTGCTTCAAGTAAAAGATAGACAAGCTTTTGCTGACAAGTGGATTGATAAAGAAACGGGAGAATTGCTACTATAGAAAGATTCAGAAATGAATCCATTCTTGGAAAAATTCTTCTATATAGAGGGTTTATTTAGTAATAACCTAAGACTAAGTTTATCTGGGACGGAAATAAATCATCCAGATAAGGCAAAGGGGACATTATTTAATAAAATAGTTTCTGCTGTTAATGACATAAAAGGAGCAATTGGAAATCCGATAAAAACTAATGTAGCTAGAAAGGCTTTAGAAAATATACTAAATAATAACAAAATAAGCTTTAGTTCTCTTGATAATTTTATCGAAGAGTTTTCTTCAATGAGAGCTATAAATGATTTAGATGGAAAGCCTAATATGTAGGATATATATGATAAAACTATCATAGAAATTATAAATACTGCATAGGGAACTCAATTTAAACGTAATGTTATTATTCCAGCTACTTTGTAGCATCCTCTTACTGGTTTAATAAATGGTGTTGCTAGTAAGGTTAATGCTGCTGTTGCATATGATATGTCAGCACCGGTCAATAACCTAAGAGAATCTGATGAAATAGATTCTTAGGATGGTAGTTCAACTATGTCTCCTATTCAAGTTATTTTGGAAAATAATTCTTTGGGAGATTAGAGAGTTGGAACAAACAGAAAGCCTATATGGGACGATTAGACTGGAGACTTAACGTCATTTCTGGCTAAGTTTGCATCATTTGGATAGACTAATGCGATGATGTTACAATCATTATAGTCTAATTCAGCTTAGTATAATATGTTCAAGAAAATGCATAATATACGTTGGAATGGAGCTATAGATTTGACTAAGAACATTAATCAATTCCAGTAGACAGCATATGACTAGGAAGAAGTTTCTAGATGGTTTAGAGAAGCAATTTTAGGAGGAGAAAAATTATTCTATAAGAACCAGCTTGGAGAAATAGTCTAGGTAACTGACTTTGGAAAAGACAATTCTGGATATTTTACCGTAGAGACTATTCTAGGAAAAGGCTCTAATAAGGTATATCATTACTTTAGTGATGATACATCTGAGCATAGTACAGTTGGTGGATAGGGATTCCATACAATAGACAGTCTTTATGAATTGTTTGTTGCTCTTGGAGGTATTAATTGTACTAACGCTAAGGGAGTAACTTCCGAATTTAGTAATTAGGTTTTAACTAACTTTGTAATTAATGTTGGATATAAGGTTAATCCGAAGGTAACTTCTATAAATGATATAGTCCAACCTCTTAAAGATAAGTTTGTAGCATATGTATTTAATAACTCTGCAGTAAAGAATGGTGCTAAGAACATAAATAGTAAAGATGTATGGACTAATAATGTCCCTCTTAATACTTTCTAGTTGAATATATAGGGGTTAGGTATTCAACTTAATGCTGACCATGATGTAGTTGACTCGGAATTAACAGAGTTCTCTCAGGTAGTTGCGGCTTGTGCGGCATATGGAAAGGATTATAAGTCTGTAAATGAGATTTACTACGGATTGGCTGAATCAGCATTCTAGGCTTCTGAGTAGGAATTAACTAATATACAAAGATACTTCAAAGATTACGCTGAGGACCCAAGTAAAGCTAAATACTAGTTGTATAAGATAGTTGGAAAACTTATAGTATAGTCCAAGAGTAATAGTGATATGGATTTAACTGAAAAGTTAAAATAGGAAATAAACAAGGAATTTAAGGTTAACAAAGATAACTCATCTTCTGGTTTAAAGATTCCTTTTAGCGATCCTAGTATCTATACACAATTTATTACTAATATTACTTCTGTAATTAATTCCAAGTCTATTAAGCGTAAACACCCTGGGTCTGGATATGTTATGGCGCCAGGCTATAATGTAGTTCAATACTTTCAATGGTTTGACCCAAAAACTAAAACATATAGGAAGTATCTTTTTGAGGATGTTTTAAAGAGAGCTAGAAACGACTTTAAAGGAAAATTAAGAAGTGAGTTAGAAGCATGGTGTGCCAAAAATGGGGTTGACCCAAACAAATATGGAGAACGTAAAAGAAGAATTTCAAGTTTTGACCTAGCTACACTAATTTAGGAGTCTTCTGATAAGATAGACACTTCTCTTATTCCTTATTTAGGTATAACATCTTAGGACACGACTGAGTATAATAGACAGCTTGTAAATATGTTTCTAGCTTCTAAACAAGAGGCAGAGCAAGTAAGGGATAAGTCTTGGTTTATGCCTACTGATATTGTTAATATTATCAAAAATGATGGAACTGTAATATCTCACGATTTATCTGATATGGCTGATTTCTTTAAATTCAAAAATGGAATATTTGACATAGAGGACGAATACAATGTAAAAATTAATCAAAAGGGTAACAAGTTTACTATTACATTAAATGAAGATAAAAATTCATCATTTGTTATCGAGAAAGAGACAGATTCAGATAAATGGAACATTCATTTTAAGACGGGGGGAAGAGATTCTAATCTATAGAGAAGAACTCCGTGGGTAGGAGCTAAAGAAGATTAGAAAATTAGACTATTCAATGCTGCTTTATAGGTCTTACCTAATGGGGCTATCTTACGTTTATCTCCAACTACTCAGGAATAGTTGGATACAAAAATAGGGGGCCTAACTAAGGGAAGTATAGTAGGATATTAGAGCATAATAGAAAATGAACAAAGGCACTCTGGAGTTAACTTAGAAGTTGTTTCTGAACCCTATACTGTTTCATATTTTGATAAAAGCAACCAAGTAAAATCTGCTTAGGTTAGAGAGTATAAGAAAATCTCTAATACTAGTAAACATACTTACAAATTAAACATAACAAAGCCTAATAATCTTAAACCATCTCTTCTAAGATGGCAATATGTAGACCCTACTGATGGGGTTACTAAGTATATGACTATATATGACCATCCAATTATTAGAGGTTCTTGGAACTTACCAAAATCTGAAAGACCAAAACAAACCCAAATACAGGATGTTTTAGACTTATTAGATGAAGGAAAGTTTGAACTTAATGGATAGACATTAGATATAGTTCCAGGAAGTCTTGAAAACACCGAAGCTGAAATAGTTCTTGGTAATATGTATAAAGACATCTTCCAGACTGGAGATGCTACATTAGCAGATATTATGGACTAGGGAGAGAATTTCTTCAGAAAACAGACTGAGGTTCCAAAGATTCCCGCTGGATTTTATAATCTTGCATTTGTTAAGAATAATGGTCAACATACTTTAGTTTCGTTTAGTAATCTAATAGAAACTCTTAATATATACGAAGACCCGTTTGATTATACTTAGGAGTATATAAACGATAATAACGAAATTTATACTCACTAGGATGGGATAAAGATTGGAAAATATATACAATCTTCTTGGAAATATTCAGATGGTAAGGTTTTAGACTAGAACAATCAAGAGATAGACAAGTCTCGCTATAGACTTATTCAAGATGAGAATGGAAACGTGGAGAATGTATTGTAGAGAATAGATTATGTCAAAAGATACAAATATACTAAATCGGAATTAGTTAATGGAGAGTAGTAGTTAATTAACTATACTTTATACAAGATAGCCCCCGTTTAGGACATAAGAAATGCTTTAGACAAAAAAAGCAAAGACTAGGATGTATTAAATTCAGATGCTTTCCACCAAATCTCTTCTATACTTAATAACATTTATTCTCAGGATAAGTATATAGACATATAGGTTAATACTGGTATAGAATTAAACCCAGATCTTAGGAGAACCATCGCCAATAGTCTTGTAGACTTCGGAAACGATACAAAATATGATAAGGAATCTAATAAAAGAGTCTTAATGACTCCAGAGGAAATTTAGAAACTTCCAAGATTCTAGTAGCATATGATTGAGTTACGAAATGCTCTAATTGGAAATAATTTCTAGGAATAGTACAGGTAGATAAGAACGTCTTACTATGAATATCTCCAGTAGTACAAGAAGCAATATTCATCGTTCTTAACATCTCTTCATTTCATCTCTTCTCGTATCCCAGCACAGTCATTGCAATCATTCATGCCCATGACTTGTGTAGGATGGACTGCTGATACCTCTAATACTGCTTATGTTTCCTATATTTAGACATATTTGTAGGGTTCTGACTACGATATTGATAAAGCTTATGTTATGGGACAATCGTTTAGTGATGATGCTATGTATATAGGCTGGAGTCCATTATTCAATTATTCTTCTGAGCAAATGGTTGATGCTAGTAAAACTCTTCCATTACCAAGAGGAAATAAATTAATTGTGGTGGAAGGAGAGCAATATTCTATAGAAAACGAACTTAATAGTATATTATCTTCATCTGGTCCGGAAAGACTTAGAAAAATGGCTAACTTGATATATAAGATAGACAGTAATAATGGAAGATATAATTACATAGTTGGAGAGAATGCTGATTAGAAGTAGAAGATTATAGAGCAGATTCAGAAACATGAAAACTATAAAGTAAGCTATAGATAGAGAGAGTAGGCATACAAAAATGTAGCCAGTGCTAATATTAGAAATGTTGTTCATAACATTAGAAATAGAGACTAGGCATATTCTCCTATTACAATGAGGGACTTGCAGAAAGAGGCTGACAAATCTCCAAAGGGAGCTAAAACTAAGTAGTTAAATATGATGAATCCGCTTACCAAATACGTAATGCAAAACCAGAACTTGGTTGGTAAAAACGTAATTGGTATAGCCGCTAATGGTGAAAAAGACTGGTTTAACCTTACTTACTACTATCATAATGTATTAAGAAATGGAAATCAGAAAGATAGATTCTTCCTAAAGATGAGTCACTCATACAGTAGATTATCTGGGCGTGCTACTGACCAACTAATGAACGTGGTTGTAAAACACATTCCAGACTTGTGGAATGCTTCTCCAGAGCTATCTTAGAAAATTAAGGAAGAATTTTATGCTACATATGATGGTTAGATAGACATGGATGATAAATATGTAGACTAGTTAATTTCTCAGATTCTTTCAGCAGCAACCGATAATGCTAAAGAGTTAATTCTAGCTAAAATTAATGCTGGTACTAACTTGGCTAAATATCATCTACACCTAGTTATGATGGGATTCAATCTTAAGGATATTGTAGCATTTATGACTAGTCCTGTAGTGGAGTTGATAGATAAGTATAGTAGAAACGATTTATATAAAAATCAAACAAGTTCTGTAACTAACGCTATTAAGACTCTAAATGGAGACATAGACTTGTCTAAATTAATAGTTAATCCCTAGGATAACCTTTCTCCAGAGGAAAGAATAGAAGCTATGGAATCTCAGATGGAAGCTATGGAAGCTGAGGCAGATATGATGATGGAATTAATGGCGGAAGGTCGTACCCCGAGAAGAGTAAATAATGAGTATTCTTGGGTAATTAAAGAACTTGGTTCTATGTATAAGACAGCATAGGCTAGGTCTCTTAAAGATTTTGTATAGAAATATATTAAAGCTAAGACCGAACCCTTATCTGCCAATAGTCCAGAATTTATGGTAGCCTTGTCAAACTATGAGTTGCCAGTAACTTCTAATATGAATACTAATTATGTGTTTAGATACATAGATTAGATTGTAAATGATATAAGATCTCAAATAGAAGACTATAATAGGATTCATCCGAATAGTAACTATTCTATGTTGGACTTTAAGCTCGACTTGAATGAATTTTAGAGAATAACAGATGAAGCGAACGAGACTTCTACATTGGCTTCTGTGTGGTTGAAACTGAATTAGGGTATTCCACAAACAGATATGGACTTGATTAAACTAATCAAGAGGATGTATGCCACTGTATCTACTAGAGAAAGAAGAATGGGTATAAAGAAACCTGTAGATTCTAACAAGTAGAAATTTGTTAATTTGTCCGATGAAGAAGATATAGTTACTGGAAATTCTGGTACCAAATAGGAACTTTTACAGTATCTAGAAAAATATTCTATGTTGCCAACTGTTCCAGAAGCCTCTAAGAATAAGACAGAAAGTGGTCTAATAAAAACTATAAAGAGTATCTAGGGAAACAACCCAGAGTTATCTCTTGCCGAAATAGTTTCAATATTAGAGGATGCAGTTAGGACAGACTTGTATGGAAATTTTGATTTATATAAATTCTTGAATGATGAGAAAGTAGTACTTCCTCAAAGTTCTAGAACTATCTATAACACTAGACAGGGAGACCTTGTTTCATATAGAGAGCTTGCTGCTACATATTATAACTTAGTTAAATCTAGTTGGAATATTCTTGATATGGTCAACCGTATTCCACATTACAAAATGAATCTAGATTTATTAAATTATACTCTATAGCAAAGACATCTATTTGCAAATAAGTCTAAAATAGTAGACCAGTTAATTTCTTTAGGAGAACTATCCTATAGTGCTTTATCCGATAGAGATTATAAAAACATCATACAGTATGCCGATAAGATATTGATAACATCATATTTCTTATCTAAAGAAGAACCTATAGATATATCTAAGGTAGATGATACGAAAGTATACGATTCTAATTATGACTTAGTTAGGTCAGATGAATTATATCTAAATTCTCTTAATGGAATTGATTCGCTAAAGAACTTTGTAGAAAATAACTTCTTTGAGTGGTTGAGGAATACTTATCCAGATAATTTCCTGGTTAAAGAATTAGTATAGAGTTCTAATAGAGGAAAGAGTATGTTAAGAACAGCCCTTAATCTATTTGAAATTGATTAGAGTCTGACTAACAAGTAGACCTATAATAGATACCTGATAGGTATTCAAGAGCTGGCTAATGAAAAATTTGATTAGAATCACTCAGTAGCTGACATACTGATGTTATATAACCTAGCGGTAAACGGAACTAGATTGGGAGGAAAATACATGACTGGTATATTTAGAGATTAGGTCAGAGAAGGTAATGTTCTGTATGACTATTATAAATTCATGTCTGAACAAGATTATAATGACGACTTTAAATATATTATGCCAACTAAGAGAGACTTCTTAATTGCTATGGCTCCTACTGTATATTCTACTTATGCATTAAATTATAGGACAGAGCCTTATGTTAAAGTTCTTAATCCAGCTCATGGATATGACGTGTATAAAAGATACTATGATAGGTCTGATTATACTTGGAAGTACGACATGAGTAAACCAGAATCTCTATTATAGTTAGACCACCTAGGTTTAACATAGGGAGAGATAGACGAAAGAACTTATAATTATGCACAGAATTCTCTAGTAATGTTCCCAGAACTTCATAAGAGATTAAGAGAAAATTCTATATTCTCTGGAAACGGAGAAACGAATATGAAAGACAAGGTGTTATAGTTAGCACAATACATTAGATAGAACAGGTTGCTTATTTACAAACTATGTTAATATGGAATGTGATGTAATTCTTGAGATAGGAGGGAAAAGTAATTTTAAAATTGATAGAGGGTCTAGTGAAAAGGAGCTAGACTCTCTTCAAGATATTGTGGAGTACTTAGACACCCTTCCTGAACATAAAATAAAACAGTTAATTTACGACTTGTAGACATCCTCTACAAGAGTGAAAAACTCTCAAAAATACTTCTTGGACAAACAGCTAATAGGGAACTGTTCTTTCGAGAATTTGAAACTTCGTTATCCAGAGGAAACGGAATTGATTAAAGATATTGAGAAACCCTATATAATTACTCTAGTAGATAAAGCATATTCTAACGGAGATATGCTTAAAGGGAGGGTTGTAGTAAACGGAGTAGTTAGTTATATATTTAGAAATAAGTTTGATGTTCAGAATTTTGCTGAAACAGAGCATAAGAAACATCTTGCCGAACAAATTATAGCTGACAATGATATTACTGACTAGTATCTGTCAGAAAAGTATAAGGATAAACTGAATATTATTAGGGATAACTATAAGAAGAACTTAGAGAGAATTACTAAGGAAGTAGATTCTACTCCGTCTGAGTAGTTTACCATCAAACATCTTATTTTAGACTATCTTAATAATAGTAGTGACTATACTAAGTTAATAAAAGTAGGAGACTAGATTATTGATTCTGGTTCTGTATTAAATGATTTCTGTAGAGAACTTAATAAGTAGTAGGTAATAAATGAAGATTCTGAATCCGACTTAGCTAGATACTTAAGAAGACTACACTGGAAAAGAGAGTCGTTTGGAAAATCTGAATTATATAAAGGGTTAGCTACTTACATTCCAGAATTTTCGCAAGAAGTTAGTGAGTAGTAGTTCATAAATCTAGATTAGGATGGAATGGAAAGTTTACTTCAAAAATACTTTAAGAATGATATTATTCTATCTAACTATCATGTAGAATCAGTTGGCAAATCTGTTCCTCAAACTATAAGACTTACCAAGTCTTAGGTAAAAAAATTGTTTGAAAATACTTTAGCTCTTAAGAATACGGAGAGAAAGGCTTTAGGAGAATTGGAATTATCTAACAGTTATGAGGACAATATATCATCCTTAGAGGATGCACAAGCCTTCTTTCAAGGTCACTTAAATATGGATATAGATGGAGAGATATATACTCTAAATATTTCTAAAGATAAGGACTAGATAGTGTATAGTTATAGAGGTAAGAAGCTCACAAACGATGATAAGGTTAAGTTAAAAAGGAAAGGAAGAGTCCTAAAAGATGAATTTAATTTTGGATATGACACAATGAATATATTTACTCCAGTAAATGAAGATGGAGTAGATAACGGATACTATAAAGGATACTATATATATAATCATCTAAACGAGGCTGGGGATAATATATTTATAGTAAGTAACAGTGTTATTAGTCCAAATCTATATGATCCGGCAAAGTTTAAATCATTGAAGGATGCTAAGTTAGCAGTAGAAGGATTTAACCGCTCAGCTAATGTATCAAAACAAACTAAAGTGGGATTAAAGCAAATATTAGGAAGTTCTGATGGAAAAAGATATGTTAACCTAGAATTTCCGACTAATGTTGGCTAGACCATAAACTCTATAGCCTATCCAATAGGCCCAAAAACTAAATTATTTGCTCAGGAGCATAATTTAATTACCACAAAGAAGCCCTCAGAAATCCAAGCCTTTTATAAATAGAGAGGTATAGATATTTCATCGTTAGACCTTCCTGAAAAAATAGGAATCTTTCTATATGCAATGACAGAAAATGGATATTCTATCAATGCTATGTAGGGAAAGACCTTAGAAGATTCTGACTATGCCAATATAAGAAAAATCATATTTGATATAAATAATGCTCCAATTAAATAGTATCTAGTAGAAAGAAGTAATAAGAATGGTGAGGGTAATTATACAACCTATATAAAATCCTTATCTGATTCTGGAATCACTATAAATTCTACTGGAGTAGACTTGGCAGGAAATCCTCCGACGTAGAGTCTTACGAGTACACTATTTAATTTAAAAGATACTCTTGAGAACACACTTTTCAAAGATACTCCAATTAAGATAGTTATTACAGATAATGAATAGCTAGCGCAACTTCAGGACTAGAACGGAAATAGAATATTCCACGATGGTACTGATGGGGTGAGGGCTTTTATCTATGACAATAATCTCTACATAAATCAGAGTAATGCTAGTATTAATGACCTTCTTCATGAAACTTTCCACATTGTACTAGGAGCCATAAAAGCTCAGGATATGAATGAAGGTACTAGAAATTATGAAAACATTTTGAATTTCTATGATAAAAAAGTATCTTAGATGACTAAGAATAGAGTTAATGACCTCTATAGAAACTTAGCATATATAGATAGAATGGAAGAGGGTGTCGTTAGACACTTAGCTAGATAGGTTGAAAATGGTGATGTGTTTTACTATAGTGATAGAACTAATGAAGCGATTGATTTGTTTAGATAGCAATTTCTAAACATAAGACAAAATATTAGAAAAAATATTAAACTTGATTTGGATTCCGATTTGGGTTTCCAGTCAAGCATAAATACTCTAGTATCATCATAGGTAGGACAAATGTAGAAAAACCGTATCATTTCAAACCTTATAGAGAAAGGAATTGAGAAAGGTTTAATATTAGAAAACTGTAAATGAAAGATTGTAATTACACATTAGTTGGAAAAAGGCAGTATAACCACTCTTATGACGAATTAATTAAAATCTTGAAAAGAAGTCCGCAGCTTGCATATGACATTCTTTATTCTAAAGATTATAATCGTTAGACAAGAGTGGTTGACAAACTGTCAGAATTAAAGGAATAGGGGAAACGCAAGTTTAGAAAGGAATTTTCTGACAGGGTAGATGTTATAAATGGATGTGCAGAAATAAACGCATCTGGATACACAACTCAATCATTTATTGATTCTGGGTTATATGTTGACCAGTATGGAAAACAAATAATGCCGGTTTTATAGGTAGATGATTATATTGAAAGAATGAAATCTCTATATGAATAGAAGGGATTAACTAAAGATTAGGTCGATTAGCACATCTCTATTTTGAAAAATAGCTGGAAAAGAATAGCAGAAGATGGTAGAGATTTACATAAAATTATCTTGAAGCAAGGTAAGGAAACCTCTTACTCCTAGACTGAGGATAATACTAAGGGCACTTCATTTGAGCATCTAAGTGACGTTATACATGACTAGGTTTATGATGATATATTTAGTTAGGTATACTTAGGAAACGGAAAAGAATCTAGAGAACTTGGGGACGACTCTTCTCCAGTTATTCTCAAGAATCTAAATCTCTCTGCCAAATTAATAGGAAGAGACGAAACTATTACTGGACATATTGATTATATTGTAGTTAAACCAAATGGTTCTGTAGAAGTATTCAACATAAAAAGTTCACACGAATCTCCCGCATTTTGGGATTAGGCGAAGAAAGAAAAATATAGAAATGAGTTTGCTTTATTATCTAGAATACTTTAGTATAATGGAATTAATACTAACGATATTAGATTTAATGTTATTCCAGTGACACTTGGATATGATGATTAGTTTCAGAACATAAAAGAGATTACTGTTAATAGAGCAGAGTGCTATAGTCATAATAGAGGTGCATTTATAATGCAAGAATCTATGAAATTAGCTCAAAGGTTCATAGCATCTAATGCAGAAACTATTACAATAAATGACTCTTCAATAGATACCGTAAATAAGCAATTAAGTGCGGTATTTCCAAAAAGAGATATAAAAGCTGATGGAATAACATCTACTATTGAAGAATATATTGATAAAAACTGGACATATTGGACTCAAGGAGAGCAGCCAGATACTGGTTGGAACCTCACTATAGATGGAGTGATCTATCATGTAAATAGTTCTGAAGTTAAGAGTAAGAATAAGGAAGTAATAGAAATCATTAAGCAAAACCAGGATAAACTTCTAAATGTAGATAATGGAAAACTGAGTGCTAGAGGTATAGTGAATTAGATAGGAGAATTTAGAAGATTCGGTTTTCCAAAATTTGACAATGACTATTTAGATTAGCTGTTTAGTCCATACTTTGAACATTCTGTTGTGAAGGTAAACGGGAAAGATAAATACAATTATCTGTGGGAAGTAGTTAAAAATGATACACTAGATAATTGCAATATCATTATGTTCAAAAATACTCTTACTGGATAGGTCAATGTAGTTACTCTTTCTGGTTTAAACTTAGACTAGAAACACTCTTTCGAGGGCAGGGATAATATATTAGGTTTCCATTTGAATGATTTATAGGCTACTGACAATCAAGGTAGAGAATTGATGAAAGCCACATATGGAAATATAGAGACGATGAGAACAATGTTCTTGTTGAACGAGATAATACCGCAATTAGGTTCTGATATTAAGTTGGGGGACTTAATAGTAGTTGGTGGGCTGGGTGGAAAAATATAGAGTCAATAGTATCCAATACAGTTAGTTGTCTCAAATTTCGTTAAAGCTCAGGAAGTTTTGAATAAGAAAGAACCAAATCTTAAAATTAACAATAACTTTTCTACTGTGGAGCATATCTCTCCAGTATCATTATTGATAAATGAATTTTGGGATATTTTACATGAATCCCCTAATTTGGGAAAAACAGATTTCAATTCTTTAAAGGAATTAATTTCTGGGTCTGATACAGACGGATTGTAGCATCTATTAAATGGGACTACAATAGACTCCTTGGCATCGGCTGAAACTACTGAAATATAGATTTAGAGACTAGAGGAACTGATTAAGAAGCTAAATACTATCATGTCTAATTAGCATATGTCTGTATCTCCAGATACTATCATAAAGTATGCTACTGGAAAAGCTAAACTAGCCAATCCAGAAAGAAATGAACTAGTTACTGGATGCTGTAAACTGTTACTCAATGCTTCTATAGCTTTAGATAGATTGTCTGGAGTTATCAGAATATCAGAGGGTGATTTATCAGAGATGGAACGACTACTTGCAAGACCTCAAAATATATCCAATTCATAGGTTAGAATTATTAGTAAGTTATTGCAAGATGCTATCCACAATATTTCTAATAAACTAGAACCTCAAATATCAGATTTTAATTTAGCCTGTCTAGAATATTACGAAGCTAAGGGATATGGAAAAACTCGAAATGCTTTGATAGGAGATTAGGTTAAAGTTTTCAGACACTTGTATAAAGAAAAGGATGGGGAGTTATTCTTCAAGAATCCATATGATAATTCTGAAGATTTGGATGAGGATGATAGAAAGTTCCTAAAGAAAGCATTATTTGAAATAAATAAACTAAGATTTAAGGATAATAACTTTTCATATAAATCTGAAGATGATAAATCTCTATTATCGTTTATAAAAAATAATCCCCAATACTTATGGGTACCATTGGAAAAAGCTTCTTCATCTACTAGATGGAGTAATCCAGGCAAGTACTTTGAAGACTTTAAAAGAAGAGTTAGAGGGTACTGCAAAAATCCAACATTATTCTTTAAGGAAATGTATGAAGATATTCTAACAGATTAGGAAGAATCCTAGATTAATTAGGATATAGAGGATATGTAGGCTTATAATAGATTTAGAGCTTCAGAAACTACAAAAGGTAGACAAAGATTGCTAACCAGATACGGAAAGGATTATTTTGAAACCAACCTATAGAATCTTGTGATAGATTATTCATATAAGAGTCTTCAAGAAGAAGAAATGAATAAAATGTTAACTAGGGCTAAAGGTATTCTTCTGTAGTTAAAGTTAACTGGAATTAGAGAAGATGATTAGGAAAAATTTGCTAAGACTATTAAGCATATTGATGACTACATTAAGACAGCAGTATTTAATAGGAGCATAATGGAAGAAAGCTCCAAGAAAATTATTGCTAGGTTGCAGCCTCTCAGAAAAGCAGTATCTACAGCATATATTGCAGCTAGCCCTGTTGCGGCTATCCGAGACGTTTTTGGAGGTTTCTTATCTAATGTTGTTAGAACAATGACGAAATATAGAACCGACATAGACGCTAAAGATGTTATGTGGGCGTATCAATTTGTGTTAAGATAGGGAGTCCATTCTGCCATGAGTATAGACTTACTAGATAAATTAAATAGTAAGTATCTTATTTCTAATATCAATATAGAATAGCAGTAGGAAGGTTATAAAACTAACAGAGGAGGTATAACAAATGCTGGAAATTGGATGTATGCCACTCTTAGAAAACCTGACTTTTTAAATAGAATGGTTTTATTCATGGGGAAACTAAAGCATGATGGTTCCCATAATGCTTATTCCATTGTGGATGGAAAACTAGTATATAACTGGAGAATGGATAAAAGATTTAATTTATTAGCTTCAAATGATAAGAGTGATATGGAAGCCTACAATAAGTAGAAAGCTCTGTACTTGAGCTAGATTATGAAGTTTAATGAAGAGAATCCAGAAGCAAATCTTCCTGTCAGTCTTGATACTAATTTACCAGACGGTTATACCTAGAACTAGATTGATGAAATCAAGAATTTAGGAGATACCATATACGGTTCATATAACCGAAGCACAAAGGCTATGTATGAAAATCTTGCTATAGGTTCACAGTTTGGAGTATTCTCTACTTGGATGAACGGTATATATGATGTATATCTAGGATAGAGAAGAGAATCTTCTTATGAAACTTAGAAAGTCTAGAAAGAGGACGAGAACGGAAATAAACTCTGGATAGATGATAACGGAAATGTTACCACAGAGAATACAGGAGTTCCATATTTAACTGATGTTCCATTAGTTGTATAGGGAGTATTAAGAACTTTACAAGATACGGTCTCGGAACTTTATCACGGTAGAGGATGGGAAGGAATAAAGTAGAATATTCTTAGCAACCCGATGTAGATGAGGAACTGGAGAAGAATACTGTCGGATGCTCTAGTAGCCATGTTATTGTATTGGTTATTTGAGGAATTAATCAATCCTGCATATAAGGAGCACAAGAAGACTGGAGATGGAAAGGATGTTCTAACTAATGCTGCTATTGAACTACTATATAAAGGTAGCTCTAGTAGTTTTGAAGAGTTTAAGGGACCTTTTCCAATATTAGACTATGTAATGAATAATACTAGTCCCGCATCTGTTAAGTGGGGAGCTAAAGTCTATAATGACATTGTAGGATTCCTGTTCGGAGATACTACATTTGGAGAGTTAGTTACAAAATCTCAAGCATTACCACGTTCTCTATAGGATACATATAAAATGTATAAAAGAGATACTATAAATGGTATTGGAGAAGAATAAAAAAAAATAAGGGAATATAGGAAGGCATAATCGCCAACCTATATTCCCTTTATTATTTACCACGTACCGTAATCAGTTATGTTAGTGCGTTCTTTACATACATTACATTGTACAGTTTTACCTAGTCCTATTCCAGTATGAGTAAATATTATTGAACATCCGCACGCTTTTATTCCCTTGTGCAGTTCATAGTGCTCCTTTTGGAATTTAGCATAAGCCTCTGTTTCCTTTTCATTTAGACTGTAAGTTATGGTAGGTTTAGGAACAGAAATTGTTCCTATACTCCATCCTTTTGCCTCATATACTGGTTTCTGAGCTTGTTTATCCTCTTCTAGTTGTCTAATTCTTTCTCTACAGATGTGAATAATTTTCTCATAGTCCATTATTCTAGCATCCTCTTTAGATTTTCCAGGCTCTTCTTTAATTCTCAAAACCCTTTTAACTATATCAGCATCCCACGGATTGAGATTGTATTCTCTCCATATATCCCAAGGCTGGATTTTGTGCTTACTGTAATCAGAGTTTCCTACATTATACTCCCTAACACCTTTATTCGTCTCCATTAACAACTTCGATTTTATATTCAAGTTCCATAGAATCTCTTAATGTATCCAAATCATCTACAAATATGATAACATCTCCAGAGTCTACAAAATCTCTTAATACGTCTATAAAATCAAACTCATCAAGTTCGTCGTCACATTCTTTAGCATAAGCTACTCCAGTTCTACTTAGTAATACTCTATACATATTAATTATTGTTTACGATTTGCATAATAGTTCCGAGAGATACGGCACCAATGGTTCTCTTAACTTCTTCATCTCTGTCATTGTAGTAAATCAACACAGGCACATTTCTTATGCCTTTAGAGTTTGCCAATTCTTCCTCTTCATCTACATCATGCTTTACTATCTCTATCCCAGAGATTTGTTCAAGAGTTCTGTCTAATACCTTGCATGGTCCACACCATGATGCTCCAAATTTTTCAATTCTTGTTACCATTCTTATTAAATATGAAAATCAATTACAGAAATTTCTACATCATCTTCTACTGATTCCAGATAATCTAAAAACTCTTTTCTCCAAACATCTTCATCTTTGTCATTGGTAGTCATAGCCCACCAACCCATACTAGCAGACTCATGCCAATCTCCGTCCTCTGTTACAAAACAGAATGGAATTCTATCTTTTTCCAACATAGCATCCCAGTCTACCTCTTCTTTGGTAGCAAAGATGGCATTGAGGGGTTCTCCGTCTTCTCCTTTTTCCTTAAGAAGTAACCATGCTCCCCATCTACCTCCTTCACAATACCAATCCCACTTAGAGTCAGGATTATATGTAGACATCAAGTTCTCTTCGTCATCAATTTCATATCCCCAGTTCTTAGCTTCTTCCCAGGCATCTTCATATGAGATAAACAACCCTTTCTCTATGATTTTATTAGCTCTTTCAAGCTGTTCCTTTTCCCATTCGGTGGTAGGATTCTTATACTTATCTGCTAGCTTAATGGCATACTCATAGTTATCAGCGTGTCTGGTTTTAACCTCATCAATGGCTTCATCCTTTGTATATCTAACATATTGTTCTACCTCCATGTTTTCATCATAGGGTTCTAACAATGTTTCAACATTACTTCCGAATACTAGTCCTACAAAATGGCTCATACTATATATTTTTTAACAATTTCTGAAATCATCTTACCGTCTGCTTGAGGAAATTCTGATTTCAAATATTTAATCGCATTTCCCATTTCTTTCTTTGGAATTTGGAAACTAACCATATCTATTGAATTTTCTTCATTATAGAAATCTTCAATAAAGCCTTTTCCCTCACACCATATTTGTAATGCAGAATGTATGTCTGGCTCATTTACAGGCTCAGGAAGCAACTTTTTTAGTACTTCCAATTCATCCCTATATTCAGTTGCCAAGTCCTCTCTACCAGCCTCTATAAAGCTAGAAATACTGTCCTCTAATTTCTTACACATTTTAGAAATAAGCTGTATCTCAGCTGCTTCATCATAAGGTTTAGCATTTTTAGCAGTTTGTAGAATCTGAATTTCTGCCTTCAGATTCTTATATGCACGAAGTTCTACTTGATTTTTAGACTTCATTGCTTTAGCTATACATTCGTTTATATTTATCATTTTAAATTATTTAATCCTTCTTCTAAAACTCCATTTAACCAAGTGCCTCCATTGTAAAATTGGGCAATGTACTTGTAAGTTCCATCTCCATTACTTCTAACGTCAACCAAATAGGAAGTGTCTTCTGGATATTGAGTATCATCACATTTATACAGTTCTCCGTTTAACACTTTATAAGTATCATCTACATCCATTAAGGTTTCAGCATATGTATCTCCTTCATAAGCAATCTCATAACCATATTTCTTACAAAGATACTCACAATATTCTTCTACTGTAAGTCCTTTTGTATTAATTTTAGTTAAAGTTCCTGTATGTAATTCAACACAACTCATATTTCTAGAGTATAATTAGAAATCCAATCTCCACAACATTCACAATGTCCTAAGTCTTTATATTCTCCTAGATGCTCAATAAGAGACATCCATACATCCTGAAGAGTAGCTATATCGGTTTCTCTATCTAGCATGGCTCGTATAGATACTTTTATCTCTTCCGGAGTCATGTATGCAGTCTCTTTTCCATCAACGGTAAGGGATGTGCAAATACATCCGTCAGTATATTCTATTTTCATAATTAATTTATTACCTATTATAATCCAAAGTCTTAACCAAATACTTGATTGCTTCTAACTGTCCATATGTTAAGGATATCAGTTTGTCATTTAAACAAATATCCCAACCTTCTCCATTTGCCCATTCTGTTACTTCTATAAAGTCTGAATCCTTCGCCAGATGGTCATACTTTTTTAATTCGTCGCTTACAGCTTTTCTTTCATGAATTTCCATATCAAATAATTATTTTAAAATATACAGAAGTCTTCCAGGTTCTCCAACCTAGAAATTTAGTAGGAACCCAGTTAGGTTTTCCTATTAAATCTCTAAGTTCTAATGGAGTCAAATCAAATTCCATCCCTTGAACATCATCTGGAGACAGTCCTATCCAAACTTTCATTCTTCTGAGATTCTATTTTTTCTTTAACTTCCCTATATGATATTGGGGTAAAATTATTATTATCAACTCCGACATCATACTGAGTCGGTAATAATACCCTAAGTCTAGAAATATCCAAACCATCAGCTTGTGGTCCGGAGTGAACATGGCCAAACAGTTGCCATACTCCTCTATATGACCCTCCATAACACAGAAATGGATAATGGTTTAAGTAGATAGAATTATCCTCAATTTCTATCTGCAGCTGAGGTACTACCATATCAAAATATAACATATATCCCTGTCTAAGATTCTTTCTGTCATGATTGCCTATAATGAGGTTTATATGACCATTTAGACGAGGGATGATGCTATTCCATACACTACTTCCACCAAAGGCAAAATCTCCCAGATGGAAGACCGTATCGTCCTTAGAAACCACCTTATTCCAATTTTCTATCAGAACTTCGTTCATTTCTTCTACATTTTGAAAAGGTCTATTACAAAACCTAATTATATTGGCGTGTCCGAAATGAGTATCTGAGGTAAAAAATGTATGGTCTGGACTATACTTAATCTTCTTTTCGCTCATTCTCTTCTAGTTTTTCAGCAGTTATATTATACCCAGTTTTCATCCAACAATAAAACTTAGATGAAACCATTTTTCTAAATTCAAAGTAAAACATCTCTTCTCTAGCTAATATAGGAAATAGGGTATGCGTTACTGCCAAGATTGAAACATTAAATTTCTTATGCAAGTTCCTGTACATATTAGACATTCCTACTTGGCGAGATAGATCGAATCCCTTGTCAACTTCATCAAACACTAATAGAGTTTTCTCATCCCAATGTTCCTTGTTTTCTTCTAACCATTTACTTAACATCGCTAGACCTCTCTGACCTGTAGACATACGTTTGGTTTGGAATCCTCCGTTCTCAAGTAAGGCTTCTGCTGAAGCACTATTATTAAGACTCGTTGGGTCATCAAATTCGGCACTAATGAAATAAAACCTAGTAAAGTCAGTACTTATTTCAACCTTATTTTTGAATCCTCTAATATCACAATATCCAAGCTTAGTCTGATACACAGCGTTTGGGTCATCTTTGCTGTTATCACATTGATAATCTCTTATAATATTAACGAGAGTTGATTTTCCACACCCGTTATCTCCAACAATCAGAATCTCTGGATGTTTACTAAAATCGAAATTAAATTCATCACCTTGCTTGAGGGTTCGAAAATCCTCAAGCATTTTTATATTAAGGTACATATTAAGAAATCAAATCTTTAAGTTTAGAGATATACTTACTATTATCCTCAGCTACTTGCTGGTTAAACTCAATTTGAGTTTGGATAGAAGCAATCTCATTTTGTTTAACTTTAATGTCTTCAGCTATAGCTGCATTTAGAGCCATAGCCTGGTCATAAGAGGTCTTGAAAATATTCTTTACTTCTGCTAACTGTTCAGCAAATGATTTTATTTGTTTTTTGCTACCGAAAATACTTGAAATGTTCATAATATTAATTTTTACTTATTTATAAAATTGGTTTCTACTTCCCATTCGAAAAAGCTAGAGTCTAAGTTCTCATAACTTTTTCTTGGACTATTTGCGTAAATGCCTTTTAACTGTTCAGTCATCATATTTATCATTTCAGCATAGTCCATATATCTTCTTATTTTGGCAGCTTTACGAGTCCATTTAGAATTTCTTCCTACAGTATATACCGCTCCATACCTAAGACATCTTCCACATACTCTTGGATATAGGAAGGTATACTTAAGAGCCTTCTTTATTTTTCTGGGTATCCTTTTATTCTCCATGATATGTGAAGCCATAAGCTGCTCCATATAAGTCCCACAAAGTTTCTTCCTCCAAGTCTCTAGAACTCCACTCTAAATCTGGAAGAGAATATTTTACTATAGCAAAATACAAGTCTACAAATTCCTCTTCAGCATAGTCAAATTCATAACACCCAGCTGGTGCACCCCATTCAGCATCTAATTCCCTGACATACTTCTCGTCTATTATTCCTAGTTTTAATAGCTCTTTAGTAAATCTTTCTGGTATCCAATAGTTTGACTGAAAATCTACTCCAACCTCCTTGATAAAATCAAAACCTAGGAGTTTAGTAGTTTCTTTGTATGCTTTGGATATTTCATCTGCTGAATGATTAGCAACTATATGATAGTCTGTTGTACAGGCATGACCATCCCCGCTTGGGTCTCCAAGCGTAAATCCAATATTATACTTCATAATTAACAAGTTCCATATTCTGTTTCTTTATAAAACTCAATCTTTTGTCCATATAGTTTCTGTAATTCCTGATTTATTTCAGTAAACACACTATAAGGCATCTTTTTATTCTGTCTAGCAAAATAGGCAGGATGATACACTTCTATAATTTTGGGACTATTTACAATATACTTCTTAAATGATGATGCTTGATTACCAAATAAGACATATATTATGCCTCCATCCTTGGTGCTTAGGTTGTGAATCAATTTAGCAGTAAATGGCTTCCATATATCAAAATGGTAACCTACTCTACCAACCTCACAAGTAAAGGCAGTATTAATCATTAAAATACCTTGCTTAGCCCACGATTCTAGAGTGTTATCAAAATCTATTCTATTATGAGGAATCTCATAATTTATTGCAGCTTCTTTGACTACCTGTAATGAAGGCGATAGTTTATCTTCTGGAGTGTCTTCAGAATTTCCAAATAATATTCCAGTAGCTACACCCTGTTGAGGGTAAGGGTCTTGCCCCAGAAAGACTACTTTACAGTCTTTCAAAGGACAAGCCCTAAAGGCCTTAAATATGTTAGGAGAGGAGGGACATAAAGTTGTTTTATCTATAGTACTTACCCAAGATAGTATCCTGCGTAGTTCTACAGTATCTATTACATCCATCCAATCTCCAAAGTATTCGCTAGCTTTCATTCACACCATCCTCTTTTTCTAAATTCTGCATGTAGAGGTTCCGCTAATTCTCTAGCTTGTGGGTGAGCGCTTGGAGCATCCCTTAATACAAAGAATCCTTTCCATTGCTCAATAGTACCAGTCATAATTAACTCAGTCTTTAGACTATTAGGAAGAACTGCTCTAGCCTGTTGAGGTTTCCACCCACAATATTGAACTAGGAAATTATAAGTTCTTTCGGCTTCTAGTAGTAAGTCTATAAAATACTCATGCTCAGATAGGTCAGTTCTAATACTGCAAGAAGAATCGTTCTTATCAGTGAATTGCTGTTCTTCGTAGTATAACCAACTAGGGATAATAAAAGTAAGCTCGTTGCCAAACTTATCTTTACTATAATTACAATAACGGGTAGATTCTTGGGCAAAACTAAATACTCTCAATTGTTATATTAAGGTTCTTTATCCTTAACTCTCCTCGTTTCCAAGGAGTATCGGACTATATCATCATCCTTTGCAGGACGCCCAGCACTCGTGTCGATATTATATTCTATAATACTCGTATCCATGAGGATGTGCTAATATCTCATACCACTCCTGTGGATAACTTATTAACATTTTAATTATCATAGTTTCAATCGTTAGTCTCTGAACCTTCCAACTTTGTTAAAGGTTGGCTTGGCTGCTGATTAGCATGATTTAATACATCTTTACAGAATTGATACAATTCATCCATTGTCATAGTATGCTTACTTACATTAGCCTGATAGGTAGTCCACTGTACGTTACCTTCAATATAACCTTTAGTAGAGTCTATCCTATCTAATGAAGCATCGTCTATAGAGTCAAAATGTTTACCTGTTATAGCGCAGATGTGATTCTGAGATTCGTACAAGTTACTAAGGTATTCTAAAGACACTAGAAACTCAATGCTTCTGTTTTCCGCTGAACGCCGTAATTTAGTAAATCTTGTAAGAGTTAACTCTCCAATTTTACCGTTACGCTCTGCCTGGGCAGCTCCTCTATCCTTAGCAGCACACTTAGCACATTTAAAGTTACGATTTGGATTAGTTAGTTCATTAGCTTGAACCCATTTAGTTGTACCACAATCACATTGGACTTCATATAATTGACTGCCGTAATTGGATAATTTAGGACCATCAATTACAGTCCAGCTCTTGTACTTGTCTCCAACTTTAATCACAGTACCTCTAGAACGTGCAGCACAGCTTCTGCAACTTTTACTTCTTCCATTAGCTAAATCACTTAAACATTTGTCTTCTATTTTACCGCACTTACATTGTACTTTAACATAAGTATGTCCACTCTTAACAAATGTAGTGTCATCTACTACAGTCCAATGTCCAAATGTATCACCGAGTTTACAATTTAATTTTTTCATATTCTTTACACTTTTAAGTTCATGTAAAGATACTAAATAAAATTGAATTACTCTATTAAATTCTGTTAATAAATATTAAATTTTAGCTTTCCAGCAATTCACTGGGTTATTGCCCTAATGTTACCATTAGGCGACACAAAGTATAATTTTATGTCTCACAAATTCATGTGATACTCCTCTATCACAGACGAACTTAACAGTAATTCTCTTCTCGTGTTCTTTTCCAGGCTCACAGATATATTGCAAATCATCTAGCCAGTTGTTTTCCACAAGAACTCTATAATTGGTGGTAACAAATCCCAACCAAGTCCCTTTTTCAGCCTCTCCAGTACTATTAGCTACAGAGTACGGATTACTACAATATTTAAAATACTGTTGTCTAGAAGCCATATTCAGCAACAAGTAAACAGTACCATGTTCAAGCATAGCTCCATGACCGGATTTTACCATTCTTTCTACAAACTCTTTAGCAGACGTATCTGTAATTTTATCTTCAGACTTGTAACAAGTTCTTCCAGCTATTTCTATTTGTCTATACACAGAACTTAGAAGTTCTTCTCTTACCATACGTGGGCCTATTTCCATATCGGCAGGAATAACAATAGCTCTTGGTTTCTGTTCTAAAATTTCAAATGAAGGTCTAATTAATTTCATAGTTCTACTGTGATAGTTTTAGTAAGTGGTTTAATAATATCTCGGAATTTTCTAATTTCGGTTACTTCATAGTCTTTAAAATGACTCTTAAACACGTCTAGGGCTTCTATGAAGTCGTCGGCTTCAACTAATATCCAGCCTTCAACTCCTTGGTTCTTCGTGCGATAGGCAACTTGAAATACCTTCTGTGCTACTGTTCTCATGCGTCCTTATATTCATTAGTTAATGTGTAATCATCTAGGTCGTCTTCATTATACTCAGTTAGAGCTTCATCGTACCATGTCCAATTATCAACTCCTCCAGCTTCTAGATAACTAAGTTTAATACTAGCTCGTATTAAGTCAGCTAGCTCCTCCTTACTAATTAGTTTCATTACTGCCATAATCCTATTTCCTTACCTACCAATTCATCAATAAAGCAAAATCTGGTTCCGTCCTTTAAAGAACGTATATATTCCTTACAATGTAAAACTAAGGGAGCATCATCTTTTATTCCAACAATTTGTCCAGTCCTATAAGGTTCTTTATCAGAAGATTTCTTTAGATTAATTCCAATAAAGAATACCGCTGTGTCTTTGTACTCTGAACACTTTTTACAAGCATGGTCAGAAAATCCTATAGCTTTCCCATGCAATTTCTCTACTTCAGAAGCAGCTTTCTCTGAAAGAAGGGAATTCATTATGATTCCCTCCTCTGCTACTTCTCCACAAATTGGGCATATATATTTAACTATAGAAGCCTTGAACTTATCCATGTTTACACCTTTTACAAGGTTTGTAACCTTTCTTCCTTGCTTCAGAAAGTGGTATTTCTTCCACCTTCGGATTTCGAGCCTTCAAAGATGCGCAACCTCTATCCGTATGATAAACACTACCAGTTTTTGTTATATAAACGTACTCTTCATCATCTATACATCCACCAGTAGGATTTCCGTCTTCATCACAATAAGCACCACTATTAGCTAATATAAGTTTGCCATTATCAGCCTCTATTACTTCGTCACCATTTTCTAAATACATATCCTCTACCTTTCTTAATGTTAAACTTTTTATTGAATGATAATCATGTCTTATATTTTGTTCTGCTTCATATTCATCTTCAGCAGTAGTCCAAACATTTTGATCATCCCCATAAGTATGTTCTATATGATATATAAATCTTTTCATTTTATTCCTCCGAAATAAGCTCTACCAGAGTGAGATTTCTAAAAGTCTCTCTGAGAGATTTTCTTGCTTCTTCTTCACTTGGAGCTTCTATTGTAATCGTTTCAGCACATCTAGTTTTAAATTCTATATAGTATGTATAGGTTTTCATCTTAATATTTATTTTTGGTTATAGTATAAAAGTGTAGGATTATTGTCATGTATATCTATTGGGTCTAACTGATACAAGGCTAGTTTCTGAGAAAACTGTTGCCTGTCAAACCCATTAGAAATAAGGTGATATCCATTTACAGTCGGAATGATGTGTCTAATTCTCTCTCCTTCCGAACCTCTACACTCTTTGATTAGAGAAATTATTTTCTGCTGATATTTATCATCTTTAGAATCTATATCAACTATCCATAATTTCTTATAGTTTGTACTTCTGCTAGCACCAGTAGCTCTGTCATATACAGCAATACCTTGTCTAGTATTTTTATTCTTTATTAAGTCAGTAAACTGCTTAATAGATTCGCAAGCTATATCGAAAGTATTTCTTGGATTTATCCAGAAGTAAGCACGAGCGTTATTACTATTACATAGGTCTTTTATGTAAGGTTCTTGTCTTAGAAATTCTTCCTTGGTAAAGAAATAGAAACTTCTAATAGTTCTAGCGCCCGAAGTATATGACGGGAGTTCTATCCCATCCTTCTTACGTTGAATTATTTGTACGAAATAGAAGTCATCCTTGTCTATTAATTCGTCAAACAATTTAGATAAATATTCAAAATTATCTACTATCATTAAAACATTCCTCCAAATATTCCGTTGAACAATCTATCATTAAAATACTCTGGTATACATTTAGTTATAATAAGTTGTCTAAATGCATCTCCGTGTTTTCTTCTTAAATAATCCTCAAGAGAACATTTTGCCATCAATTCATTATCTTTGTTCTTAACCTTTATTTCTTTATCGTAAAGGATTTCGTTAAATAAAACTACATTGTAGTTAATCCTATAATTCATTTCTAAGCTCTTCTCTTATTTGTTTTTTGATAAGCTGTCTAGCTTTTCTCTTATTTACACAATCTATCATGATTTCCCCAAATCTTTTGAAGTATATTTCTCCTCCCCATCCTTTCCATCCTTGAGAGCCATAAGCACGTCTTTTTCTTCGTCTCTCTTTTTTACCTTCGTTGTCTAAGTATGGGGAAGGAAACCTATTTTTGGGATTATGTGCTACTGGATGATGTTCACCAAATGTTCTGCTCATATAAGCTTCTCTATATAGTCTCTCCCTTCTCCAGTAAAGATTGGAATCTCATCGTCAATATACCAATAACTTCTTAAAGTTTGATTCATAGTCTGATGATATTTCTTTATACAGCAGCTTCCTCTTTTAAACTTAGTAGGATAATCATTCCAGTTAATTCCTTTCTCCTGAAATAGTAACTCTTGAATTTGATTAGAGTTTAGACCTTCCAACTGTTTGTGAGAGAAATGTGCCTGCCCAGCTGAAGAAATGCTGTTCCTCGTAGCATCCTGCTGTCTCCATAGGATACAATTAGTTACTTCCTCTTTTGGAATGTTAAAGCATCTGGCATCAAACATTGCTCCAGTCTTAAGAGAACGCTTATATGAGCTAGTTAACTCATCATCGTCTAACTTTCCATTATAAGAAAGCTCTACGATTTGCTCTTGAAATCTTCTGTTAAAAATAAGAGTTGCCATAGATGCTGCCACACTACATATCTTCTGAACATTATAATCAAACCAGGCGTCAGTAGTAAGTTTCTGATAGTCGATAAGTACTAAAGTAATTTCATCAGATTGTGTGTATCCTAAAACACATCCCTGAATATTCTCACATAAGTACTTCATTGTTTCCTGCATAGCATTACACATAGCCTCATCAAAGGGTTTATTAAAACCTCTTGTGAATGTGTGAAATGCTTTTCCATCTAGTCTTATAATAACTGGTGTGCGTCTAGCTAAAAATGTTTTAGAACGATTCTCATAATAAGATTTCATTCTATCTCCTAATTCATCTTTCATAGCTTTTCTTTAGATATACTTATACTTCCTTCGTAGGCATTTCCAAAAATCTTATATTTAAAATCTTTATCTGGTTTTGTACAAATTATACAATAGTATGCATCTTGTCCTAGAGTCGCTTTTCCAGCATAAGAACATTTCCAACCTAGCATTTCCATCACTCTTCTTGCTGTAGAAAATGCTATATCTCCACCTCTAAACGATTCTGGTTCACCTTCCATAATTAGTGATAAATTCTCGGAAATACTTCTTATACCCTGAGTAATAATTTCTCCCCTATTAACTAGTTCGGCATTATGCCACATAAGTTCATCCTTATCATTATAAATCTCTCTAGTAGGACTTCCATTATTATCTACTGGATCTAACTCATCAATAACTTCATAGATTTGTTCGGAATCATAACAATCAACCTCTTCATACCTAACTTTCTCAACCGCCTCCTCTATAGTATTAGCTTCTACATCATAGAAGTACCTGTTCCAAGAGCGGGACAATATATCCTCATATAGTTTAAATTTTGTCATAGCTCACTGATTAAAATTTCAGAATCCAGGTCTTTTCCACTATAGTCAACAATCTTAAGTTTCCAGTTGCCGAGGAATCTGGCTTTACATACTTCCTTAGCTATGGCTATTACATCTTCAGGAGAATAGAAAGCGTTAGTCTTATCACCAACCTTATATCCGTTCCATCGTGAACTATCTTTTTCAATTTCCTCGGAAGTAACAGGCCTTACTAATTCTATTCTATAGAATCCAGCAACTAGAGGATTTTTCTCTTCAGCCTCATATGTTTCCGTACACATAGTGTAAGTATTTGGGCTGTCCTCTGGACTGAAACTTACTCCATCAATGATAATATTACCATAATAATGAACTGCATTCCAACTTACTCCACGATAAGTAGTTACATCTAGTGTAACAGTTCTCGGAGAATTATTTCTAATCCAAGAACCCCTAGTGATAAATCCAGGAATAGAAATATCCAGTCCTGCATCATCTCTAAATACTTCTGGGTAGTCTTTTCTATCCCAACAATGTTCAATAGCTTCTTTTATATTCATATCACCTAGGAACTACATCCAAATCAGTTATATAAAACGAATTATCATCTATATCCTTTTGCACAAAGTATCCTCTAACCTCTACAGTCTCTCCGCTTAAGGTGTGTATCATAACCTCTCTGTCTTGGTCAAACTGCTCTAATATTTTAATTAATTGTCCTACTAACATTCCCATATAGGATAATATTCATTATAGTGTAAACAAAACCTATATAATCTATTAGCTGCTTCAACTGGAGTATGGCCATCCCATTCATCTGCTTTCCATCTTTCAGGAATATCAAACAGATTCCAATCCTCTATTCTGTAATGATTACTTACTTGACCAGTAGGAAGATAAGCCATAACTATGAACCATCCTCCTCCAAAGCATAGCTCTCCATCTGAGTGTCTATAAGATTTATGAACCTCATATTTACCTTCTAAACTGTTAAAGAATGCTGCATTATACAGCATTCTATAATGGTAAAGTTCATCGAAGCTATGAAATCCATCAGAGATTTCACCCTCTGGAAGAAATAAATTCTTTAACCTTTGTAGAAGTTTCATATTAGAACTTTCCTTCGTTAGGTTGTAGACATATAAGTCCTTGTTCTCTCCACATCTTTACACACTTAGAACTATCATCAAGGACAAATTGTACGTTATACTTTCCCTTGATATTTTCCTCGTAGATTCTTCTCTTACAGTCTGGACCTGGACTATAGTCTCCTACTGGTCTAAAGAACATAGCATCAGACGGAATCTCATTCTTCTTTAACCATTCCTTTGTAGCATCTACAACCTCAGCAGTTCCTTCTCTACCAGTAACTATGAAAACTAAGCAATGTTCTCCCATTTGTCTTACTAGACGACAAATCTCTTCTACTGGAGTATCCTCTAGCATACCATTGGCACTATTTTCTCCATAGAACGGTCTTCCAGAAGTATTTAGGCAAAGAGTGGCATCCATATCTACTAATATCACTGGTCTTCCTCCATCAACGTGTTCAGCCTTATTCTTAAGCATTTCCTTAATATCGGAACTAATGATAAAGTTTCTGTAACGTCTCCAAGTTTCTTTGATAATCTTCTCTCCAATAGGATTAGGACGAGCAGCATCTCTTAGAATACATTCTTCAACTGGAGTCCAGAAGTCTTTATACTCTATATTCACATGAATTCCAGTATCCTTTTCTATATTCTCACATAAAGTACGAATCCATGCATCTTCTTTAGGATTTAGGTTCATATTATCAACTACTACATCGTAACCCTTAATAAGAGCAAATGTAATCATATTAGCTTTAGCCTCTGTTACTAACTTTTCTCTACTTGGAACCCAATAATCGCCTAACATATTGCGAATATCATCATTATTGAATCTCACACGATGTTCTGGGCTTTCATGACACCATTGTTTGGCCCAAGTTGATTTACCACTTCCTTGAATACCCCTACAAATAATAAGTTTTCTCTCTTTCATTTAATCAGTATATTTTGATAAACGTTCTTTTAATCTTTCTAGCTTTCTTTCTTTTTCCAGTTCAACTTTTTCCTTTCCAAAATAATAAGAAAGCTGTTCGCACATAATCATAACGTCAGCAATTTCAGTTATAATATCATCATTACCAACTCTACCTCTTCTAAACTTACAGATAGCATTAGTAAGTTCACTACACTCTTCTACCACCATAGCAGCCTGAGCTGGAAATCCGTAAACCTCCATTGCCTTTCTGCATAAGTTTTCTGAATCAATCATTACAAATTTCTTTCATTTTATCGTGAAACAATTTAACGGCATCTTCATTAGTATAGCTTTTTTGAGCTAACAATTTACATACATAAGCTCCCTGACCAATACTTCGCCTAATCTCTATAACATCATCAAAATGTATCTCTCTAACTGTAGGAAGAGAGTTTAGAGATTTAGTCAACTTACGAGATTCTAAAATATGATACATATTATTTCTCATTAGTTGGCTTGAGCCACAAGTTAGTCTTTTTGAAGATATACTCTTCTAGCTCTGGAAGCTGACTTAGATAACGAAGTGTTCCTAATGTATTATATTTAAAACATTTAGTTAATTCCTCTCTTATTCTTTCCTCTGATACTACAGACATCTTGTCGAAGTAATCATACTTCCTCATAGCCCTCCAAGCGTCATCGGCAATAGTAAACCTTTTAGTAATAGCAAACCTTATTGCTCTGAGAATCCTCAGAGGATCATCGTCAAAGGTTTTCACTGGGTCTAGAGGAGTTCTTATAATACTTCCCCATATATCCTTCATACCATTAAAGTAGTCTACAATTTCACCAGTATCGGGGTCCTTTGCAAGAGCGTTAACAGTAAAGTCTCTGCGTGATAAATCATCGTAAAGAGTTCCTGGATATATTATTGGTGTTCTAGTACCAGGAATATATCCTACTTCTTTACGCGCCATTACGAAATCTGCTATACCTTGATATTTATGTCCTTCTGGAAACTTAGCTCGTATGGTATAACAACGAGGAGTTACTAAGAAAATTTCAAACTTTTGTTTTTCTAAATAGTCCTTCAGTTCATCAAACACCAACATAGCTGGACTAGGTTGGGATTCTCGTGGGTGGATTTTATCGAAAACTTCTTTTGATGGTACAGCTACGTAATCGACGTCTTTGGATTTTATTCCTAGAAATTCATCACGTATCTTACCACCAACTTCATAGAATTTAAAATCTTCCATCATTCTCCCTTTCCATAAATCTCTCCATCATACTCTTCCCATTCCTCATCGTCGCCTTCAAACTCCTCTATAGTATAGTGATAATAGTCTCCTTCACTAGTTTGCTCCCATAATTTATCCCAATCCTCATCTTCCATATCATCTGGGTCATATCCAAATTCCTCAGCAATATCATTCTCGCAATCATAGAATTGGAAGTTTTCATAAGCTAACTGGTTAGCTATTTCGTCCAACTCATAATCATTTTCTGCCATAGCACGGAATGTATCATCCATTCCGCACCAGCTAGTACTAACGTGAATTAAAAACCTTTTCATAATTTCTTAATTGTTACTTCATCATAAGTCATACCTTCTACAACCCCATCTAAATAATGATATACTACATCCATTAGAGTATCCTCCGGTACATCTTCTAGGCTAGTATATTCCTCATCTCTACCATCGTTAGCATCTATCAGCAGTGAGCTGTCAGAAATATCAAATGTAAATTCTAACTTAAATTTCATGATACATTACAGCAAATTTTACTAAAACCAGAAAGAGAAAGAGAGCATTGCGTTACTATTGTGCCTATCATTTCACAATAGGACTTTGTAGTATTAAGCTCTTCAATATACTCTTGTAGGCTTATAATTTCTTGGATATATTCAGAGTTTTGCGAAGCGTACTTCTCATAGATTTGAAGCCTACTCGTGCAACTCTTTAAGTCTTCCTCTATGCTTCTGACTACCTGGTCTATCATTTCAGTGGTAAGATTAGTATAGACATCACTGTTTCCAGCCCAAGCAATATTTATTTCATCACATATCGCTCCGTATACACAATGAGACCTACTGAAACTTACGATTTCTATTGGCTTATCTCCTTCTTTAGGAATGCCATAAATATTTAAATAACTACTCATAATTCTTCTATTAGTTTAGTTAGTAGTACCTTTAATTGTTTAATAACTTCTCCTTTTGAGGATTCTGTCATGCATGACCCATAGACATCTAGAGAACCTTCGATGGATTCAAAGAAGTCATTTTCAATAAATTTACCTTCCCCATATAGTAACGTCTCACCAAAACATTTAAGAATTTGGTCATCAGTTAATGCTTCTGTTGTTATAAAATCTACAGTCATTTATTTAATATTTTAATTGCTTGCTCAATATGTTCTTTCGTAATACCATGCATATAATCTATATGGATAAAATTATCCTTTTGGGAGTATAGCATATCCTGATCGTCATCGAAGATAACGTAGCTAGTTATATCTTTTGACTCTAATACGTATTGTATTTCGTTCCCTCTACAAAGTGTACTCCTGATGTCGTCATTCTGGCAAGTATAACAGAAGTGAGGAGTCTTTCCTATAATTGCATCACAGTATAAGCCATTGTCATACAAATACTCGCAAGAGTTTTCATAGTCAGACCTCCATGATGAGGACATAATTATTTTAGCACCAGTGGCATCTATTAAGTCATTTATAAGCTCGATACATTTTGGGTCAACGTCTCCTCCATTGTATCCTCCGATACCACGAGTCTTAACATACCAATCATTACTATTCAATACTCCATCAATATCTAAAAAGATTACCTTCATAATGTTAATCAAATTCTTTTAAAAAGGCTTCTATTATCTTAGAGGAATCTTCCTTAAAGATATTTTGCAAAGCCTTAATAGCATCCTCTTTCTTTATATAATCGCCTGTGCCATTAGCACAGACAATCATAGCTCTCATTGGTGTATAAGTATCCATAATTACTTAGTAACACTTGGTTCAGTATAAGAAACTGGTTCGTACAGTTCCCAGCCAGTTAACCATACTGGAACAATTACGGTTTCTATAGCAACAATATCCCAAACAATGTTCTCAAAACATGCTTCATATGTTACTCCTTCAATCTTATTAGATTGGTAGTTAGCCCAACCATAAGGTTCAGCTACAAACTTAGTCCCATCAGCTCTCTCAAAAGTCTTGCTATCTGCACATGACATCATAGCAAGAACCATCATAAATAAAACTATAAACTTCTTCATAACATTTTAATTTAAAAAAGATGCCCTAACTGCACTCCTACCTCATTACAAGGATGGCTGTTCGGCTGATCGCTCTTAAGCCTACTCAGGGGCTCAGGTTTGGCATCACTACTATAGCCCCTTATTCGTTAATGAATCCAATAATTAGGCAAAGGCCCATCAGCTTCAATGTAATCCTTATACCCTTTTACCTCAGACTCTGGATACGTAGTATTCTTAGTTATATTATAAAATACTCCATCTAAACAATCCACAACATCACCATTCTCCATTATGACTTTATCTGCCACACTGAAATTAGTATGACATTTGGACATTCTAGCTACGTCAGCTCCAAGATGTACTCTAGTACAGAATGGTTTTCCTCCATCAGCTAAACATTTAACTAGAACATTAGCCATATCTTCTGCTATAGATTCTGGACATTCCAAATTTATCTCATCATATGGAGTAACGCATAGAAGAACAATATCAATTAGATTATTATTCATAATCCAATTAAATAGCTTTATCATTGCCAGCTTAAAAGCCATTGCTCCTCTATTCTGAATCCTATAATTAATAGATTGCTTTTCAGAATCTGATTTTCTTCTGAAATACCTAGTTACCTGCTGGACAGTATCGCAGCCTGGAGCATCGCGCTTCATTTCTCTATAGTATTCCCAATATCCATCCTCTTTAAACTTATCTTGCATTTTGAACATCCACTTTGCATCAAATATGTGTGCCCTATGCTTAGTTATAGGATTCATTAGGATATATCCATTTCGCATTACTGCTTTTCTACAATAGTCCTGGTATTCTGCAATTCCAGAAAAACCTTTCATAAAGTTATCATAAATGTTCTTCGCATCTTTCTTGTCAAACCCACTATTGACGTGTAAAGTATTATCATCGCCTCCATAGAAAATAGCAAATTCAACAGCTTTGGCATTTTGTCTGTGTCCCTTATACTTAGTTTTAACTTCCTCAACAGTTAATTTTCCAAGAAGATCGGGCCAGCACATTTTTGCTACTTCACTATGCATATCTCCTCCAGACTCAAGAATATTAATCATCTTTTGGTCATTAGATACAGAGGCAGTAATAGCACTTTCCTGTCCAGTATAATCACAAGAAACCCATAGATTACCCTTCTCTGAGGTAAAGCACGCTCTAGTCTCCTTATCTCTAGGAAGATTCAACACATTCACTTTGTAAGGACCTCCTCCAGATGATATTCTACTTGTATCAGTTCCTATTACATGCAAGTCTGCATGAACTCTTCCAGTTTTAGGATTTATCGCCTTCAGCCAGTTTTCTCCATAGGTAGAAACCACCTTTGCGGCTTCCTGATACCTCAAATAAATAGGAATAATAGGAAACTTATCCTTTTGAGGCTTAAGCATTTTAGCCTCGACGGACTTCTTTTTCTTCTTAGTCTTTTTATCAAAAGTATCAACTTCAATGCCTAGGACTTCAAACAGTTTGATTACTTGTTTAGAACTACTCCAATTTATAACGCATTGTGGCTTATCATTAAAACCAGAAAACAGGTCTCCTTGCAAATCTATCTTGGTAAATAAACTTGATACCTTCTTCTTATAAGCTTTCAATTTTAAGCTCTGATAAGGCACTTCTAGGTCATCTTTTGGAGAGCGTATATACTTATCCTTTAATAATCTTCTTTCCTCCTCTGCTATATCATCAGGCTTATCATAATCCATTTCTGGATAACGAATATCCCAATCTCCATTCTTAACTCTTTTAGAATCCCACTCTACTACCCAATCATTCAACTCTTGCTCAGATGTTTTGAGTTTAAGTAAATCCTTAGCCATCTTGTTTTTCCATTTAGCAACATCAAGATGAACTCCACAATGCTTAACATAAGCTAAGGATTTAGCAAACTCGCACTCAAACTCTGCAGCCAAAACTAGGTCTTGAAGCTTAAGTTCCTCCATCTGCTTATCTAGAATGTCCTCCAGATACATAACATCTCCAGCAGCATAAACAATTACATCCTCAGTAAGACCATCATTTATGATTTTACCTCGAACCGTTTTATCAATGTCTATATTAAGATACCTCTTAGCCATAGCTTTCAAAGAATAACTAAGCTCGTAATAAGGAAGTTTTCCTGCCTCTTGTATAAACTCATATCCTGGAAGCTCTACTCCAAGTTCATTATACAGCTCGTTAGTTATAATCTTTGGGTATCCTAAATAGATTAGTTGTTCAGCCAACATTATGTCATATATCTTCTTAGGATATATACCTTGAACATACATAAAGCACAAGTCAAACATTAGATTAACTCCAATAACTAGTACTCCAGATTCTAGATAGTCCTTTAGAGATCTTTTTTCACATTCTGCTAGGGTAGTCCAATCGAATACAACTTGGTTATCTCTATTTCCAAGTTGAACAGTTAATAAATCTTTAGTATGAGCATCGAGACCCATAGTCTCAGTATCAAACTGAACCCTTTTCAAAGGCAACAGAAAATCCATTGCCTTCTCAAAGGGAATATGTTGATACTTCTCGGGGCGAAAGAGAGTTTTATTTCTACTTACTAGATAAATCATCGTGACTATAGATTGTTATATTGTTAAGGACAATATCCTCATTATCTATATTCAGTTTTTCGATAACTTTATCTTTAACCAACTCTTGCATTATGTCCTCTGAGAGGTCTCCAACTACTTCAATATCTACCATTGTCCCTAGTTCAACTCCTACTTCTACCTTAACATTTCTTGCTAATGGTTCGTTATAGGGTGCTCTAGGATCGTCAGCTGCTCCTACTGGATAATTATCGAAAGTCCTCATAAGGGTCGTATGACATAGGATCAACTAATTCCCAATCATCTGCATTCATATCTTCCCCATCAAAGGGATAGTATGTACAACTTTGGTCTGAAAAGTCATACATTATGAACTGGTCATGATAAGTAACCCCAGCTTCATATTCTCCCATAAGAACCTTCATTTGGGTAGGTATAGATTTCATCTTCAAGACATCCTGTGCAGGAATTTCTGCAGGAATCTGCATAAATACTACAAGGCTACTTTGAAAGACTCCTCTTCTTACTACTTCTCCTCTACGCAATGCTGGTAAAATTTCCTCGAATTTCATTATAATAAATTTTTAAGTTGATTAGAAAATCTACGTCTTAGTTTAGCTAATGCTCCTTCTTTCATCTGTCGGATTCTTTCTCCTCCAACGCCATACATATCGGCTATAATTTTCGGATTTACTGGAGCCATTCCAATACCGAACAGCATACAGATTAAGTCATGCTCTCTAATAGTCAATTTTGAGAGCAAATTCTTGATTTCCTTAGCTACATAAATCTTATTCACCTGTTCGTCTAAAGGGTCTTCCCCATCAGGTATAACATCACAGACTTGGCTGTTTTCCTCATCTCCTCCTATAAAATCATCCACAGATACTAGCTTGTTAGAAAATTGAGCAAGATAATCAATCTGCTCCCTAGGAATATCAGTCATTTCCGATATTTCTTCCGAACTAGGATTTCTATCGTGAGATTGTAGGAATTTATTAGTTGCATCGAGTATACTAATTACTAGTAATTGCTGAGACATTGGCAAGCGGATTTCCCTAGCCTGCCAATATATAGAGTTATAAATACTTTGTCTAATCCACCATACAGCATATGATAAGAATGTGACACCTCTTTCTGGGTCAAACTTATCAATAGCTTTCATTAAACCTTCATTTCCACTAGAGATTAAATCCATCAAAGGAATACCTCTGTTTTGAAATTGCTTAGCAATAGTTACAACGAATCTTAAATTAGATTTTATAACCTGCTCTCTAGCAACATCATCTCCCTTTTGGGCTTCACAAATAAGACGAGTTACCTCATCACTATCCAATATTTTATATTTGGATATATCTTTGAGGTAACTAGTCAATAATGAATCCGAGCGGTCAGTGAAAATGATTTTCTTACTCACCTTCTTTCACAACCTTGGCCTCTGAAATTTCATCTTTCGGAGCATTAAGTCCTATACGAATTGATAGTACAGATACATATGCTTCCATTGCTTTTAGTTGGGCAATTAACAAATCACGATTCAGATTATCTACTTCTTTGCTCTTATCGCTCAAAATAAATTCTCTAAGTTTGTTAGCACGTTCATTGACTTCATTAAATTCTCCCAACATTCTCTGAAATACAGCTTGTTCCATTTGATTAATTTTTGATATTACAAATGAATCTAGACCCGTAGGTTTTAAGGAAATTAGTTTCTTCCTTTACTATCTCATAAATTTCAATTATTATTAATGATAATATTGATCCTCCAAGAATGTATAGGAGGATGTTATTAAATATCCAGATATAATGGTTCATAAGAAATGTCATAAGCATCATCAAGAATGGACACGTTAGCAATTTTAGTTACCCCAATGTCTGTTAACTGATGATTTCCTTCATGAATATGACCACAAAAAGCATATTTTGGTTTCTTATCTAGGATAGCAGAAGCCAAAACTTCATTTCCAGCATCAACAGGAGTTGAGTGCCACATATTAGGAGGTACTAAACCACAATTATTCAACTTAGGAGCATCATGACTAATCAGTATGTCACAATTTCCTGGAATATTTTGGTACAACTCTTTTAGCTTTTCGTCAGAATACATAAATGCCCAGTTACCAAATATATGGCAAGCTGGAGTTCCATATATTCTGTATACCTTTCCATCATTACTTAGATAATCAAAGTGAGAATTATCTAGGTATACTGCCTTCCCTTCAGTAGGAAATGTAATTATAGAATTTACCCACATAAATTCTCTATTCTCAAACACAAAGTCGTGATTTCCAGCTACAAATACGACTTTTTCACAGGGAAGAGATTTTATCCAATCAGCAAATTCTGTCTTTAACCACTTCTCACACTGTGGTTTGTTCCTTTGCATCCTTAATGGAACAATATCTCCACAGATTAATACCAGCTCGCATGGTTGAATATTATCAATCAGAAATCCATGCAAGTCACTTAAAATACATATTTTCATAATTTGTGCGCTAAACCATAAACATTCTTAGTCCATCCATTCATATGTCCTTTATTGTTTCCAATCAGACATCCTCTGTTAGGGTCTACTGAATATACCTTGTGAGTAAAACATGAACCTCTAACCTTACAAAAAACTACATCTCCAACATTGCACTCTTGCCAAGTTATAGGAGTAACAAGATGCTTTTCATTACTCTTATACAGAGGCAGCATAGAGTTTCCAGGCTCACTTGTGACAAAAGACTCACCATTCTTCAGCCTCTGTATTTTCTTCAATGTGTTTGGGTTCATATTCTTTTAATCCTTTTTTAGTCATATTAGAAATAATAGTTATATATTTCTTTTCACCATCCTCTTCATAACTCCAAACATGGTTGTCGATAGCTTGGTCTATAGTCTTGTTATAATAGGAATAATCTAAGATAGCTTCCCAAGTAGCCATGCTCTTTGCAATACTATTCTTTTCTTCTTTAACTGCCCAGTTAAATATCCATAACAAATGCCAAGTTCTGAAAAACGTTATACAAATCATAGGGTCCCACTCGTGCCTAGGACTATCCCACTTATCTTTCCATCCAAGTGCGTGAAATCCTATATCAATTACTGGATTGTAGTAGTCTCTTCGAGCTGGAAGCCCAAACGTCCAAAACTTCTTTCTAAAGAGAAAGTGAGCCTTTGGACGTTTGAAATATTCTCGAACTTCCCACCAGTGATACCAGGGATTCTTATACTCATTCCACCCTGGAGAGATAAATGGAATTTTACTATGAAAGAAATAGGAAACCCGATATCTCAGGCTTCCATATTTTCTGCCAAATAAATATTCCTTAAAGTACATCTAATTCTGGATATCTTTCTATTATTCTACTAGTAAATTCTTCAAATATCTCATCTTCTGCATAGTCTGACAGCTCCTCTGAGTCTTTTATCAAACCTAACTTCTCAAGATAATAATTCATGTTATCTCCAAAGACACATTGCAGATCGAATAAGCTCATTTCCTCTCCATCAGCATCCTTCTTAGTATCTTCGACCACTAAATCAATAACCTGATCAATATCAAGAGATAACTTCTTTGTTACTACTGTTTCATAAGTTACTGTTATATTATGCATAATTTAATTTTCATCCTCAATATTAGACTCTCCCTTATCTAACTCCTTTCCTTCTTTATCCAGGAATTTAAAGCATTTCAATTTGAAAGCCTCTGATTTCATATTCTCTATTTTGATAACAATACCCTCATGAGGTACTTTATTATCGCAAGACGGAGAAGTACGTTCCATATAGAACTGAGTATCATTTGCTAATTTCTCCATAAAGTTCTCATTCCAGTGTTCGGCTTCATTAAGTTCTGGATATAGAGCCTTTGCGGTCCCATAATACCATTCCTCTACTGGAGTAAGTCCGACTTTGGCACACCATTGCTGCACCTCACGAGCAGAAAACTCGTGAACAACTCCATCAACATTAGTTATAGTTACTCGATAGATACGAACCTTAAAGTGTTTCTCTGGAGTATATGCTTCTCCTTCTTTAGGAGGCATACATCCATAATCATAGTTCTTTTGGATATAACCACCATTCGGTAAGAATCCTACTATCTCATAATATGCTGTCATGCCTTTAGACAAACAAGGCTTTACTATTTTATCAGCCTCTGCCCAAACATCACATCCGTAGAATCCTGGAGTAACATTTTTGTTATAGAACTGATTCTTAATTACAGTTCTAGAGGCATAGAGATAGTCATACTTATTAAACTCTTCTCCTGTCAACCATTTAGCAATCTTCTGTTTCCAATCTAGGTCTTGCTTACACAAAACATATGCTGAAATACCAGAAGTACCATGTATTTTCTCAGTAATACTAATTAAGTCATTAGGATGAATTACATTAGGACATTTCTTAATAAGAGTTGTGTCGTAGTGGAATCTAAACTGTTCATCAATAACCTTGCTGATTCTTTTGACTTTCTTCGTTTGGTTGTTACGTGGAGTTCCCCCTTGTCCCTGTTGTCTCTTGGGAATGTACTTTTTGTTAATCCAAAATTCTTTGCCTTCATGTTCTACAATATCAAATTCAATACCTTCTTCAACTTCAATCTCCTTATTAGTCACAGACATTATATAGTTCTGAAACTGGACTACTGGAAGAATAAAACCTTCAGACAGCTCATTCTTTAATCTGATAGCTTTTACTCTACCATTATCCTCAAACATACCAGTTTGTTCTGGGTCATTGTTTAATTCTTTATGACGATAAAGATTACAATATCTCAGAAAATCTGGATTTATACAACAAGCTGTTGGAAAATATACATATAGTCCTGGCTGAGAATCAATCCCAGTAATGATATTGAAACCATCAATGGTACAACACTTAAGTCTAGTAACTTCTGGATTACTATGCGCTCTGAAATTTTTAATGTCTACAATCTTCGCCAAATAATTTACATTGGCTCTTTTACTCTTAGATAACTTCATTTATTCTCTATTTAAAATGGTTCTTCGGTAGTTTCTATAAATTCACACATAAAGTTAGCATATACCTGAGCCTGTGTTTCGTTAAACTCATTATTAAAGTAAAATTGAAACACATGGAATAATTCGTGATAGAAGGTATTTCTTATCTGTTCGTCACTAAGAGAAACCGTTCCATCATGTTCAGAATTAATAGTTCTAGCTAACTTAATGGTATTAGTAGCATCACAGAAATAACCATAGTTATTGTTTGGAAGAGAATCTTCTATGACTACAGTTATTTCTTGATTAGCTACTTTAAATTTATCTGGAAGCTTTCCTCCCTTATTCAATTTCGTCATAGTAAGCTGAATATAGCTTATTTAAATAATTTACAAACTCCTCTTTGCTCTCAAATAAGTTATCTACGTCTGGAAGCTTTACCTCGTTGGCTATTCCATCATTATCATAGTACACAATGTCTATACCACTCACACTATGACACATCGTATCGCACATTCCAGCAAAGATTAGAATGTCATTTTCTGATAAGTAGTTACTCAACCAGGGAAAATCTTTATTATCGTCTACATGATGTCCATAATACCCACAATTCCAACTTTTTCCCTCTGAGAACTTACCAGAGTATTTGCTAACATAGGATAATACTAGTAAGAGAAGTTCATCTTCTTCAAAAGAACTCTTGTCAAATTCAATAGTATCTCTCATACAATCCCCATCGTTTGCATCGCACTCCACATATACTATATACAATTCCCTATTATTCGGAATAATGGAGTATTTAGCTTTCTTCAAAATATCAAACTTTTTGTATTTCATCGCGTATCAAGTACAATAAAATTATCACACATTTTTATAACATTCGCTCTTATTCCTCCCTTTAAAGCTCGTGTATCACACACTTCATACTTTTCTTCTAGGAGAGAGGCGTCTTCTTTAGTAATCTTTACCCAATAGACACCATTTTTCTGTTTAGAACCATTCCATATCAGATGCTTTACTAGCCAGATATAGCGTTTCTCTACATCATTCATTGTTAATAATAGATTTATAGATTTTCTCAGACTCCTTTAAGAACAACTCTGATATGTTTTCATCAGTAGTAAGTTCCTCCATAAAGATTCTTCCGAATTTTATATTGATAATACTCATAGAAGCCATAGCTTCTCCATAAACCCAATCCTTGAAACATACATTACTAGCTTCTATTCCGGTATATGTAAGTTTCCTGAGCATACATATAGAGCATATTTTCTTACACTCTTTTCCTATCTCTACTAATTCCGTTAATTCATCCGGACTAGCCTCTCCTATATCTCCAATCTTACTTAAATAGGCTGAAAATTTGGATTCTGACTCTTTGTCTTTGTAATACATAACAGAGTATACCCCACTAAATCGTGGGGCAGATTCTATGTCTAGAACAGCTATTTCGGAATCAGTAATAAATACATCGTCTATGTAATTAAAATAGACGTTTCCTAGAAGGGTAGAATCTTCAAACTCAGTTGGACATAACATTGCATATGCCTTTGTCCAGGTTTCCTCTTCTATATCCTGAACCTTGTGAGACATATTAATCATTCCTATTTCGTATAAACTACACTCATCTGGAACTTGTAACTCCATATCAGCATAGTTACCACCATAGTAATACTGTCTATAGTTAATCTTTTTCATTTTTATGCCATAATATAATTATGCTTCCTATTAAAAACAATATAAGGTATATAGCGAAGGGAACCAATGAAGGATGTATCGCAAGTAGATTATTCATAATCCCTTATACATTTTAACACTGGTTGTAGGGGAGTCCCTTCATCAGATAGATAGAAATACTTAACAGTAGCCATCTTTCCAATAAGCTCTTTAAGCCTTTCTCTATACTGCTGCTTAAGCTCTCTGGAACCCATCGGCTTAGCCTTAAATTCTATACCATCTTCAGTTATTAACGTAAAACACATATCCTCTTCTCGAAGACCTTCTGATAAGCCAGTAATTTCAAACTCTGCATCCTTGTAGAATTTAAATTTAAGCATATCATTAGTACGTTTTCCGAAGCCATACTCTTTATCAGGATTTCTACATACTACTCCTTCCCAACCTTCTGATACATACTGGTCGTGGAGTTTCATTATGTTCTCATATTCAGAAACCTTTTCCTGTGGAACTAATTGCATTTGAAGTTCTCCTTCTTCCCATTCTCTATTTGGGTCAAATCCAAGATTAAGTTCCTTTTGCAACTGCTTAAGAATCTCTAATCTATCTGAGAACTTCATTCCAGGAATCATGATGTCGTAAACATAATATTCAAGCCAGTCGCAGTCAACTGCGTTCTTCTCAAGACGAGCTGCTCCACTGATTTGTTGGAGGCTTTTACCATGTTTATACAACTCTCCATCAAGTATGTAAGCGGGATGAGATTCGAAGAACTTAAGCAATTTCTCATTTCTTCTGATATGACCTGTTGAATAGTCATAATTTCCCCCTCCCCTAGAAGCAGATAAAATCTCACCATCCTTGTAGTAGAAGGAACACCTAACTCCATCAATTTTTCGGCTAGCATACCAATACTTAACCTTATTGATTGAGGATTCTTTAACCTTATCTGCAGATTTTGCAAGCATATGCTTTGCAAATCCATTCTGGTCCGTCTTGATGTCTCCATAAAACTCCTCCAATTGCGTTTCACTATAGGTTTCTGGATCATTTTCCATTTCCTTGTAACCTTTATCTAAATATTTCTTAAGCTCAGACTTAAACTGTAACTCAAGCTGCTCTCTATGCGTTCTACCAGCCTTACCCTTAGTAATAACGATTTCTGGCTGTTCTGTCATCTTTCCATGTAGCTGTCCAGTAACTCTATTTATTACAAATCCAGCTTTTTCTTCATCCCACTTTTCAGTAGTAGATAGGTATACAACTCTAAATTTACCAGTAGAGGCTTTGCTTAACAAATATTTAATCATTCTTCACAAAATTTGATTGGATAGTATTTATTCAGGTCAGAAATTATATCTCTAAAGTCTACATTCTCATTTATAGAATATTCTTCATCTACCTCACTAAGTAAATCTTTGCAAATATCAACGATAGTTTCTTTAGATATTAAGTATGATTTATTTTCGTAGTTATATCCTAGAAATGCAGCATCATAGCAATAGTCCATGACTAGGCCTTCGTTATCCGAGATAAAGTCATCCCAATTATTTATAAATTGTCCAAACAATGTGTCGACTATACTCCATTGAACTTCTTTAATAATTGAATCTTCAAGATCCTCTGGACATTCTGGGATATTGTCCATAATTAAACCTAACTCCCAATCAGAGTATGATTCCAAGGCTCTCCTTGTTTCCTCATAGCCAGGAAACAATCTCTCCATTATGTCTTCTCTTGTTTCTGTCATTTCTGATAGTCCTTAACAATATTCCATAAATCATCTATGGTATCTGTAGGAATTACATTCCCATCCTCATCATATGCCTGGTTTGGGTCTCCTCCGAATCCGGGCTTCTCAAACAACCACCAATTAATCCAGTCTACTCCTTCATCAGAGAAAAGTTCTGGAAGAACAACATTAAGGAAATTCCAACCTAGTTCTGAAATAGGCAATTCAAACAAATCAATACCAAAGTCACTCCATCTATCCAGTTCCTTATTATAATTCTGGGCATTCTCAATCAGTTTAATAAATCCTTCTTTAGTCATAACAATTACCTTTTTATAATTTCCTTTTTAATATCTTCTTTCCAACCGCAATCACACTCCTCTGCCGCTGCAGTAAATGCTTTCTCTAAGTCTCCACTATCCATATATTCAGAAACTAATACATCAGTATCAATATCATACCTTTCGATAATTTTCTCTGTGATTACTTTTAAAGCCATTCCTTCTAGTTCTTCGTATAGGGCGTCTTCCAAATTACTAGATAATTCTTCCCATTCGTCATTCATTTTAGAAATAGCTTTTCTGCTATCTTCTTGAGACATTCTAGACTCTAATTCTAGAATACGTTCTCTTAATTCTTCTTTTGTCATGGAACTTTCAATACATTCTTAATAACAATCTCCTTCTTCATCTTACCAAACTGCTTCTCTATTTCATCTGGAATATTCACTTTTATGTCCATCAACGATGTTAGGTATTTAACTTTATCCCTAACATCATCAATCAGAGCACCATTAGTTTTTATTCTCATTCCAATGTCTTCGATCCTTCTAGATAAGCATATAATTAGCAAGATATTACATAACCCTATTACTGCCAAAGCGTATACCATCATACTCCAGTATGTCCAAATCCACCTTCTCCTCTCTCAGTAGAGGGTAATTCTTCTACAGCCTCCCATTCTATAGTTTCATGCTTAGCAATAATCATTTGGGCTATCCTCTCTCCGTCCTTTATTCGCACAGGATGATTAGAAGTATTAACTAGTACTATCCCTACCTCCCCTCTATAATCAGCGTCAATAGTTCCTGGAGAATTTAAAACTGTAAGCCCATGCTTCAAAGCAAGTCCGCTTCTAGGACGGATTTGTGCCTCATAACCCTTAGGTAGAGCTATAAATAACCCAGTAGGGATTAAACATCTACCTCCAGGTTTAATCTCAATAGTGGAGGCCGCTGGGATTGTAGCAACCTTCTTATCAGTTGGATTTCCCTCTTTGTCTAGGACAAATGGAGCATCTGGAGCCTCTATAAGACTTATAGCTACTACATCTGCATCAAAGAAGTTCTTTTCTGGTTTGCTGTCTACTAGTTTGATTCTACTAAAATCTCCACAGATATCCATACCTGCTGAAAGAGGAGTTTCATACTTAGGAAGTTGATGTCTGGATTTATTAATTATTGATACTTTCATGGAGCAAAATAAATTCTTTTAAGTAAAACTTAGCATCTATAATACACTTGGGAACTAGTCCTTCTAACTCTAAATCGTTTCTTATAGCGTCCCTCACAATGGTAGCCGATATTCCTTCTTCTACCTGTTCTCTAGCCATAAGAGTCATAGATATGTAATCCTTTAGCATAAACTTTGGAAACCATGTAGTAATGATTTCATACCCATCACTATAGTAGATATTAAAAGAGGATTCTTTTATAATACTAACTATATTAGCATATAAATAGAATCCCCAATCCTGAGAGTTGTCTGACTCATCAGTTAAATCCTTAAGAGGATGTATCACACATTTATTAAGCAGACTTTCCTCTTCTAGCGCTGTCTCTAATAATCTCATTCTAATATTTATCGGAATGGGATTTCTAGCATTTATTTTATCAGCACTTCCAACCAGCAAAAGAACCTTATCATTCTCTAAACAAGCTTTTCTAATTAAAGCTAGATGCCCATTATGAATGGGCTGAAATCTAGCTAAAATAACTCCGTATTTCATTTGGAATCTTTTTGTTTATTAGTTATCTCTGTAGTTTTAATTATCTCTCTAAAGTCTAATAACTTCCAGTTTTGTCTCTTATATTTCTTATGGTCTTGTGCAAAATCCTTTAAATCAGATTTATTACAAAACAAAGCAAAAGCATAATCAACTATAATTTCAGAAATCTTTTCGTAGTTCTGCTCCTTATTTGTAGTCAAGTTGAGAATTACATCATCAATTTCTAAATCTGGACAGTTGTATTTAGCTGGAATGTAGTTTTTGTCATTATAATAAACGCAAACAATATTTGTAAATTTTCTAATCATATTAAGCTAGTTAATTCTCTTAATTTAATAGGAGTAAATTCAAAGTTAAACCAATCTCCATCTGTAGTCTGAAACATATGAGAATCCCAATCTATTGTTGTAATCTTTGGAACTGTTTTTACAGGATTACAATTAATGATTACAGGAAGCCCCACCTTAAATGCTCCAGTAATACCATCATAGACCTTTCCGACACCAGATTTGTGCCAAACCTTTATTCTACCATGTTTAGAGTGAAGAAGGTCTTCTTCCTCACTAGTGAAATCTTTGAAGATGTTCTCCTCCAAACCCTTTATCAGAAGACACTTTTTACTAAGAATATCAGATACGTCACTCTTTTCTACCATATACAGTATAATTATTTAATGTTTTAAGTATCTTATCTATAGTACAAGTATTAGCCTCACTATAAAAAGCCATTACTGGTTCTGAATCATTATTGATGAGCACTGCAAAAGGAGTATGTCTAGCGCTAAAACCTCCCTTAAGCTTGAAGGCGTTTTTACGTTCCTTAAACAAGCCTTCATGGTAAGTTTGTAATTCTACTAAAGGATATTTAGAAAGAACCTTTTTTAATTCGTCAACCAGATGTTGACTGTTATCATCATATGCAACCTTAAGAATCATTTCCAAAAACGTGATGTTATGTCTTTAACTATGGGTTTTCCACAGCTATTATCTATACGAAGCATAACTTGATTAGTTGTCTTACTATTTAAAGGCCCGTTTTCTTCAATATATGGACCTAGCTTGATATAATCGAAATGCTTCATATTCACGTGCTCTGATAGTTCTTGTCTACCTGAGTACCATGCCACTTTTAAATTCGGATAATAATCTTTAACAAAACTAGCTAACACATTTACTAAGTGAGGGTCAGAATCCCCTCCCATAAATGCTATACACGAAATACCATCTGTAATTAGTTCGTCTAGATGAATAATGTAATCATCAGAGAACCCCTGCGGATATTCAATTAATGGTTTACCTATATCTTCGGCTAGGTATTGACTATGACATCCTTTACAATGACAAGGACAGTTAGATATATTTATAGCTAATGTAATCTCATCCGGAATTTCCTGAAAGACTACTCTGGCATCAACATATTTAAGCATACTCCTCAATCTTTTTAGTTTCTGTATCTAATATAAAAGGTCTTCTTACGTCTAAGCAAGCAAACTTGTCAGTAATAATGGGTTCTGATTCCAATTGAGTATGCCCAAATATTTGATAATATGTAGACTCTCTATCTCCTTCTCTGACATCGCTCCATACCATACTGCCTGTATTAGACCACCCTCCTCTCATACGAGATACTTCCCATAGGAAGCCAACTAGAAAGTCCTCAGGCTTAGTAATTAGGTCAGTAATAGTAAAATCCATACTCTTTAACCAATCATTAGTAACTCCAGCATGAGTATATAGAATACCTTCCGAGAAGTATTTGAGTTGGAATAGAGACTTGAAATTCTCAAACATTTCCTTAATTAGCTCTGCATTAGCGTAATCATACCTAGAAGCACTTCTGAAATCATAGCAATAAGCACAGTCGTGATTTCCAAGGAGTAGTATTACCTTATCGGGATTATCAACTTTGAATTGGATAATCTCTTTAAACTCCTCTATCGCATTCTCTCTAGTAATACCTTCATAACCATATGGGTCGAGGTAGTCCCCTAAAAAGACTACCTTATCCACACTATTAATCTTCTCTTTTGCTTTTCTCCAGAATGGTCTACCGTGAACATCTGGAATAATTAAAACTTTACTCATACAACTTTATCAATTCTATAATGTGCTTTTTCATCGTATTTCCACGCATTACATCTTTCTTTATTTCCTCTACAATAATACCCGAAGTCTGCACAAGTCAAGCAATCTTTACATAAGTTTTCTTTAGCATATTCAAGATATATTTGTTTCTTCTTTTCTTCGTCATTCCCATAAAATACTAAGGTATAGACGGTTCTATCAACTGAGCATCCAGGTCCTGCAAAAGTTTTAGCTTGTCTAGATACTATATGAGATAGATTAAAATGTTTAATAACTTGCATTTCATTAAGGAACTTCTCCAGCTCAGCAGCTGTTCCTACAAACTCTTCTATTTTATACATTTTTTGAATATGTTCTTCTTTCAGCTTCTATTCTTCTATCCTTACCAAAAGCAGTGATGGGTCTTAGATAGCCAATAATTCTGGTATATTGAGTAATATGTTCACTTCCACATTTAGGACATACCTTAATGGGGGCTTTCACAATATGTTTACAATCCTCGCACTTACTATTAGGAATATTGAACGTGAAGTAATTAGTTCCTTGCTGAATAGCAAAGTCTATAAGCTTCAAGTATTGCTCCTTAGACAGATGTTCTTCCAAGTTAATGTGAGCCGCACTACCTCCATCTGTATACTGATAAGTCTGCCTTCCATGAAGTATAAACTTATCTAATACTGATGTATCATCATGGGCATTATAGAAGTAACTATTGTATAGATTCCTATCTTCAGGAACCCAATAGCCATCTGCTTTATCCCATTTATAATTCTTACCTCCTAGACCTTCTGCAGGTACTACCTCAGAATTAAATAAGAAGGGACGCTTTTTGTCATGGATAGAATGAAGTTTATTCTGCTCTTTTATTGTTCCAAGTATGAGCTGTAAAAACTCAAAATATTCTGGATTATTAGATACCTTCATTCCTAAGAACTCAGCAGCTTCATTCAGACCATTTAGCCCAATAGTGCTATATAGGTCTTTGATGTTTATGTAACCTCCATTTGAAGAAGCAAACATCTTCTTATCCTCCCACTCATAGAGCATGGTCTTATAGGTAATGTGATACTTGTATACTCTCTCTAGAATATCTATTAGATATTTTTTGAGTAGGGCAACATTATCTTTACAATGCAAGAGATTTTTGTCTCCATCTTCACTCCACCAAGTAGTTTCTTGTCTAGCCCAATCTTGGACAATTCTGTTAATATTCAGAGTAATAACATTACAAGAACCTGTCTTTACACCAGTCATACCAGAAGTAGGACTAAATGTATTTTCAGCTAATTCATTACGAAGACGACAACAAGATGCAAGACTATCTGCACTGTCTGAGATATAGGTAAAGAAACTATGACCTTGAGAATACATTTCTGCACATAAGTCTTTATAGTTCTTATCTATAATGTCTTTACCGTCATGCACCATAGCAAAGGTTTCTACTGGAAATGTCAGAACTTGTTTCAAGCGAAGCTTATTAAACCAAGACATGAACAATCTTTGTAAAGTATCAATTGCTACCCATTCCGGCTTAGTTCCATCTGGATAGTAAAATTCTCCAAATAGAGATTCAAAATAGGTCTTATCATAGTACGAAACATTAGTGAAGGGAGATTGATAACTTCTGTTTCCAGCAGGTTGATTAATTCCCCAAACAAACTGTTTAAAAGCTTTAAGGATAGAGTCTTCTATAGTTCTCTTAATAAGAGAATGTTCCGAAGTACATATACAGTCGAGCTTCTCGTACCACTTTTCTCCGTATTCAGCAATAATATAATAGTTAAGTGCAATAAAATAGCTACCTACAGCAACTGCTCCTTTACATTGAGAAGACAATAGAAATACTAAGTTAGTAACCTGCCCACTAAATGACTGCAAATCATTAGGAGGGCCAGGAGTAACTCCATCAATATTACCTACTCCCTCTAACATTAGAGGATATAACGAGACTGCCATACAATACTGTTTAAGTACTGACGTAGAAGCCTCATCGTGAGTATAAATAATATGACTGTCTAGGTCTCTAGAATATTGAGAAGAGAGTTCGGGATAAAGAAGCTTTAATTTCTTCTTCATACGATAGCGCTGAATTTCTCTGTTCTCGCGCTTTCTATCCTCACTCTCTAATGTAGCAACGTTCTTAGATACAACGTTAGCATTTCCATCTGTTTCAGATGAAGTAGCTGCATTTTCGGAACTATTAATATAGTTATCTTGATAACTAATCTTAGCTATGATTTCTCTAAGTCTAGATTGTTCACTTCTATACTGAGAATATGCTGAGGCTACATCATCGTAACCATAGTCCCTCAAGGTTTCTATTACTACGTCCTGAATCTCTTCTATAGTAATGCCGTCCCATAAATGCATATCAGCCACCATAGCTGTAATGACTTCTTTATTTTCTTCAGGACAGCAAGCATTAAATGCTTTAGATATTGCTTCTACTATCTTATTACCGTCAAATTCCTGTAAACTTCCGTCTCTCTTTACTACTTGCATATTAAATACCCATTACGTCCTTAATTAACAATGTCTTCTCAAATTTATTAACCAAATCTCTCTTATCTTGGGTAATCAGGTCAGTAAATGCGTTATACACAGTAAATCCGTCTACAACATTGTCCGTCGTATAATACTTAGATTTTTCATCATAAAATAAATCTTTATAAACGTCAATCGGAGCAGATTCAGCTAATTTTACAGAACCAAATCCCATGTTAATTTTAGAATTGATGCAGTTGTCAACCCAGTGACCTAGGTCAGCATATATATCATCTTTCTTATACTCCATCTCTGAAAGTTTCTTAAGCATTAAGTTGGTTTCATCTGTCATCGACATAGCATTTCTTAAGAAGCTATAGTTAATAGCAGATTCTGGCTCTAGCTCAGAAACATTTAACATTTCTGGATTAAATACACACAAGTTTAGACAAGCCATATTTAAAGCTCCTACATAGAACTTAACTAATGGTTTACGAGTGTCAAGGGCATAAATCATACTAATTACTCTTTTATGATTATCCCAAGCATATTCGTCCGGCAAAACACCTTGAATCCAAACTCTATTGTATATTACATCATCAAAATTAATCTCCCCATCTTTAGTAAGCGATATTTGGTCAGCAGGCTTAGCATTAATGATAAAATTATCAGTCATTTTAGATACTCTGTCTATAAACGGAGTTACATAGGCTTCAGTAGTAAAATACTCTTTATCCTTAATTCTAGTTGCTTTCCCTTGCATCAATTGTTCAATCGTCAATTCCATATTTAAACATTATTATAGTAAATCTCCTTTAATAGGAGGTCTAATCTAAAGTGTTCATCCAATGCTTTAACTCTATGCCTTAGAGAATACATAGCTAATTCTGTAAAACTCTCTAATTCTGGTTCTTTGTATGCTTTGGAAGGTGAAACTCGAAAATATTTGCGCCATAAAGGTTCAAATTTTTCCATTAGAGTATCTATTTCTCTTCTCGGAATGTAGCAAAAATACCTTGCCGAATCGAGAAATACTCCATTGAAATTATCTACTCCTAAATGAGTACTAGTATCATAATACACGTTTCCTAAATACATCATAGCCTGTAATAAAGACCTATGTACGAAAACAGAGTTAATACCTATATCTCTTTTAGTTTCTTGAAGAATCCAGAACTTGACATTCCGGTTTTCATCATAGAACCTAACTATTCCATCTGTAGGTTTTCCCGCGATGGATTCTTTTCTTCCGATTATTAGAGGATTAACTAAGCTAAAATAGTTATAGAAATGATTTTCTATTACATCTTCAAGCACACAACCTCTGTTTGTATAGAAATTAATTCTAATCTGAAGTCCTGTTATAGGAGTAAATTCCATTTAATTGTTAATTAGTTGTTACACTTCCATAATTAAATTACGTTTAATATCTATTAAATATTGCTTATCTCAAAATAAAAAAGGAAGACCACCCTTAGGCAATCTTCCTTTTAAACGTATATCTTTCAAGAAATTAGGCTTCGATACCGAAAGCTAACCAAGTACCATTCTTGGTATTCTTAGAAGGAGTATATTGTGCAGTTGCTACTACTGCCTGTCCTTCAACAACATCCTTAGTTTTCACCAACTCAGCATTTCCTTTATACTTACCGCTCTTATACAATTCTTTGATTGCGTTCTTAGCGTCAGCTTTGTTAGTATCAACTTGGCAAACAACAGTCTTAGTTTCTTTGTCAATCCACTTGTAGAAAGTCTTAAACTTACGCTTTCCATCACCTTTAACATCGTCAATCTTGTACGGACGCTCACGCGTGTCTGCAACAGACGATTCGATAGTAATCAGATAACCAGCACCGGGGCAGTTCTTGCCTTTCTTAGCGAGATATTCAAGCATAAACTCTTTTACATCACGCTCAGTAATACCCTTAGTCTGTTTAGCTTTCCAATTTTTGTAAGCCTGAGTTGCATCACCATTTACATGGAATAATGTGCTTTCAACTTGTGCGATTGCTGCTTCTTTGCTTTCTGCTACTACTTCTACTTTCTTAAAATTCAAAATCGTTGTACTCATAATAAATAAAATTTTTAAACATAAATCATTAACATATAATCTGAAATTATTTTTCCGTATCTAATCAGTATTGTTTCCCTTACTGATGTAATCAATTATACTACATCATACATAGAAACCCTAATCTTCAAATGTTAATTTTATGTTAAAGGACGTTAAAATCCTCTTAACTAAAAATCTCTTAAAATGGTACATAATTGTCGAGCAAAATCTGGAGCTGTTTGGGCATATCTTTCGGCTTAATACCAAAGTCAAGAAAAGTGGTACACCCATACATTAAATCCTCACAGATAGCCCCTAAAGACTTCAGAAAGGTATTTTTTTCTCCTTCCCTAAAATCTTTTCCGACTTTCAATAAAACATCATAACACGTTACCTTTTGACCTTTTTTCTTTAACTCATTAGTTATATAACAAGTAAGAGCAATACAGGCTAGTTTATCACCCATATTGCTCCCTAGGTAGTTTAAGGTAAAGTATTTTGAGTAAATTGATGACAATTGTTCAAAGCTGATATTTTGAAGGTCGTTCATCAAGAGAATAGTCTCTATAACCTATCTGATAAGCTACATACTTCAATAGAGTTTTAAACTCATGAAATCCCTCACGTAATTCTCCATAAGTAACCGGTCTAACCTTACTATAAAAGTTTGGAATAGTAGAAACTACCAAGTAATTAGCTTGGATTTTAGGATTCTTTAGGTGATAGAACTTCTCAGCACATAGCTTCAGAAGATATAAATACATTGCAAACTCTCTACTGTAATGAAACTTCTTGATATTATTGTCGATTTCACTGACAATCTTACCAATAGTTTTTATATCATTCACTACAATAGTGTTAGTCTCCATATCTATGGTATAATTATCTAATTTGGACTTTAAGTGCAAAATGAACTTCTTGCCGTTGGGACAAGTAGCTTCCACGTCCAATAAAATAGCTTGCTCATTTTCAGAAATAGGTGTTTTAGTTATCCCTTCAGGATGTAAAAGTTTCTGTACTTGCTTATTGCTATTTAATGCAGCCACACAAGATTTTACGATTTCTAGTGACTTATTATCAAGGTATATAATTTCCTTATCCTGAGCCAAATCAAATTCTTTAAGCTGTCTATTTTTCCAATAATTGGTAGATGCTTCAATAACAGACTTAGCTAGGTCTTTGGTAAGTTTTCCTTTGTAATATTCAACTTTATCTGAAGCAGCCTTCACATCATCAAATTTTACATCTCCCTTAAGGAAAACTGGATAAAGCTCATTAGCCATCGCTCCCAACTTAGCAGTCGGTTTACCAATGTCTTCTGAAAGCTCAAAACTATCTGGCTGTAACACGAGTTCGTGTACGGCACTACCAAGCTCAAGTGCAGAAGAGAAGGTATTTTTAAATCCAGTGAAAAATTTATCTGGATTTCCATCTTGCCTAGGATTAATTAATCCCAAACGAGAATTACTTACATATCCACTATATTGCTCGGAAAAATACACCTTATCACTTATCTTCTCTAACCTTAGCGTGTCTAGCAGAGGTCTAAGCTTGATGTCTTTTAATTCCATCCTAAAGTCTTTAATTCTAATTCATATGCAAATCTAATTTCGTTAATATCTAAACTATAAATGCGAAATAATGGGTCTCCATTCTGATTATGGGGTCTGTCAATTAACAGGGCTGGAAGACCAGAATTGATAGCCATTTGTACATTACTAATACTATCATCAATTAATACATCGCATTTGCCTTTTATCAAGTCAGCCTTATTTCCATGCTGATAATACATTTGATAAATAGGTCTTATGGGTAAATTGTATTTAGCTAGACAATTCCTAGTATAAACCTTACTATTTATTCTCTTTGTGGCATAAATATATGGTTCAAAATTTGGTTTCTCTAGCAAGGGTAAATTTTCCCAAAACTCCTTATTATAGCGAAGACTTACTACGTTTCGTGTAATTACGTGTTCAACTAAATCAGATTCTCTTGGAAATAGAGCCTTATAAGCTCCCCAAAAGTCAAAGATAGTATCATCCAAGTCTAGTGCTATTCTCAATGGATTACATGAATTCATTTATCTCAGATACTTCTCCTAAATATATTCCATGTTTGTCGGCAAGTTCCTCACAGAAGTCATCATAATCCAGAAGATCATCTAAATCGTCGTACTTATTTATATACATACTCTTTATCTTTTCTTCACAATCCTCGTAGCTTCTAGCTACTACCTTACCAATTCTACAGACTTCATCTGTATGCCATGGAAATAAATATGTGTTCATAACTCGATTACTTCAATAACATTTAATCGCTTCTTAATTAAAAGTTCAAGGTCTTCTCTATCCACGTAGACAAAGTGACTCTTTTTCAAATCAGATAATGTAGAGTCAAATTCTAGAGAAAATGCTTCCTCAGTTCTCCAATTCTTCTTAGCTGTCCTCAAATAGAGGGCATACTCGTCATCAAAGTCATTAACTACACAGTTCTTAATCGTAGGAATTGGACCTTTAACTATTAACTTTTTCATTTCTTAAGCAATTCATAAAAATATTCTATAGGTATTACAGCTACTTGACCCACGCTAGGTGCTCCGTTCTTTCCTGCCTTCTTCCAACATATACAGAACGGTTTAGATTTATCACTACAAGCGTCCCTAATGTCAAAATAGTTTGGCATGTTTTGGGTAAACTTGGCTTGGATATTAACTGGAAGTTCATTGTTCATATCAACAATATCTATTTTGTCAGCATCAGCCAGTTTGTTCTGGCTTCTACTAGATACACATCCTTCATATCCAACATCTCTCAATTTATGAATTATTTCTAACTCATATTGAGAACCTTTTTGTTTACTTTTCTTCGCTTGCTTACTTCTTCTAACTGCAGGATCTGCCCATTCAAAGGTAATTCCATCTTTCGATTTAGCTCCAGAGCCAGGTTTATTAGCCCTAGCTTTAATAGAGTTTATCTCTAAGCCAGTTACTTCTGAGGCTTCTTCTATAGTTTCGAAGGTTTTCTTTTCTCCATTTTTAAATGTAGCTGTAACACTTGTATTAGTCTACTTTTTCATTCCGTTTATTCTATTTATTTTTTCATTAACTTTACATCTCTAGGGTTTCTCTAGTCAATAACGAATTGCTCATTTATAAAGTCCAATAAGTCTTGTGTATTTACACACGCTCCGGCTGGAAGCTCACACCTATATACTGTCTGTCTAGGAAATTTGGATATTAGTGCTTCTTCGTCTCCAGAAATAAAGTTTTCTCCAGTATCATTAATTACTACGTAAAATACCATTTCTTTTAAATTTGTCAATAGTTAACTTAATCAACTCCTGAGTAGCTTTTCTTCCATAGTCCCTATAGTAATCACTTATATCCTTAGCTCCTGTGTTTCTGGGAATCATTGATACGATTAATTCTGGATGTTGTTTCCTAATCTTATTAGTAAAACGAACTCCAGTTAGGTCATTATCATATAGCAACACAATGTATTTGAATCTCTGCTTTAATTCTTCTAAAACTTTGTCAGAAACAAACTGAGTCTCAGAGTTGGGAGCTATAGCTGGTATTCCTAAAGAATATAAACACATTACATCTTTCATAGACTTAGTTATTACTACCAGTTTTCCAGTCTTAGCTAATTGTTTATAGCCTTGAATAGTCTTAGTAGAAACATTACCTATGAATCTAAACTCCTTTCGTTTTGGCATATAAATACGCCATTGCTCGATGTTCTCTTTCTTCCCAAAATAATATCCATAGATAGGACTATGTTGGGCAGACTGTGCATATATATTTCCATTTAAGAATACAGTACTACAACTGTATACCTTAAACCTATGTAGAATATCTTTAGTAATACCAAAGCTTCCCCACCACTTCAACTCAGGTTCTGAGAACTCCTTAGCTTCTATTTGGATGAAGGTTTGTTTTTCTTCCTCAAATTTCGGCTGGATTTTTACTGCAATCTTCTTTACAGGAGAATCCTTAGTATATCCAAAGTCCTTAGCTATAATCTTTAAAGCAGTGTGATAGTTACAATTATACTTTTCCATAACTACCCCTTCGAATGTCAAACATTTTCCGGAAGCAAAGTCCTTAAAATATAAGTTTCCAGATTTTCCTCTAAAAAAGCTGCAGGTGACATGACTGTCACTACGCAAAGGAGACTTGAACAGTCCTTTCTTAACTGGAATACCCAGATAATAAGTCATGTAAGTCTCCTCATTGTTCTTAGATAGAAGAAATTCCTTAGTAATTTTGGGTTCAAAAGTATAATCAAACATAGTCACTAAGGAATTTATGAATTACTCTACTAACAAATCATTATAGCAAGTTGTCAAGATCGAAGTCATTTCCTGGTGCAGCATCTACACCGGCAACATCTGCAATCGGGTCTTCTGACTTCATTTCGGTAGGCTTAGCTTTCAGATACTTCTGACGTTCTCCCTCCTCATAGTCAGAGAAGAACAGCTTGTCACCAATATAGTTATCAGAGATGAACGACTCACCTTGTTTGTTAATACCTACGATACGAGGTATATCAGCAACTACTTTACCATCACGGTTTCTACCAATCAACTTCAACTTAGTCTCTGTACCTTTAACTTTTTCAGTTATAGTAATCAGAGCCTTAGCTACATCATCGAAGCTCTTAAATTTAGAGCTAGCTGCTTGCATCTTTTCAAATCCTGCAGGATTGAGAACCTGTGCAGTCTGCTTAACTACAGCCATCAAAGTCTCGAAGTTGGAAGGCATAATAACCTTTCCACCATTCTTACTATCAAACTCACGTCTCTCATCATCACCAGCTTTAGGGAAGAATTGAGTCACAGAGAAGTAACCCTCTTCGTTCTCAAAGTTGATTGCTAGAACTTTATAATGAGCCGTTGGGTCCTTCTTCCCATCAAATTCCTTGATTTCGCAACCCATGAATTTTACATCATGGATATTCCAAGGGGTTAAAGGACGACGTGTGTTTCTTACTGCTGAGTCTGCTGATATACCAAAATTAAATGCCATAATTAATTCAAATTAAAATCAAATTTTTCTAAGTCTTTGTCATCTTCGTCTATGTTTATATTATCTAATGATTCTATATCGAGTTCATTCTCGATATCAATTATCTCATCAGGTACAGAGTTTTCTTCTTGTACCTTATCTCCTACTAGATAATAAATTCCTTTATCCTCTGTAGGCTCTAGTTTAAAGGTAGTACCATAAGCTGAGAGCTTTTCATTAGCTGCACCCCTATAACTTACAGTATTACTCTTCGTTAACTTGTTTCCACTTTTAGTTCCGAAAGCGGCATCAGTTCCAATAATAGGAACTGCTTTCTTATCCTTCTTCTTATACTTGATGTCTACTCGACAATCTGCACAAACCTGTAATAGGTCTACAGCTCCCTGAGTTAATATTAACTTGTTGGAATCAAGCGTAATAATAGGATCTGGATTAGCATCTACCTTGGCTGCAGAAGCCTTAGTAGATGTCTTGGTAGCACTTTTCGTTGCCTTAGTGTCAACAGAAATTTCTTCTTTCCCAATATAGGTGATTTCACCAGTTTGTTCATTCACCTCGTAGTGAAACAGTATGTCTAACTTCATTACTCTCCTTCATTATAAGCGTCAATAACATGGATAATCTCATTCAAATCATTGTCAATCTCTAGGTCTTCAAACATACCAAAGGATGTCTTAGCCACACAAGTACCATCATTATTAGTGATTAACTTGTACTCCATTCTACCAGAATCTCCCTCACTTACCTTAGTGAAGAAAATATAAGTAAACAGACCTTCCAGTGTTACCTTTTCAGACAACAACTTTCCAACAGTTTTAATGACAAACTTAGGATTTACATTGTCTCCAACATTCTCCGAGTGTGTCAAGAAGATCATCTTACAATCCTCTCTCATCTTTTCTGAATATCTCAGAATTTCCATAGCGTGTTGAGCTAGCTCACTAAATTTGGTATAACCAACTTCTGTTGCTCTATCAACGAACTCATAAGAGAGAACATATTGGAAGTCATCGATAATTACCTGTTTAATTTGAGGCATCATCTTGTCAATAATTTGAAGAATTTTCAGAATTTGATCCCATTTGGAACTAACGTAATAGTTACCACTTACGTTCTTTCCCTCTATTTTAATAGGGATATACTTCTTTTTCCATGCTCTAAAGGGGAGCGGTTTACCCGTAGTACTTATAATAAAAGTCTCTTCGGGATTAAGATTTCTTAAACTTGTACTCTTTCCAGTACCTGATTCACCTACGATAGCAATTGTTTCAGCAGCCATTATTCTAATGCAAAATTAAAGTTTTCATTTGAATCATCTAATTCTGTAATAGCATCTAGCTCCTGTTCTACTATAGAACTACTATCTTCTAATATATAATTCGGATTTGTATACCTTTCATAATCATAAATTTCATCGGGCTTTGGAAGCTCGTGGAACATATTAATCCAGCCGAAGAAGTTCACTCCAACCTCAACATCACAATCACCATATCGGTTCTTAAGTACCATTATGCTTCTAAAATAAGAATTTAGATGCTCGATATTATAATGTTTATAAGTTTTCAATCCATCCCTGTGCGGATTATACAGTGCAATCATGATATTACAATCCTGCACAGTATTACCAGAGTCTTTAGCATCATGAATAGTAAACGCACTCTTTCCCTGCTTAAACCTTTCAATGTTTCCTTGCTCTCTATTAGCTTGTTGTATTACTACAGGACTAACGCCACACTTATCTCTAAAGAAGAGAAGATAGCTAGAAAGTAAGTCTATGTCAGGTTTAGTACCAACTAGACCAATATGGTCTACTACAATATTATAGATAAGATTAGGATTATTAGGCTTATATAGAAGTCTTGTCTCACTTTCAGAAAAAGTTCCCATTTCTTCTAACCTAGTTTTCAAGATAGCATACACCTTTTTTGGAGACACTTTCTTGTCATAGATTTCCAGCTTTTTACTAATCTTATCTACCCAGGGCATACATTGCTTAACTAGATCATAATGTTCCTCTGACAAAATATATTCCTTTTCTCTTGAAAGAATCTTCTTAAAAGATAATTGTATTCCATACGTTTCGAAGATGTATATGGATAATAGCTTAATATATAAGGCTACTTCTCCCATCTCTAGACTAAAATATAATACCTTAAAATCATCATCATCAAGATGTTCCATTAGTGGTCTATAAACATAAGCATAAAGGGCAAATGAAGTTTTACCTGCACCAGAGTTAGATAGAATCAGTGTGTAGGTTTCCCTAGTAACTCCATCAATAATACTCTCTAGTTTAGGAAGCTTCATAGATATACCATGATTTAACCCCAATCTACCTCTATCAATTTCATAAAGAAGTTTCTCAGAAATCATAGTAATCTCATGGAATCATAATTAACTCCGCCTTCATCTTTTAGTGCTTCAAGTTCTTCCCACTTATGGTCTATTACAAAGTTAGCGATAGTGGTACATAGAATATTATGCTCTCTAGCCCACTTTACTAGCTCTATAATTTGATTATGAATTTCTGGCTTCCATCTGATGGTCCTACCATAAAACCTATAGAAGTCTTCGATGGTATCAAATTTCTTAGACACGCTTCTAAGACCCACTTGTGAATTATTAACTATCCCGAATTGAGGATAGGTATCCCATAATTCCTTACCTAGCTCAAATGAGCATTTGTAGAAATCTTTAACCACATTTTTGTTTAGTGGAATATCTAAGGGATTAAATACACTTCCTTTTTCAGGAATTTTATAGGATTTATGAATAATTCCAGCATTGCGAAGCCCAGTTAATAGTTCTATTGTAAAACCACGAGCACATACTCTAGAGGAGAAATACTCATGGACAATTTCTGGTTCGTCGCCTTCTTGGGCAATAAGAATAATTTCTAACAACAACAACTCGCTCGGATTTATACTATATTTCTCACAAAACAGAAGCTGTTGTTTCAATTCAAGATTTCTCACGTGTACAAATTAATAGATTTTCTACTAATCTATACACTAAGTCTAGTTTACCTGTTAAGGTGTTAAAACTTAGTTACGTGATAAACTTTAGTCCTCAACTTTCTCGTTGGCGGTTTCAAGAAGTACTGCATAATCCTTCTTTAATTCCTTCAACTCAGATGTCAGTTTACTAACTTTAGCTTCTAGCGACTTACATTTCTTAGTAAGTGCAGATTTCATCTCATTATACTCTTTCTTAGTGTAATAAGTTTCCATAATTAAAAACGATAAGTAAAATTTTGTATTTTTTTCTTATAAGGCTCATAGGGTTCTCCCCTTAGAACTTTCATAAGATTCTCTTCATCAATAGTTATATAATTCACTCCTTCATGTGACTTCTTGTACCATTCACACTCTACAGTGTTTTCAATAACAATTGTGAACATTTCAGCATACTTAGTAGGTTCTTCCTTACGTATTACCCTACCAGTTCTCTGCTTACTCTTTATAGGACTGGAATCTAGACCAAGAACAATACCAACAGATAAACCCTTACAGTCCAAACCCTCATTAGCTAGCTGGACGCTATTAAGCACTCCAGAGCTAAGTGTGGAAAATTCCTCTATAGTTATTCTGTTTTTCTTTTTACTCTCTCTTCCAGTATAAACGTATCCTATACCTATGCTTTCAGCCATTTTCACATTAGCTGAAAAGGTAATGATTTTCTTATCGGACCTATACTTGATTATCTCCTTGGCTATTTCTAGCTTCTTAGCATGATTGTATATGAACTTTTTCCTACTCTGCAAAGCTCTCATAAATGCCGTAGCATGAAAAGTAATTTCCTTGAAAACTTCTTTCCTATCCAGCTTGCTGTTTCGGTTACATAGTTCGTCCCTATACTTAGCCCTATTGACAAATCCGTTTGGACCTAACATACTCATAACTAAGTCAAAATCAAAGTTAAAATATTCAAAATGTTGAACAAACTCCTTGTTATATTTTCTATACAAGTCTATGTCATCTACCGTTATTATAACTTGATATTCTGAAAAGTTTGATACCCAACCATTGGCTTTGGCTACTTCTATAGAAATATTATCAATCTCTGGACAGTATTTTTCTATGATACTGTGCTTTCCATCGAGTCTCTCTATAGTAGCAGTTAAGCCAAGAATAAGTTTATATTTTACCTTAGTAAATACAGAAGAGAAAGTATCAGCAGGACATCTGTGAATTTCATCCAGAATTAGAAGGTCACAATCATACCCGTTCTTTGCCATGGAATTAATAATTCCAACTTCGACATTCAATCCATATCCCAAACTGTCTAGGATTCCAGACCATTGTTCTTGCAAAGTAGAATTTGGAACGACTACTAATACCTTGATAGAAGGATACTTAGAAATAAGTTTTCCTATAATAATAGTAGCAACCCTAGTCTTTCCATACCCAGTACAAGCAACTATTGTACCTCTTCCTTTGGACTTAATCCACTTTTTGACGGACTCCTCCTGCCGCTCATCACGAGTGATAGGAGTAAAAAGGTCCTTCATTAGTCTATATTTCTAGTGATGTCCCAACCTTTAAGTTCGGCAACTTTCTTAATTTCTTCCATTTTGTCCTTCCATTGTTTGGCTTGACTTTCACATTGATTCTGGAAGCGATAAAGAACCTTGCTCGACAACAGTCTCAACTGATCACTAGTTAAGTTAGCATATTTATCTCGTTTCAATCTACACATAGATCTAAACTCAGCATAACTTAATCCAGTATCACAGATTTTCAGAGCTATAGAAGGATTCAAACGAAGTTCCTTACTTACTACTAACAGTCTGTTAACAGCTTTACCTGTCACTGGGTCTTTACGATACAAGTCTTTCTGCATTTCTTGCTGTGTAAACCACAGTCCCATTTTTACAATGAAGTTAAGCGTCAAATGAGAGTTGTCAAACAATCCCAAGGAATCTAAACAAGCATCCATAACTAAACTTACTGGTACTTCTCTAAACTCCACAGGGATTCCATTAAGAATCTCTCCAATTGGATAGACCTTAATAGCCTCATTAGTTAACACTTCCTTATTGTTTTTGATAACAGCTTTCAAGTCTTCCAAACAACGTGTGTTTGTGTATTGCTTTTCAGCTCTAAGCCATCTAATAAGAAGCTCTGCACGACATCTTTGTATTTGGTCGGACACAATTCCGAGTAATGTTACACGACCCGGATTCTTGGTATCAGAGTTGTACAACATTTGTTCACAATGATTGTAGAATCGTCTCAGCTGGTCATAACCTGCGTCTACCAATTTAATTTCCTCCTGGACCCCATTTACCTTAGGTCCTTTCCATACATAGCTATTAACGTCGTTTGCTTTATCGCTCAAAGCCTCTCTCAGCTTATCTCCTAATACAGTCATAAATTATTCTTTAAAAATACTTCATAGTTCATCTAATTTTAATGTTAATCTAATAATATTTGTCCACATTCTAGAGACGGTTTTTCATGAATAAATTTCAGGAAAATTATATTCGTCTCCTTATATGGAACGAAATCTGTACCATCGTACCATTTATCGATGCCTTCTTCTACATATCTTAGAGATACATATCCAACATCACCTAATTTCATAGAACACTGGTTCCAATTCGGAAATCGAACACACATTATGTCTTTGTAATCTAGATTATCATATTCTAGACGTTCAAAGACATAATTTGCATAACCCATTCCGTCCTCACATTCAGCTACAAACTTAACATGGTAAGTTACTTCTTTGGTTTCCACACCTCAAAGGTATTAATATCCTCGAACTTCCTGCAACCATAAGAGGCAAAGTCCCCTTGTAGTTTGTCCATATTTGGCAAACAGGGATAGTTCTTACACCTAGTACAGCTACGTTCAGGATGTTTATAGTGAAAACCATCTTTGTCCTTAAACATTACTTCAGTAATAGGCATAATAATATTAATACACATGAGCCAGCAGCTCCATATTTGATTACGTTCTGCTTCTTCTTTAAAGACTTATTAAGACCTTCAATTGATCTATTTTTATCTTCAATTATGTTTCCATAATACAGTAACTGGACTCTGCGAACAGAATCCGTTTTCTCCCAACTTTTGTTTATAAGTTCTAAATTAGTTATTTGACTCTTCAATAAAGGAACAGTTTCGGACAATTTCTGATGTTCAGCAAATATCAGATTAGTTGTCTTTAACTGTTCGCCGGTTATTGTAACGGTCGATGTATTCTGAGAAAAAGCACAAATTGATGCTATCAGAACTAGACATAATAGTAGACACTTTCTCATCATACTCCTTGTCTATATATTTAATTTTCTCAACAATGGAATCATTAACTATATAAATGCTATCTCTAATGATAGAATCCCTCACAATCTCTTGCACATTAGGAGTGCTAGGATTACTATCTCTCTTAGGGATAGACAAATATATAATTATTAATCCCATTATGACAATTAAAATATAGCAAAACTTAGTCTTGTTCATTTATCTCAACACCTGCAGCCTTAGCCTCCTCTACGAGCTTAACGCATCCGACTACATCTACACCTTCCTTCATTGCCAGTTTCACAACAAGTTTCTCATTGTCAGAGAGACCTTCCACTTTAGCTTTTAGAGCTTGCTTTTTGTCAAAACGAGCTTTCATCTGATTGTAACCCTTGATAATTCTCTCTGGATTCTCTTTAAGGAAATTAACCTCCTGCTTCAAGAAAGCCTTTACCAAGGTCTTACTAGCTACTCCTCTATCTCTAGTATAGATAGTAGGACATTTAGGGTCGTGCAAAGCTTTATTGTAGGCATTGGCTTTACCTCTCTCCTTGTCAAACGTATCAGTCGGGTGACATACACTGATACCAACAGATACGACTCTGCAAACCTCTGCGTAATCTGGATCGTCCACACAGACAAATTCGTCCATTTCGTTTACCCAACCTACCGCAAGTTTGCAACCATCCTCACTCTCTTCTGGAGATTGGCTTAAAGCACACGCTACAATCTTGTGTTCCTCACCCTTAAAGTCTACAAACGAGTCAATCAAATACTCAGCTACATCCTGTTTCATTTTCTACAATTTTAAAACCGTTATTAATTAAATATTCTTCTGGAGCAAACTGTAATTCGAAAAACCTATGCAGTGAATAGTTCTTTCTCTTTACAGAAATTAAATTTTTCTTTTTAAGTGTGATAGGTTTATCAGAAGAATAATACTTCTCTTCCATGAGGGCTGCTCCCCATCCCCACATTTGATAAACCGAACTACAGTAGATAAACTTATCATGTGTATATACAATCTGTTTATCCTTCTCGTAAGTCTTCCGTAAGGTCGTCATAAAATACTTGAATAGTTCTAAAGATAAACTTATTCTTTGCTGAATTATAACATTCGTTCCAGCTACGATTTTTGTAGTGGTCTAGAATTTCGGAAGCTCTTACATTATAATATATATTTCTGCAAAAGCTTTCGTCCTCATCACATTCAGCAGAATTTATTGTATAATTTCCGATGCCAATAGCGTAATGATAATGGCTTCCAGAAATTTCACTAAATCTATCTTCTAACTCATAATCTTCGTATATTATTACTCTAAACTTGAATTTGTCCTTACTAAGAAGTTTTGCCAGGCAATATGCTACATAGCAGCACCCTCCGGCATTAATATCGTACTCTTCATCTAGAAACCTACAAAGTTTATTCAGCCTCTCCGCTAGAATTTCTTGTACTTCCGTAGATTTGGAGTTCAATCTCCTCCTTTGCTTTTTTAAACTCATCCAAGTACTTACCTAAAGTTACAACTTCATCTTTTCCGAATTTTCTTCTAACTGCATAGTGGATACATCTCTCCACTGCAGACTCTAGCAGGAATCCATATCCTACTACCTTGAACTCTTTTCTCGGATTTTTACCACCAATATCGCATAACAACTCCAAGTCGAAACGAGGAGATGAATCGTTAATTGGAGTTAACCTGTAAAATGGGCCTTCAATTACCATCTCTTTTTTGAATTACTATCCACATACATCTATCACTGTTAAATTATTATTACTAGGCTTATATCCGTAATCACAATACGAATTAGTTATTATAACACGGTCGAAATTGTTACATAGGTTTACCAAGCCTTTAATATTTACAGCATGACAAACCATAATCTCGTACTTAACATCAGGATATCTTTCTTTAAGAACTTTAAGTTCTCCAAGGAATGTTCCTCCAGCATCGCACAAATCATCAATAAAAGTAAAGGTCGGATAATAACAATTAACCTCTCTTCCAATGGAAAACTCCCTAATTTTACCAGTTTCCAAATCTCTCACCTTATTGAACACAATATGTCCCCAATTATTAGAGAGAATTTTGTACCTTTGGTAAGCCCCAGCATCTGGGAATACGATATTAGATTGAATATCCAGATGCGATTCAAAGTTAAACTTTTGAGGATAACATCTAGTTCCTAACAATCCCTTAGTTCTTTCCGAATGGGGTTCCAAAATCATAACATAACGATAGTTCATAGTATTCAAGATACTACAGACCACCTTTAGAGAAAATGGGCGGTTAAAGCTCATCACTCTATCCATACGCATGGACATTAGATAGGTAATAAACAAATCCCACTCAATCTCTTGTCTATCAAGAATGTCTCCGACTTGAGTTAGAATAAATAATTCTTCAGCAGAAGTAATTCTACATATAACCTTTACTGAATCTTTCCTATCAAATTCGTCCGGAAAACTTATCTGAGGTTCTCCGTCAGGAAATCTAGTGAGGTTATACTTAATCTCACTCTTGTCCAAGTTAATTAAGTTTAATAATTTCATCTACAACATATTTTAAAATTTCGTAACTTTCTTCCAAGCCCGCTCTATCATCCAATAGGATATTATAATAAGGCTTATAAGATTTAGGTAATACAGAGCTTTGATTTATCTGTAGCTCTCCATCTGGAGCTAATCCAAGCATATCATAGACTATGGTAGACTTTCTATGTGATTCACTAATATCTTCATCACAAGTAAATAATACCAGTTCAAATCCTAGTCTAGCACATCTTTTTAGCAGCTCAATAACACAACTATAGTCTCCTCCATTATTATGGTAGTCAAAAATAGTGTTATCATAATCGAAAGCGACTATTAGCTTTCCATATTTCTTGTACTCTTCTAATAGTCGCTTCTTGCAAGCCTCTTTTCCAAATGGATGGTTAAAACTTTCCATAAAGCCCTTCATTAATCCGCTGTCTAATTTCTTTAAGAGTGTACTCCTTTTTAAGGACGCCATCTTCGAACACAGTCTCTAAGCAGCCTCCGCTTTCTACCTCAGGAGTTACCTGGTCTTCAGCATAGTAAACGCCATTAACGTCCTGATAGACAGCAATTAGACCTTTAAGAGAATTTTTAGTTCCATCATCTGTTTTAGGATGTTTGAATATTTCTTTCAATTCTCCATTAATTACACAAGCAGTAGCCTTAATTGCAAATCCTAAGCTATCTCTACTTGCATACTGATATGAAAATGAACCTACTCCTAGAACAAGATTGCAAGCTGCCATATGAGCATTCTCAAGTCTCATGTAGATTTGTTTCTGACGTTCTAGTGTAATAGAATCGCCATATAACAAGCCTATTTTTGTACTAGGATAACGATAATCCCTAGAAGTAGTATTCCATCCAAAAATCTTACCAAGCATATAATAAGCACCGTAGTATTGACCTTCTGAAACTTCTACATACTCAGCATCATCGTTAAATGGAGCGTAGCAACAATAATACTTACCCTCTTTCATTCTAGTATGGAAGTGAGGATTAGTTCTTAAACCACAAATAATATCAACAGGGTCTCCGCTATCTGGACGAATAACTACACGTCCATCACGAGCCATAATATCCTTCTTTAATTTGGGAAGGAAGTTTTCAATAACATTCCAGAAGTCCCAAGTATCAGAAACTATAGAAACGAACCCAGATGGATACAATTCGTTAATTAATCGCTTAAAGGTTTGAAGTTCATCCTCTTCTCCACCAGCACACATTACAGAATGTTCTGTAGCTGGAACAGTAGCAGCAATTAATTCATTGTCAGAATTTGCACCATAATATTCTTCTAGAGCAGCAATAGCTGGAATGGTCTCACTCCCAACGAACGAGGTCATATGTGCCATGCCAGAAATGATAGCAGCCTCTAAACCAGCCATTCCTCTCATAGAGAAGTCATGACACAAGAAATCCAGATTTACATCTTCTGGAAATCCAGTATGTACTGCGTGTCTTTTAAGTTCCTTCTTATAGAGTCTTGCTCTAGTAGCAGAAGTGCAAGGCATCCACAGAGTACAACTAATTAAAGTCTCTAAATAATTAGTTAACCAGAAGAACTCTGACTTTGTATTAGTAATAGTCATCATGGGAACTCTGATAGGGCATACTGAACCTTCTGGCAACGCTTTAATGCGAATGGGAAGATAACCTAAATCATACAAGGCTTCAATATGTTTATATCCTACGGACTCAATTCCCACGAAGTTATGAACTCTTCGATAAAACATTTCTACAGCTTTCTCTTTGGGCAATCCAAAGAAATTCTTGTTAAATTCGTCAATCAAATACCTTTTAATTAAGTACTGGATTCCGAATACTACAGAACCTTCAGTGGCTTCTGGAAAGTATTTGTTACTTCTTGGAGTCCAATTACTGTAAACTTGTTCAGTACCTTCTGGGTACATTCTGTGGTGGCCCAATTTATAGCCATCTGTTGCATTAATTATTTCCATTCTAAAAATTATTTTAATAACTAATTGTTAATAAACTTTTCATGTCTTTACCACTAGCTAAATTCTTAAAACACTGAGTGATAAATTCCTTCGTTTCTGGGTGGATAGCCCTAGGAGAACTTATATACTTAATCCACCAGTTATATTCTCCTTGAAAACTATTACCATTGTATACTTTGCCGGCAGCTAGATAATCGCATACCAATTCCAGAGCATACTCTTTAGGCATCTTCACTGGAACGCCTCCAATGTCTAGCTTAGTTACCCAGTACTCGTAATGATGTGGATTTCTTCCTCTGTGATGTAAATAAGACCTAGAATATCCTAGAATTTCTTTTTCCTTGTTTAAGGGAGATGTGTTATCATCGTAAAATTTTACAGAACGAGAGAACTCATACCATCCGAATTTAGATAAGTCGTGCAAGATACCCTGTTTGTATAGACCTAACTGAAAACAGTAATAAGCTACCCAAAACTTATGTCTAAGTATTCGCCTAAGATGTTTCAGTGTTATACACATACATTTAAGAATTTCCATATCTTCTTCACTATTCTAGTTAGAAAATTATTTCCTCTTAGATTGAACTTATGTGTATATCCAGACAACTTGTCTGGATTCCACACAGCATGAACTATATAGAATAAATATCCTACTGTGTATAGCATAATGTTCAGTACTGGGATAAATCCTAGGATTAGTATTACTAAAACTAGCCACACTGGAACTTTAAGGTCATAGTCTTCTTCTTCTATAAGTGCCACACTTCTGCTATACCCATTGTAATAAACGGTTACATGGGTATCTTTCAAGATAAGCACCGTGATGATTACCATCACAGTGCATATTACTAGATACATCATTTGTTATTAGCTACGTCTTTAAATAAGGTGGGAACCTGACCATAAGTAGGAAGTTTTCCATCCCACTTCTTAATCATATCCTGCTGAACTATGAGAACTGACAAAGATGCTGAAATCTTTCTATTATATTCAGCTTCTGCATCACCCTTAATCTTAAGAGCTTCTGCCTCTCCTTGTGCAGCTGCTACTTTCTTTTTAGCTTCTGCCTCAATAGTCTTAACTTCATTCTCTGCCTTCAAAGCTTGTTGAATTGCAGCATTCTTAGCATCAATAGAATTGACTAGCGTCTGTGGATATTGAAGACCAGAAGTCATTTGTTCAAGCTGAAAATTCTCAGCCAAGAGTTCCTTTGACAGTCTATCTTCTATAGACTTCTCAAACTCCTCACGTTTACTTACTAGTTCATCAGTAGTATAGTTATTCAGCTGAATGCGAAAAGCATTCTTTACGTAATTATACAAAGTAGTGTTAATTACCTCTACAATATCTTCCTTTCTATACTTCTTAAATACTTCTGGTGATTTCCCGTCAACAATCTTCAAAGAAATTGTAGGGTCTACAGTAAATGATGATCCATCTTTAGCATTAATACTGAAAGGAGGATAGTCCACAGTCTGTACGAATGTAGGATATTCATATACAGCCGTAGTAACAGGATTGTACCATACCGCACCAGTAACAAGAGACACATCGTCTACTCCTTTACCATCTCCGTATAGATTTACCTTGATGCCTTCATAACCAGCATCAATTCTCTCATAGCCACAACTAGATAAGCCAAACACTAAAGTTAATACACACAAAATCTTAATAATTGTCTTCATTTTCCTTATTTAAGTAATGTTTCTTAATATATTTGAATATCCTATAAACTAAACTTGGGATTGCCACTAGTAATAGTAACAACCCCAAGATATTTGCAGCATACAATGATTCGGATAATAACCATAAGCTGATGTTGTAAATTACAACGATTAATAGAACGGCAACAAATGCCTTAATTAAGTTTTTCTCGACCATAGAATAATATATTCTCTATTGCCGCTTTTATTATACCATAGTAGTACATTATCCTCTGTAATATCTACATACGGGTCATAATAAATATACGCGGCAAACATTATGCACACAATTATAAACGCAATCATGATTTATCGAGTTTTAATAGACCCAGGTCTGGTAGTTGCAGCCTGAAAGTCTTTTCCTTGTTTATCCCACCATGCTTGCTTTGCTTTTAACCAAGCTACTTTTTTCTTATACTTCATTGTTCGGAAATTATTACGATACGATTAAATTCATTATCTCCAAATTCAGTGGTAATTCCGCATCCCTTAACAACCAATTTATCCTCTGGAGCACCATAGCTAATCAGAGCCTTCTTCATAGATTCTGCCCTAGCTACAGCAAGGTTATTATTAAACTCTTCTGGACCTTCTTCCGAAGCATATCCCTCAATCACATAAGTTTTTCCACTATTAGAAATATAGGAAGCTAGTTCTGAGACAGCCACATTGGAAGTTTTAGAAATCTCTGAAGAATTTTGAAGGAATTGAATTTTTGGAGTCAAAAGCTCTACTTTAGTAATTTCGATTGTGTCCGTCTTAACAATTTCTATTGGTTTACGAGCCATAAGTTCCTCATTCTTGGCTCTCAACTCATTAATAGAAGCGTTTAGGCTTTCAACCTCGGCATCACTATACAACTTCATAATTGGAAAGTCCCCTTTGCTAGACTTAAAGCGATAGGTAGCACCAATATAGACGTTAAACTCATGATTCAGAGGAGAAGTCTTGGGAAGTAACATATACTCAGGAGTAACATTTAATGCCCATCTATTAGAGATATTAAAGTTACATCTAACGGCTCCACGGGCGGATACATTATTATAGACATCTCCATAAGTATGATACCAACCAGCACCAACGATTAGTATAGGCTCAAACAGACGCCTATCTCCGTTATATCCACATATCAGGTTAGTAAGATTGGTAGTAACGTTAGCTGTCAAATTATGTGAATCAAAGAATGTTTTATTTCCTTGGTTCATTCCAGCCATCATGTCTAACTCCAAGCCAAAGATAGGAGTAATCTCCTTACCAATAGCAATGTTTACTAGTACATCATTTGGTTCTGCCCAACTTCTATGGTTATCCCAAATAGTAGTTCCAACATTACCAGAAATATACCAGTTATCCTTCATACTTCCAGTCTCAACAACTTGTGCGCTAGCAAATGCACACATCAAACACAAACAAATAATACTAAAAATTCTCTTCATAATTAAATTAGTTAAATTAATCCCACCAAGTTCTCATACGTTCAAACCTAAGTTTATTGTACAAGTACCAGGCTTTTTCTCTTCTCAAATGGTCTTGAAGAATAGGTTTACTCAAATCAAGATCAGCAGCTTTAGGCCAGAATCGTTTCCAGTTCTTAATGTTTATGTGCCTATCTACGAATCCTTCAGACCCAGGTCTGAAATCACAATGATAGGCAGAATCTATCTCTAGAACAATATCTAAAAGTCCTAGTGCGAGTTTTAGATTCTTTTCAACAACTTCGTTACCTTCAGCAATTCTAGATACTTTGAAGTATTCATACATTCTAATTAAAGCTTGTTTCTCTAGGGAGAGAACAAAACCATAATCAAACGGATAGAACTTCATAGCCTCTTTAATGAGTCTCTTGTTTTTGTTCTTTCTTAGTTTCATATTCTTGACTTGCTTCAACTGCTAATTTATCTGCTAAATTGTTCATTTCAGAAAAGAAATCGGAATTTGAAGTGTGTCCCTTAACCCAACAAAATTTTATGTCAGGACAAAACTGGCTTGCCTTAGCAAAAACTTTGTCATATAAGTTCCACAACTCTACATTCTTTTTTCTTTTCCATCCTTTTGTAGCACATCCTATTACATACTGAGAATCTGAATAGATGGTAAGAGATTCTATCTTACGACTTACTGCATTGAGAGCATATATTACAGCTAACAACTCACATTTGTTGTTAGTAGTATTTGGAATCATCTTGCTAAATTCATAGGATTTTTTCCCATCAATTACGAATACAACTCCTACTCCTCCTGTATTTCTAGATGAACTAAAAGCTCCGTCAGTAAAGACCTCTAAATTACTCATTCTGAGTATTAGTCCTGAGATTAGTTCCTAGTAGTATTGCTATCTTTAGCAGGTCGTCTTGGTTATCACAAAATATATTATCTAAAATATAGTTTGCGTAATCACTTATTCTAACTCTCTTTCCTACAGCTCCATACTTCCCATTAAGCCACTTAATTTGTGGAATAAAGTCTTCCAAATTATCTCCAAGATGCCTCAAGGCTTTTCTAATAGAGACTGGAAACCACATTTTTTCTTTTATCCAATCTAAGTGACAATAACCAAAAGCAAAAGCTCTACTCAAATCCTTCTGAATGAATTCATCTAGCTCGAAATTTCTCTCATGCCTTCCTAATTCCTCAAAATCATCTTTTAAATCTAAACAGAACACTTCATTGAACTCAATCATCGCTCCAAGATTCTATAACACCAATCAACTCTAGCATACCATATCTACACATAGCCTTAAATGGCCCAGTAGATATAGAAACAAATGTTGATTTACTGTTTCTATAATTTCTTATTACTTGCGTAAGTAAGTCTCTAGCTAGTGCTCTTAGGTCAGAAATAGATGGAGCTCTGTACTCTCCAGGACTTATATACATCCTCCAAGGAGACTTTCCTACACATTTCCCATCATCGTCATATGTTCTATGACTCTTGTCCCAACTCATATATTCTAGAACCTTATCAAAGTCAAAGTTCTTCATGATGTAGTCACACTGAACATCAAGAGGTGGGGCATCACTAAAATTTCTTGTCTTCTTTACTTTCATTTTTATAACATTCAACGAGGCGTTGCAGATTGGGAAGTTTGTCAGATCTCACACTGACAATTAAACCTCCTTTCCGCAGATTGTAACTCAATTTGATTCCGCAATGATTAAGAATTTCGATAAACTCTTTCAATGCGTTACCTTTCAATACATTTCTATAGACTAGCTTCTGACCATCTTGATAACCTTCACGGTAGTATTCATTCGCAACATCGGAAATAAGCCATCGTCTAATGGGTGAAACCTTTTCTAGGAGTTCACTAACTCTAGTTGCGATGAAATCCATACTTACTGAATACTATCGTTAGATACTATAGAATCGACAGCAGTTGTGTCTACAACATTTTCAACGACTACAACAGAGTCTTCTGCAACTACAGTTGCCGGTTGAGTCTTGTGTGTGCAAGCTGACATAGCAGCAACTAACACAAAAAGCAATAGTAACTTCTTCATTTTCAATAATTTTAATTAGTTAAACATTTTATCTATCAAAAAAAAGAGTGGTTCCAGTATCTGTGCTTCACCAGATACTTTCCCCACTCCTATCACTCCGAAGAGCTTGTACCATTATTAGGTTGGTCAACCTCCCTCTTCATCTTGTTGAGAATTTGGGATAATAGTCACCAAGTTTAAAGATTACTTGTAACTGAAGCAAAAGGCTAGAATCCCGAGGGGATTCCGTAACTCCTTCAACACATGGTTGACGAGCTATGTAGGAAGCTAACGCGCAGGCAAAGATGAAGCCGTAGTCAAAGACCTAGCTACACTAACAAAGACTAAGACAAAGACTCTCAATTAGAGAGTAGGTTGTAAATTTTTGTGTAGCCAGCGAATAAAGATTAAATCCATGCGGATTTAAGAATATACTGTTCATAATTATTCCTGTTAAGTATGTTATGTTAGCTTCCTACGGAAGTCCTCTAATTACTTAGAGGAAGAGTCGCCTTGTCTCCTAATCTCTTCGAAAATATCTAAAAGATTCTTAGGCAAAGCGATTTTTAGTTTGGAAATACGTTCCATTTCAGAAGTTTTCCAACTATTGAAACGACTTCTCAACTCTCCTAATTCGGAGGTATATTTGTCGTATTTTGCTTTAAATTCAGCCATTTTCTCACGATACTCTTGTTCTTGAGTGTTAGAAAGTTTATTAACCTCCTCCTTAAGCTCAGCTTTAAGAGCATTTAACTCCTTCTCGTAAGAACGATAGGTGTCTTGAAGAGACATGAACATATTGTCCACTTTTTCTATTTCGATGGTAGGGTCTTGGTAGTAGAGAATTAAATCTCTTCCAGAGCCTTCCTTATAGATAGGACAATTCTCAGCTGCATGAACTTCTTTTCGTGCTTTACTAAAGGCTCCTTTTGGATGAATATACTTTCCATAGGTAGAAGCAAACGCCTCTAATCTTAGGAATTTATTTCTCTTGTTAATATCCCACGACTTTATGATAGTCTCTTCAGTCGGAGAAGGTAGAGCTTCTGGATACTTAGGCTGCTCTGGCAGTCCTATTCCCTGACTTTCTGCCCAATCATCAAGCATAGTAGCAGATACTTTGCCAATCATTCCTTCTTTCTCTTTAATAGCTTCTCGTACCCAAGCACAAAAACTATTCATGGCAGCGACCTTTTCCAAATCATCTTTTATAAAGTCAAGGGACTTTTGTCCTACTGTCATTAACTGCTTTTCTCCTCCACCGATAGAGGCTACAGATACTTGAAAGAATTTCACATTATTCAAGCGTTCCTGTGCTGCTTGAATCATTTCTTGTGCGATGTTCGCATAGAAGTTTGCTGACGTAGAAGTCAACCCTTCATTTCCAAAAAATACACTGTTCATATTAGTTACGTTTTGTTAGTTTATCCACAACATTAATTATTGATTCTTCTCCTGCTATAAATCCATCACGATGAACATTTCTAAGTAAACTCTTCAGAGATTCTAATTCTTCATCTGACTTTAGAGTATTTTTTCTATATATTTCAATAAGTTCTTCTATATATCTTTCCATATTATTGATATTAAATTAGTACCCGAAGTGGGACTCGAACCCACACGCCCATTACTGGGCATCAGGGCTTAAATCTGACGTGTCTACCAATTCCACCATTCGGGCATAGTGATTAGCTATACTCACGTACCGCTAATCAACTTACTATAATAACAGTACAAGTGTTAAATTCAAAGTTAAAAACCGTTAACTTATTTAAACTGCAAACAAATGTTAATAAATTTATCGACATCAGTTCCGCAATCTACATAATTCGGAGTGTTAGCTTCGAAGTATTTGAGAACGGCCTCTGTTCCAAAAAGTCCTATCTCTTCGAAGTCATACCCCTCACCGTGAATATCCGATGTAGGCATATTTGGTCTGAATACTAACCAGGCTGTACCAGGAAATTCACAACACGTACAAACAGTCAATCCACTTTCTCTTAGTTTATCTAAGATTTGTGGACTAACTGTTTTCAATACGACACAATTATCCGAGTTCTGCAAGTCGTTGTCTGATTTCATCTTCGGACATACTTTCCATTTTCTCGGACTGTTTCTTAGCCAGCAGTTCAGTCAGGCGTGCCTTCTCAGCTGCCTTATCTTTAGCTGCTTCTCTAGCGGCCTTGTCTTTCAGCTTATCAGTGATAACATCTTTCACAATATTGAACTTTAACTCCAGTTCGCTATTGCTAGGAGTATCATTAGTTATGAAAGATTTTCTAGGACTCTTGGCTAATTCCTCGTCATAGGACACTGCCAGTCTGTCCAATGCAGGCAGACTTAAGTCCCACAAATCTTCCACACTCAAATTACCTTTACTAGTTGCAAAGCGCAACTTCATTTTAGACGCTTGTTTGTACATAATTAGAATTTAATTTTAAATGGTTTATTATCGACTTTAACTACAACCTCGTCGTGAGACGTACTAGAGAATCCTAGTCCACTCAACTGGTTATCGTTGTATTCTGCTTTAGCTCTAGAGCCAATAGCTTCGAATACTCTCTTATGATCTTTTTCGAGATCGGGTCTCAGATATTCATTGAAGAATCCTCGAACTGGGTCAGGATTTTTACATCCATCAATCATGAAGAATAGGTGCTTGTTTCCTATTTCATTACCTTCCCAATAATTTGGAGAATACATGATGCAAGAAACAGTTTGGAAACGCATAGTATCAATGCCCCACTCGTTCATAGACTTATATGAGGTTGCACCTTCGGCAATTACCGGACTTAGGGTTATATTACCAATAGAATCTACCTTGATAGTTGCTACCGTAATATATTCTCTGTCTGGCACCATCTTATCATAGTTGAACTTATGAAGCTCTCCATTGATTTCGATTTCTACCTCGAATCCAAAGTCTATATGCTCTCTTTTGCAGAAGTTATGCACTCTCACTACATATTGACCTGCTCTGAGTCTAGATTGGTCAGTCCAGATAATATTCTCGACTGCATCTCTGGTTTTACCAGAACCAGCGTTCATATCTACATCTAGTGTACCACCAGTTAATCCTCTCTTGTGTCCGTAATAGATTTCATTACCACCAGGTTCTGTTACATGGAGGTCAAGGTCATCATAGTTAAACCAGTGTAGAGAACACCTTAGGAATCCATTTACGTTACCACCTGCTGCTTTCACTTTCTCCTTAAATGAATCCGCCATAGAGCCATTATACACCCAAGCGAAGTTATTCTTCCATTTGAACAGCTGACCTGCATCAGGGTTCTCTGGAGCAGTTAGGGTAACAAAATTAGGAATATGCTTATTCTCAACAAGAATTTGCACATCCTTAGAGTGCGGCAATACATTAGTTACAAACTCCGAAATTGAGATTTCAGTAGCTTTGGTATACTCTTTAGGATTAACCGTTGAGGTCTCTTTTAAAGAGTCAAATATACCTCCTTTCATACGTGAACGAGTATCTCTATTTACGAACAGAACGTCGTTTACAGAAATATCTTCTACACGAGCATGACGGCGAGGAAGGGCATCAGTTAACCCAAGTTCTTCAACCTTCTTCTGAGCAGCCTCAATTTGTTTCTTAGTAATAAGAGCAGTAGGTCTCTTATAGTTAGATGGAGCCATAATGTTCTCATAAGACTTAACAGCTCTTTCCAGGTCCACACCATTACTTAAGTCAATCAGTAGAGTTCCCATAGCTGTATTTCTAATCTTAGCTATTGGAGATTTGAAGTTAAACCAACAATAGTTAGTGCGAACCTCTGGTGAGAGATTATCGGCCTCAAGCATAGTTCTTCTGAACTCTTGCAGAGTCTTTAGGAACTCTTCTCCGCGATAGAGATTATTATCCTCTATCAACTCAATTACGGTTTCTACCGCACTTAGTTTAAGCTCGGAAAGAGAACGTTCAAAGACACCAGCTCTAGCTCTAACATCTCCGCGATAACCTGCGGCAGAATCGAAATGATGTACTCTCTTGTTGAATTTAAACTTGTTAGGAATAGTCACGTACAAGTGAGTCCAAGTTCTAGTAGTTCCATCAGGAAAAAGTTGCACATTATGGTCACAACCGTGAAACTCATTAACATCCTGAATGAATATATCTCCTATTCCAGCTTCCTTAACGAGTTTAGCCAAATCCGATGCGGTCTTTTCATAGCCAGGAGTGTGAACATCATCCCAGAAGGTTTTCACCTTGTAGGTTTGAGGGTCTATAGCGACTACCTTACCATAGTGACGTATGAAAGACTTACAAGCATTACAATTGTGATCTTGCCGAATTGTTTCGTCCTCAAAGGAGAGAAGATAACTCATCCACAAAAGGTCTTTGTCTACATTAACTACAAATAAATTATCTGCAATCATAGCATTGAAAGCAGACTCTACATCTTTCTTGAAATCTTTAAAATTCATAATCTTTATTAGTTAAATATTTGATTGCATAATATAATAGTTAGACCAGTCATAACTGCGGTCTCAAAACCCATTACTTCCCTAGTTACTAATAGTATTGTTCCCATCAGAACTATTACTAGTAATCTTACTAATTCCTTTTTCCACCATTTCATGCTCTAGCTTCTTCAAAGTTTCTACACTCTCCTCATTGAACTTATCCACTCCCAGCTCACTAATCTTATATATCATAAGAATTTGGTGAAATCTTAGATAAGGATATTGGTCAATGATTTGACTCAATCTAGTTAATATCTTGAAATTGGCTTTCTTTCTAAATTTGATAGCTTCTTCAATTTGAGCTTCCATATTTATTAAGTATATCTAATTCCAATTCCTTAACTTTACTTTCATACAAGGAATCCTCAGCGTAGCCAATTCTGTCTAGGAATTTGTAATAATCCTCTTCTGGGTTATACTTACTAAGGATAAATTGCTTATAAGCGAATACACAGCTTATCCAACTATCGAACTTGAAGTAAGACATTGTTCTGGAATTATACAATCCGAACAGATTGTTATTGTCCTTACAAAGTTTCGATTTAAAATTGCCAGATTCCAGAACAGCCTGAGCTGTTATAATTGCTGGATTTGGAAAATCGTAATGCTTCAAAGTATTGTACAATACTTCTTCGTTTACTTCATCCAATAAGTAGAATGGATGCTCTGGCAGCAATACCATTTCCTCCTGTTTCTGATTGAAATGTATCAGATGATGCAAAGAATAACCAGTTGCAAATCCGAATACAATACTAATCATAAGGATAATTAAAACTTTCTTTTTCATAAAACTTCTTCTTCTATTAATCTAATATCCCAGTAATTTTGAGTTACCGCCCATTCTATAGCGTCTTTCTTCTCTAGAAAAAGAGGAGAGATCTTCTCATAGTTTATAGGGACTTGCCCGTCATATGCCGTGGGAATTGAAATATAATATACTTTCATATCTCAATTGAATTAATAAATCTCGCATCATTAGCTAATTGATATACAGTAGTATTTAGCTCTGGTACATAGACTATATAGTAGTAATCAAAGAATTGATTATTATCCTCAAATCCTATGATTACTCCTTTTCGTCCTCCATCTACAATGCAGTCTCTATACATATATTTTGCAATATCTTGACGGATTCCGTCATGATTTATTACAGCCTGCAATGCAGAAAGTCCGTAGTAAGATGTATTTACACCCCTTATCTCATGTCCAAGCAAATCTTTATCAAAAGGAGAACTTACTATCATAACAATACTTTAGTTAGGTCCTCTACAGTTAGATTAGCTATCTTCGATAATTCACAGATTTGGTTTGAGAAATCTAGCCTTGTTTTAAGTTCTAAATCCCTCCATTGCCGTACCTCCTCTCGACTCTTTCTAAGTTCTTCTTGTAAGTAGGATATAGCCGCCCTTGCTGACTTTAATTGCTCTGTAGAACAAACGACAAAGTGCTTAGCTCCCTTCTTATTTGTAGAAGGAAGAGCGGCCTCAGCCTCTTCAATACTATCGAACTGTCCTAAGATAAAAGGAATATTATTACATTCCTTAATTAAATAGTACTTACTCATCTTTAATTCCTAGATAATCCTTTAATAATTGAATGTTTCCTTCTCTCAAATGCCGAATAAAAGCCTCCCTTTCTCTCTCAAATAGCAGAATTTTACTCTCTAACAGGTCTATTCGTCTTTGTTGATTTTCCTCGTATTCTTCAATAGCGTCAGAAATTGCTTTAAGTATAGAAGATTCCTTCATAGCGCTACTCATTGTAGAACTCTTCGTCCCCATTATCGTCGCCTATAGGATTCTCCCATCCATACTTTACAGCAGTAGCCTTAAACAAAGGCAACCCATACATAGCATAATTCTCTTCAGGATAATTCTCTAAGCCCTCTTCTAGAACTTGATTCCACCTTAGTACCACGTAGAACATTAGGCTAGCTGAAATGCCTCTCTGGTCTAGAGCCTTCTCAAAACCAAACTCCACGTCAGACTTAAGTTGCTCTAGGATATTCTCTCTAGTCCATTCCTTAGGCTCTGGATAAGGCTCATCACCATCGTACTTGAAGCCTATTTTTTCTAACTGCTCTTCTGTTAAAAACTTTGCTAATCTAGAACCGAAACGGTCATCGAGAACTACGGCATAGTCTTTGTAATTGTCTAAAATCTCATTTAACGTTTTCATTTTTTACATATCTTTTAGGTAAATATTTTGAGGATATTCCCCGAATACTGATAGAGTTACAGCACAAATCCATACCCTGTCATTGTAATTCTTATTTTTGCATAAGTAAGTTGCTCCACATTCATCCTCCTCAATTTTAGACAACGTTATCTTAGCTGCAGCTGGGTCAACCATCTGCAATCTAACAAACTTATTATCTAGAGAATCAAGAAGTTCATCTGCACCACCAACCATTGCTAGTTCCTCTGGTGTTCCGTCATAATCTGGCCACCAATAGAACCAGACTCCTCCAACCTTTACAAACTCAAATGTTTTTCTCATCAATTATTAATTATATTAAACAAAAAATACCCCAACAACTTCCGCTGCTGGGGTACATAGTAACGCCAACGGGATTCGAACCCGTATGGCAGGCGTGAAAAGCCTGAATCCTAACCATTAGATGATGGCGCTATCCTACTGCACAATTAAGCTATAAGCTTCTTGCAACAGTTTAATAGTTGGAACCATATGGTTATCAACAACTATTATTTTATAAATGTTCAGAATTTCTTTGTAGGTTAAAGATGTACAAGTTAGAAATATCTGCACATCTTCGTTTACAGAACCATTTGACAATCCCAAATCTACTTTAATCATACTGGGTAATGTTCCAATCTGAGAAATATCCCAAGTAGATTTAGTTCTCCTGAAAACTTCCCGCTGTTTGGAGGTAAGTTGCTTTTCTTTCAATCTAGACTCGATAATAGTACCATCGAACGTTAACGAACCTCCATCGGTATTACTATTATTTAATGCTAGCTGAATCTTCTGAACTGCAGAGTCTTTAGGTTTTGGCTTAAGTTGTACTCCTTCCTTCAAGCCCTTAATAATCTGCAATGAAGGAATAAAGTCTTTTATTTGAGTTGCATTCCATACAAGAAATTTTCCAGGACTATCCTTAACAGTAACTATATACTTAGTCCCTCCGTTCAATGGAATAATCACTTGTAAGTCTGCATCACTCATTTTACTTAAATGGTCTGATACTCTAACTTTGACGTTTCCAATGACAAAGTAGCGAGAAACAGTTGTTTCCGCTTCGATAATCTCAGTAGCAGTTGCTACTAAATACTTTTCTAATCTAGTCATAAAAATTAATCTGATTTAATGGTTAAGATCCCCCACCCGGATTCGAACCGACGACCTTCAGGTTATGAGCCTGACTAGCTACCTCTGCTATCATCCCGCGATATTACAAATGCTTTTTAATTAGTTTACAATGATTATACTCTCCTCCCCATCTAATAGGAAACTCTTTTTCCTTAGCCTCTTTATACTTCTCTGCCTGTTTCTTGTCTAAAAAGATTTGGCAATCAGTTTCATAATTTTGAGGAGCATTAGCTGGGTGATAATTTACTACAACTACATATACTTTCATAATTTTTTAAATAAAGTTTGTGGACACGCAGGGACTCGAACCCTATCTTCCGGTGTGCAAAACCAGCGCTCTAGCCATTTGAGCTAACGGCCCATGTTTGAGATTTTCTTTTTAATTGGTGACATACCCATAAATTTCCACTGTTAAGATTCCACAACTTAACAACACCAGATAAGTTTTTTGTTTGAATCATGTTCTAGTAGCATAAGTCCGCAACCATACTACTCTCTCAGTTCATCGACTATCGTGTCAGAAAAGGTCTCTATGATTCCGCAGGGACTGGCTTTAACTTAAACCCCGAATGGATTTTACCTTGCCAGGTCAGGATATTATTACGTTTCTAGCACTCTGAATTGATTTAGCCTGTTTAATCTTATAATCACGAACTACTTCTTTCATATAAGAGTTAAATTCCTTCATGTCTTTCCATGAAATCTCATTAGCTAGTTTCGGAGTTTGAAACATTTTGTACTTTTCTAATAGGTCTTTCATTTCTCTCTTTAGTTTTCAAAGCATTTTCACACGCTTGTTTCTTCATTACATATGGACAATCACAATTTCCACTGTAGTACCAACAACAATAATCACACTGATGCATAATCTAATATAAGGTCAATAGCTGGGGCACATGGACTCGAACCATGATTCTTTGATTAACAGTCAAAAGTTCTGACCTTTGAACTATACCCCAATAGTTAATTTTCTCCACGGGTGTAGATAAGTACCCCTTTGGTACTTACCTTTTAGTAGTATCTTTACTCTAGACCTCTATAAGGAGGCGGAATAGTTCCAGAAACTAACCATGTATAGCTCTTAGAACTCTGTTCAAAATACCACTTAGCAGCTTTCTTCACAACATTAATTACTTTCTTCATAACATCAAAGTTTAAAATTGTTAATAATTAATCTAATTCAGAGCCACAAAAGGAGTTTAGTTGCGGAGGTAGGATTATTTCCAAATAAATTTATATGCAGTTTTCAATTTCCCTTTTACACATAAACTAATCTTCTAGCGAACACCTCCATTATAAGTTTTAGCATAACCATTGTCTACTAACCAGTGTGCAGCATCGGCTATACTGTTCCAAGTCCTGATAAAGTTATTATTTAAATCATACTGAGATATTGATACAGGTTGCTTGCAACTTCCCAAATAAAATTTGTTCTTTGGTATATTGTTTATATTTATTACTTTAGAAACTGTATCAACAGAACATTGCATTTTGGCGGAAACTTCAATCATTGTCATTCCGCTAGTATATAAAGATATTATTTCTTTATAATCGAATAAGATAGCTCCATCGCCTCCCATAGTAGCATTATAGCCATTTGAGTATGTGTCTAGCTTATCTATAAATTGAATTTCATAAGAAGCTAATTCCTCATCATCACATTCATACAGCTACTCAACTATGAAGTTCTCGATCCCATACTTATTCATGGCATCATATAAAGGTCTTTTGTTGCATCTTTCTTTCTAAAAGTCATAACAATGTTCCTTCCAGCGCTCTTCTATAGAAGTAGTAGTTTTTCCTACGTATCGCTTGCTATTAATTAAATTTGTAATGCAATAAATATATGCCATATTTTTAAATTTAAAATTAGAATCCGTGGAGGGATTCGAACCCTCATTAAAGATTTCTCTTTTCAGTTTTGCAGACTGATGGCTAAACCATTCACCCACACGGATATTAAGATTTAAAGTACTTCTCTCTAAATGGGATATTAAATAATGAATCATTAATATCCTTATCAGTTATTTCCCTACCTAGAGCCTTCTCCGCACATTCGCTACAGATAAACACATGGTGGTCTGGATAATAATCTTTACCTCCCCCTTTGTAATAAGAGGAGAATTTCTTTGCAGCTTCTTTTTCAAAATTGGTTAGCTTAAAGTAATTTATTATCTTGTTCCAAACCTCATCAATAAACATTGGAGAGTTATGGTCTCCATAATAAAATTCTTTATTACATACTGTACACTTTATTTTCATAAAACTTAAATTTTGAGTAGGTAATGAGAATCGAACTCACATCCTCGGCATGGCAAGCCGATGCACTAACCATTGTGCTATACCCACAAATGTGCAGGTAGAGAGACTCGAACTCTCCCCTCCAGATTGGAAGTCTGGCGTGCTCAATCCATTAACACCACACCTGCATAATGGAGAGTTTTACGATACTCTCCTAAACGAATTACTCAGATAACAGCTCCTGCATATCAATCTCGCCAGCTACCTTAGTAATAGCGATTTTGAACGGATTCCCCTTGATTTTGTCAAACAAGTGAGCATCACGAGTTTCTTTCACCTCGTCAGGAACATTAAATTTCTTCTTGCCTTTCTCTATAGTTTTCCATGTAACCACCTCGCAGCGAGTTATCTCGTAAACGCTGTCGTTTCGGTCAACGTAAACCTTGAAAAAGTTCTTTTTGTAGTTGAACTTCTCAACCCTTTTGAAATTCTTGGGATGAGCGTGGAACTTCAAGTCGCATTTTCCATTAGCTAAGAAAATCAATTCTGCCATAATAATACTCCGCATAGTCGGAGATTCAAAGTTAAACTATGTTAATTCCAGTCTTTCGTCTGGCACTCCACCTCGTTTTAACCAATAGCTACTATTATTCACTATTTGAGCTAAGCTCTAAACTGGGATAAAGGTATTAGTCTATGTAAATAAACGGTTTTCCAAATTCTTCCATGAAGGACTCAAACCATCCCTCCATTTCTTCGTCACTATCAAAATAGATAGATTCATCATGTCTTTTAGAGAACTCTAAAATGATATGAGGTTTCTGATATACTATTCCATCCTTGTAGAAGGCATATCTCTTCTCTAAAGATGAAATCATTTTTTCTTCCGTATAAGTTCCAAAACATGGGTCCCAATAATCTCGATGTATTTTCCAAAACAAGAATCGGTAATCGTCCACATAACGTACCCAATCAGGATGCTTTCTAGTTTTAAAAACTAAAACTCTCTTTACTAAACTTCCATTAATATACTTGTCCATACTTTAATCCCAATATTCTGGGCAGTTTTTAGGTCCATTTGACCCATGGAATTGCCATTGTCTACCATTTCCTGAATAATTTCACTTAACTCTTTCATATTACTTAATAAATAAAAGTTGTAGGGTAGGAGGGACTCGAACCCTCACGCCTTGCGGCACATGGGCCTAAACCATGCCTGTCTACCAATTCCAGCACTACCCCTTGCTCTAGTTAATTGTTATTATAATTGTGAAGTTGCATATGACAGTTAGAGCAAACTATCATTAGATTATCCAACTTATTATTATAATGGTTATTATCCTTGTGATGTAATTCTAAAGGAATTTTCATTCCCATCCACTCTGATAATCCACAACGCTCACACTTATCTTCTTTATATCCATCCTCTATTAATCTTATCCTCTTTCTAGAATTAGAAACATTAGGATTTTCTATCAGGTCTAAAGCATCTTTCCTCTTTGGGTCTAGTCTTTTTCCCTTAGAACCTTGATTCCCCTTATACTCTATTCCCATCTTAATATAATAGGATTTTAAAGTATCAACCTTGCAATTTAGTCTTCTAGCTATTTCAGCATTAGACTCATTTTCTGAAATCCATTGTCGGATTTCCTATTCTCTTTCTAAAATGTCGATTCTTGCCTTTGCCATATTAAATACTATAAATTCCGCCACTACCCCAAGGTTACAATTCCCCGTCTCTTATTTTCTCAGCCATAGTACACATCTCTTGATAATACTTGACTACCTTATTGAACAATTCTTCAGGAACTATTGTACACTTTTCACTTCCCTGCCCAGGAAGCCATTGACGATTTATCATTCTCTTCTTTTCAAGACTTATTCTAGTTGTATTGCTATCTATGAAAACTTCATAGAAATCTTCTTTAACATCTTCTCTAAAGGCAGTAATATCTTTAGTTATCTTGAAATAACCAAATGATTGTCTATTGAAGTTTATTTGAAAGCATTTTCCCTCAAAACTTTTTAGAAGTTGATTATTTTCTTCTTCTTTTAGTCTCCTTCTTTCTGCTTCCTCTCTAGCAATATTATCTAAGTATTCACAATACTCTTGAAGAGAACAGCCAGGATGTTTCCTGGCATATTCTTTCATTGGACTTTCTCTTGACCACATTATTTCACTAATTTTATTTCACAACAAATATTGAGTTTGGGAATAGAAATCCACTCGCATATTCCATTGCTATCAACTGGTTTTCCTCCATTGATTGTGCAAATAGTAATATGTGGTTTAGCATTTGCACAAGGCAAGTCTGGTATAGTAACTCTAAAAGCTATTGCTTTGTTAGAGAAACCTATTCCATTTACTTCTACCATCCATGATTCATCAATCTTCTTTACAAGAGAGTCATATATCTCTTTGTCGTTTTGATTTCTGTGGAGCAGAGTACAATGGTCTAGATATAAAGTACTTCCTCTTTGAAGGACCAGATTAGCTATAATAGGATTAGCAAAAATGATTTTCATAAGCTCATTCCTATTATGTTCATTTAAAAACAATCCGAAATACTGATAATTCATAAATTCCAATTTTTAATTCTCTAGTGGACCTAGAGGGCTTTGAACCCCCGACCTCCTGATTATGAGTCAGTTGCTCTGACCTGGCTGAGCTATAGGTCCGATTTAGTCTCACTATCGTAGGACTATAAGCTCCCAACGTCCGACTGGCTACGGAAGGTTATTTACCGGTCTAATAACCTATTCTACTGTTAGTTCCTGTTCGCAGACATATTCAACTAGCAATTCATCATTACCAAATACCATAATCTGCAATACCACAATTTCCGGCCCATCCTTACTTAGTCTTGGTCTACTAGAGAATGCGTATTCTGACATAGAAGACCTAGAATGAAACCTTACGAATTTACTTCTAGGATGAGACCTCTGGATTATTCCGCTACTGGGAGTATTTAGAGATACTTTACTAGTTATCTCCCCAATATTGAAAGAAGTTACGTTAAGCATAAGCACTTATTGATTGACATTTAAATATTATAGTTTTACCGATAATATCATCAGGCTTTATGTTAAACTTAGCAAACTCCTCAACCAGCTCATTCATATCTTCTACAGAATACGTTTCTCCAATAACTCTCATATTATCTAGAGAAGTTTGGAAATTCTTTAGTAGTTCTGTAAGTAAACAGCTATTAATTATCACTTTCATTTTACTATGATTTGCTCTTCAGGTGGAGCATCAGAGTGTAATTTACCACATCTTACACACCAACAAACTCCAAATGAATTTTCTCTCACTTTACATCTGCCTTTCTCACAGATTTTAACTACTTTTCTGTAATTCTCCTTATCCATAATTATATAATTTAGAAATACAGCCTTACTACCCCTATGTTCCTAGTTATTCTTTAGCTAGCTTTAGATTATTACTAGGTAATACCGCAACGGATTTATTCAGCTGACTTTACCGCCTCTTGGTATGCAAGGCTAGGTCTCCCTAGCGAAGCTGTATTTAGTTGGGCTACCAGGACTCGAACCTGGACTCTCAGAACCAAAATCTGATGTGACTACCATTACACCATAGCCCAATTTAGCTTAACTATTCTCTCGAACCGTTAAGCCCATATTTACCATGAAAAACACACAATGCGTGGGACGAGGCAGGATCGAACTGCCGCTATCGTCCTGGATTTTCAGTCCAGCGCTCTACCTACTGAGCTATCGTCCCATGTAATTAGATACTCAAATCTAATACTTTTTTGTTCCACCAGTTAGTTAAATCTTGTAAAGAAAACTTAAATTCTTCCTCAAATTTTTCTACCGGAACAGTTTCATCTCCTAATTCTATTGCCCATCTCCAGCAAGCTTCTGTTTCAGCTACGTCAATAGGCTCTTCCATTAACCAAGTATCATCCATAAGCATATCAAGAAATGACTTATGAAGAGACTTAAAGATTTCAATTCTTTCTTCCATAACAAATTTTATTAAGCGGAGGCAGCTGGATTCGAACCAGCGGGACCCTTTTGAGGCCCGGAGTCTTAGCAGGACTCTGGTTTAGACCACTCACCCATACCTCCAGATTGCGAAGGGGCTTTTGTTATACTTTACTAATTCTTTGTAAAGCCCCTTCGCTGTGATTACTTCACTTCTTCAAACTCAGTAGCTTCTACTTGCTTCTTGCCGAACATTTCCTTTACTGTATCAGCGAAAGGAATAGAACGCAATAAGTCAAGAGCAGGATTCAAGTTCTCAGCAGTCTTAGCCATGAAATTACCAGCGGTATTCTCATTACCATAAACAGTAACCTGTCCAAGGTGAATGTGTTCAAACATCTGAGCAGATGCCTGAGCAATACCAGCCAATTGGTCAACAGTCTTGTACTGAACCACCATTTGTGGAGTCAAGCCAGATTCAATCATCTTCTCAACTGCCAAGGCTGGAGCCATTTCGATAGCTTGAACCTTATCAGCTTCTGCCATCAATGATGCTCTCTTACCTTCAGCTTCAGCAAGCAATTTCTTGCGAGTACCTTCTGCCTCTGCTTCTAACTGCAGTTTAGTAGCGTCAGCTTTCGCTTCTGCTTCTTTCAAAATCTTTGCAGCTTCTGCTTCTGCTTCCAATACCGCTTTGGCTTTAATTGCTTCTGCTTCAATAGTTACTTTCTCTTTTTGTTTCTGAGCAGGAACAATCATTTCAGCTTGAAGTTTTGCTTCCTCTGCCTTAGCAGCAGCTTCGTTAACCTCAATCTGACGTTCTTGTTCTGTTTTGGCTACAGCCATTCTTGCTTCTACTTTAGAAGTACCAGCTACCTTTTCTGCTTCAGCTTGTGCCTGTGCAGCTTCTCCTTTTGCCTTTGATACTTCAATAGTTGCTTTCTGCTCAGCTACTCCAGCTTGCTTGTCAGCTTCTGCAGCCTTAATTCTCTTCTGAGACTCATACTCTGCAGTAGCAGCTTCTTGCTCATTAATTGCTTTCTGAGTGTCTGCTTCCTGCTTTTGCTTAGCTTGAGCAATACGAGTTTGCTTCAGAGCTTCAGCTTCAGCTTTCTTAGAATCTGCTTCTGCCTTAGCTTTAGCTACATTAGCTTCTGCTTCTGCGTCAGCAGCAGCTTTCTTAGAAGCAGCCTCTGAAGCGGATTTCGCTACATTAGCTATTCTCTGAGATTCAGCTTCAGCTTTAGCTGATTCTGCTTGAGTGTTTGCACGAGCAATACTAGCTTCTTGTTCCGCCTTCTGTTCAGCGATACCAGCTTGTTTGTTCTTTTCTGCTTCTGCCAAGCGAATAGCTTTCTCCTGATTAATCTCAGCAACCTTTACTTCCTGTTCTTGCTTAGTCTGAGCAACTGTAGTTTCTCTTTCCTTTTCAGCATCGGCTACGGCAATCTCACGCTGTTTGTTGGTTTCTGCAATCTGAATATCTCCTTTCTTCTTCTCTTCTGCAATGTCAGCCTGTGCCTGAGCAAGAGCTTTAGTTGCAGCTTTCTGACCAAGATTCTTGATATAGTTTGCATCGTCCGAGATATCAGCGTTGTTAATATTGATAATACTGAAACCTACCTTGTTCAACTCAGTTTCAATATTCTCTTTTGCCTTGCCGATAAATTTGATTCTATCAGCATTTATTTCCTCAATCGTCATTGTTGCCATCAAGCTTCTCACTTCACCAATGAGAATATCCTTGATTTGGTCTGAGATTTCAGAAGTTTTAGCTGTTAAGAATCTGCTTGCAGCGTTTTGCATTAGTACTTGATCGGTTCCTATACCAGTAGTTAATGTCACAGGAATCCTAACCTTAATCATTTGGCTGGATACTCCCTCTACCATTACCTGAATCTGAATAGGTTTCAAGGACATTTTAGCCCAGTCTTGAATAACAGGCATTACGAATGTACCTCCGCCGTGGATGATTTTAGACGGCAGTATAACTTCCTCCGTTTTACCAGTCTTCTCGTTAACTACCTTCTTCTTTCCTGCCTTACCAAATACTACCAGGATTTCATCACTAGCACACTTACGATACCGAGACAAAAGTCCGATAAAAGTTACAACTACTAAGAGTACAATAACACCCGCTACAATAAGAGTTTCTGTTGTCATCTTTAAAAATTCTTTTTAGTTAAAATAATACTTTCCATTCTCAAATTTTGAAATTCTCACTTTGTCCCCGTTTTTATACGTCTTATGCTCTTCTTCAGCATAAGCTGACAATTCTTGAAGCATTCCATTTATCTCAACTAAGATAACAGAACTACCACCAGAAATATCATTAGGAATAGTGATTGTTCCAATTCTCCCGATTAAGGCTTCACCCTTTTCAGGAATAACTTGATGTTGGAGTTTTAAACAAAGTTTATATAAGTAGTAAAGTATAACCACAAAAAGAATCCCGCATATTAATGCGATTAAATAATCATACCATTCTATAGAATGAGAAACGGAATGCTTAATACAAAGCCATCCACTTGCTCCCATTACAAAATGTACTAGTCCTTTAAAAGAGACAATATCACTCACATCCATGTCCAATTCTCCATCTAAATCTACATCCAAGTCAGTGTCGCCACCAAACCAAGAGAGTATGAACTGAACAATAAAAATGCCATACGAAATGGCTGCTAAGAGATAATAAGTTTCGCTCATTGTAATTTACATAACCCTCCTTGAGTTGTATTATGAAGTATGTAATACACTCTCCCAGGAACGGAGACTCTATAGACATTCATGTGACTATTAGGGTCGGTATATACCTTTATAACCGAAAAATGATTTCGGTCTTCCCTAGAAGTAAACGAACAACAGACTGCCGTAACTATTGCTACAACAGCCATCATACAAATTAATCTAATTCTCTTCATAAGTTTTTAGTTATTGATATTTGCATAGGATAAAAGGGTCGAACTCTTACTTTCAGTTTTGGAGACTGACGTGCTAACCATTAACACTAATCCTATAGATTGAGGAGGCAGTGGGACTCCAACCCACACATCGCTGTTACACGATTACTGGCAGTTTTCAAGACTGCTGCCTTAGCAATTAGGCTTATACCTCCATTATAATGAAACCTTATATTTATCCCAATCACTGGTTAATGTCAAGGCTCCTTTAACATTTATTTCACTTGAGGGAATCTCATACATGTCCCCAGTTATAACTACTACAAATACTACATCACAAGTAGAATTATCAAAATGTCTAATCTTAGAATCTCCAGATGAACCTCCGCAATTCTTCAACAAGACTTCATAATTTCCACTCTTTACCTAATGTTGAGTAGTTTTAACTGATACTCTCTTCAAACCCTCTTTATCTACTACAATGTCATATTTCTATGTATCATTCAAGGGAATTAGGACCGGAATGCAATGAGCAGTATAGTATGCTATAGCTCTTCCTAGTCCTAAATTTCCTTGATGAGATTTATATTAACTTTCCCAAGCGTTCATTTTTACAAAATTTGTATTAGATTTTCATCTTTACGATTACATTAAACCTGACTCTGCCACCCTTCCAGAGGGCTAACCAATTAGTTAGTCTAATATACATCCAAGAAGCAATAATACACAGAATATAGCTAGAATACACCAGCCTATAGCCTGGACTGCTCCTCAGCCAAATACACAAATCATAGAAGAAATAAAGAATACTGCGCCACCGACTACATTTATCCATCCGCCAGCATCTTCATCGTCTTTAGATAGTTTTCCTCTTCCAGTTATTAGTAAAAATAGAGATATTCCTAACAGTAGTATACCTATTACGACTCCAGCTATCTCCTTATATAGTAATTTCCATACTACAATAGTTATCGCTGTTTGTCCTAGATTAGATTCAGATATTCTTATAGCCGAATCTTCAACTGCCTTTAGTGTCTCATTTACTGCAACTCCAATCTCTTTTCCGAGACTTGCATATTCAGATACTTCTTTGATTTCACCCTTTATAGCTTTCTCTGTTGTTATCTTCTCAATTTGAGTTCTAGTATCGCTTGGCAACTTATCATAGTCTTCTTGTGATATAGTTATCTGAGAAAAAGCTGCTACGCTCATCCAGAGCATAGCAAGCATAAATACAAGGAACTTTTTCATTAGTCAAGCCATTCAAATTCTCTACCTTCAAAATGTCTTGCAAAACAAGCATCAAACACTAGCTTTCCAAACTGAGTTGACACATATTTTGCAATTTCTTCAGATTTGCACGCTAGCATCCCGACACTGGAAACGGCATAGCCGACGTCAATGACAGAAGCGAAAAAGCCGAGACCCGCACTGCCGCCATAAGACGCGCAGCCGCCCACCAACGCGAATTTCTCGCCCTGATAACGGAAGTGACCAATGACCTCTGCATCCTTCGGAACTGATTTCATTCTAAAGAAGCGAACCCAGGGATACCATATAGTACCAGTTAACAGATTGAACTTGTGACCTTCATTTAGCGCATCCAAGACTGTCTGCAACTTAGCTAGAGAATTTACAGATCTATTATAGTAAATAGTATCTCTAGTAACACACCCTAGATAGTTTACAGCATCCTCATAGGTTCTTATCCGTCCCATAATGTTTTCTGGAACGATTTCAACATTGCCAGTTTCGGCATTATAGATGGGTTTATAACCATCTGGACATTCAATTTCAATTGTCTTTTTCATTCGTTATAATATTTAATAAAACATGATTAGGGTGTTATAGCGGACTCGAACCGCTGACCTCTACAGCCACAATGTAGCGTTCTGCCAACTGAACTAATAACACCATCAAATTATTCGAATAGCGGCAGCAACTTCTTTCCTAGTATCTTCACCGCTTTCTGTACATCAGCTACAGTTCTAAAATAAACAACACCTGGATATTTTACGTTTTGATGCATAACGACGTACACTCCTTTTATATCAGTTTCCGTCTTTCCAGATAGAGAAGAACCCCTTCCAAGGAAATAACCGCTGTTACTCTCTGTTTTATTCCAACCATTGTTTAAGTAATTAGCTACTATTTGTAGACAAATTAGAGACTTAGTTTGCTCTGATATCCCTAAAGGTAAAAATAGCACATCCCAATCCTTTTCAGATTCTAATATTTCTCCAAGAGAAGGGACTAGAACTTCTTCACTAAAAGCGGTAAGAGCTAATTTTTTCAAGTCTTCATTGCCACTCTCATACCATTTACGCGCCTGTTCTAAAGTTATTTCAAGGCAAGCTTTTGTTTTATTCATTTTATTCATTTTATTTATTAGTTTTTAATGGACACCAATCTGGAATTAATACCTTTTCATAAGGTCTTAACATTCCTTCAATTAATTTATTAGCCTCCTTACAGAATGCTTTCTCGTCATCATCATTGAACCAGTCATTAGGATCTGGGTCAGGATAGATTCTGCAGTTAGGACATTCTCTACACTGCTTAATTTCTTTTTGGAATACTACACTAGTACCAGATTTCTGGCAAGTATCCTTTTCCGTACTCATAAGTTATCATTTTAATCTTTTATTAAAGGTTTAAACAATTCCCATCCTTCATTCCAGTATGATTCTTGTCTGTTCATCCAGAATAGAGAGGGGTCTACTATTACTCCGTCTTCAAACTCATATAAACCAGCAGAGTTCATAGTTATCCACTCATCTCTACTGAAGTATCTATGTCTTACTTTCTTTCCTCCAGACATAGCTTTAATTGCTTCTTCTTTTGTCATAATCTAATTAATTATAGTGTGTGGGAGGTGAGCGAGTCGAACGCCCCGAGCTATAAAGCAGCGCATTTACAGTGCGCTCCGCTACCATCTACGGAATAACCTCCCATCTTATTAAACTAAAGATACCTTAAAAGGAAGATACTTCTCTCCTAAGCTTATAGAAGATGTTGCAGAAATTTCAGTTCTTGGAATAGAATAAAATTCAAACTATTCAGTCATTGCGAATATTAAATCGCATTTGTTCTAGTCGAAGGTTTTTACTTTTCCTGTTCCACTCTGATTTCCTCCACTTACTTTAAGATTTAACTGATAGTTCCCATTATCTTTCTTACAAGTAGTAGTCTTTACCTATACCTTTAATAGGGTATTTCCAGTATCGACAATTATATCATAGTCTTGGGAGTCGGTTAACGGAATACTTATAGTATAACCTAGCTTTGAATAGTATGCTATAGCATAAGCTAATCCTACGTTTCCCTACTTAGTAAAGGTTGAAAATTCTCTTAATTCCATAAATTTAATTTTTGATTATTAACTAATCTATATAAATAGACTGATAGTAGTCTATCCAATAGTCTGCTTCCATATCTTCAAAAATCTCTTTAAGCTCTTCGTCAGATAATCCTTCGTACTTGTCTTCCATTATAGCTTTCTTCTATTAAATAGATTAAAGTAACTTGCTGAATAAATATCACATAATGCCTTATACTTTTTAGGAACTGGATAGTTAAAGTCATCAAAAGCAGATTCTTTAATAAATCCGTCTTTGAGAGCCATACTAGCAGTAGTAAAAGCAATGTTACATTTGTTCTTTTGTGCCCATGACATAATATCAGTCATTTTGGAGTTAAAGTACTCTTTGTCGTTTTCAAGTAGTAAATAGATTTCTACTCTACAAATAGCAGGATTATTAAATCCTTGTTTTCCCTGTCTTAATTCTATCTTAGACACGAAATTTAAGTCTAACAAATCAGCTATTCTTTCCTTTGCGATAATTCTTGAAATTCTTATCATCTTCGTGAAAATAAGTAAACCCTATAGTAGCTATTATAGCTATTTCTAGAGTAATAAATACTAAAAATCCTATTAACATATTCATTAAATTTGTGGGAGTGGAAGGATTCGAACCTTCTAAGCCATAGGCACTTGATTTACAGTCAAGCCCAACTCTCCAACGTTGGCGCACTCCCATACAATTAACAGATTCGTTCTAATTAACATAGCTGTTACCGTTCTTCCATTTGGCACCCCAAATCATCTAACAGCTAATAGCCGCAGTGCGTGGTAACGATATTAAGGACATTGCCTCTGTTAATCGGAGTAATCAGGGATTCATCTAAAAGGCACCCTACAGTCCTAATTGCTGTACTAATAGTGAATGTTGATTACTTCTTGTCTGGATAGCAGGACTCGAACCTGCGGTCTCTACATCCCAAATGTAGCATCTTACCAACTCGACTATACCCAGATGCAAACACGTGTTTCACAACAAATGTTTACTAGCGGAATAAAAGAAAAAGACTACCCCTATTAATAGGGAATTATTTCTCTATCTTAGAGAAAGTATAATTTAATCTTTCTATAGATATGATGCAATCTTTTGCAAAGTTTATACCTTTTGTCTAATTATTAGCTGGAGGTTCCTCCCTAATAGTAATAGAATTTCTATTAGCAACATCACATTCTGGAAATATATAGATGTTATGAAGGTCGCAACATATCATAATATCTATTTCATCCTCGTTGTATTTGTGAACGGTCCCTTTGTTATAATTATTACTTGTTAAACTAAAGTTCAACGAGTTATTTACAGTTTTACTCGCAGTAGTTTTCACCTAAGTTCTGTAAAACTTGTTATTATAATATATAACAAAATCAAATGGTAGATTGTCAGACATTGGTAATAAAATATCTAATCCATATTTTGATAATTCACCAATGGCTATACGCTCTCCTATTTCTCCGAGCTACTTTTTATTTCTTAATTCGTCTACATTTATCATAGCTTAATTATTTAAAGTTAGTTCTCCCTAAGAGAGTCGAACTCTTGTCTTTCGATTAAAAGTCGAAAGCTCTACCGTTGAGCTAAGGGAGAATAATAGTCTTTCCTTCCAGATTCGAACTGGAATTATCTGTTTAGAAGACAGAGGTTCTATCCATTGAACTAAGGAAAGGATAACTAAGAGTTTGTCTACTATTATACAGTATAATCTAGATTTCTCTTAGTTAAGAATTGTTAAATCTTCTCTTCAGAGATTAGTGCGTTCCCACAAGTAATTCGGTCAGAATCTTCCTCCTTAGATGGAACAAACACTATAACATCCCAACCTTCTTTCAATAAAGGTTGTTCGAATTGACGATAAACATTATAATCAGAGTAGCCAGTTACTTCAAAACCATTCTCAACTGCGGATGCAGTTTCATGAATAGGGGTTATTTTCACAATAAACTTCTCTTTATCGAAAAGTCTAGATAACTCCTTTGCATCCAGAATAGTCTGTGCAGTAACTGGGAAATTCAACGTATACTTTCTACCTTTCGGCATAGGTAAACGACTAGCCATTTCTGAAATAGTAGCTAATGAATGACTTTTGTTGTCAAATAGCTCTCTTCTCTGTTCATCATCAGTAGAATTTATTGAGAATTGAAGACCTGCCTCACCTCCGTAGAAATCATTCTTGATTCCACACCAAGTTTGTATGAAGTTCTCTAGTTTTCTATTAGCTCTAGGAAGCATAGTAGAAACTACTGGATGGACAGTCTTAGCTATCAATCCACAACTCTTTACTACTTCTTTTAGAACAATCCCAAATGCTAGCACATTATCGTTCCAAGTTGGCTCTCCCATTCTTGCGAAATGCACATTGAATCTGTCAGTATTCCTAACAGTCTCATTCTTGATAATGTTTCTTATTTGCCATTCCATCTCTTCAATAGAAACGTTTCCATGGAATCCAAATTTCGGAACATCACAGAATTTGCATTCCATTGGACATCCTTTCTGAGTGGAAATAGTTGCAACCCACTTCTTATTAAGGTCAACTTCAGTATTAGCTACTCCGTTAATCTCCTTAGTTAATCCTAGGAAATTAGCTTTGATATTGTTCTCTTTTCCATAGTCTCCTACGGTTAGAAATTCAAGTTTATGTTCTGTATCAACATAAATCTTTCCTGTGTGAGTAAGTATTGTCTTCATTGTTCTTCAATTGCCTTCCAAATGATAATTAATATTATGAATACTACTATATAGGTCATGGTACAATCCTCCAATCCAATCTATTCATCACTATTCTGAATTTGTTAGCTTCTGACCAGCTACGGAAAGACCTAACGATCTTCCCGTAACTGTCCAACAGATAATATTTCATACTTAACTAGCTCTCCATTAATATGAATTGTACAAAGGATTATATTGCCTACAATAATCATAGTTTCCACCATAATTATCTCACCGTTTATTTCGGTGATTCTTCTCATTATTGCCATAAACTAAATACTTTTTTTGTTAGTGGATAGTTTCCTCTCCACTTTGTTGCATACTTAAATACACGAGAATCGCCTGTACGACGCCAAGTAGATCGAAATAGCGGGAATAAAATCGCCATAACGACAAGTCCAAATACTAGAACAATGAAAGTTAAACCTTTCAGTATATGTTCTAATAACCAAACGGGTAAAGTAATGCCCCATCTAACAATTGCTAATAAATCTTCCATATTAGTTCTCAACTATCAGAGTGTTATGGATTCTCAATTCCTCTTCCGAAATCGGAATTAATTCTCCAAATACTCTTATGTATTTTTGTTCTTTGATTACTAATGATGTGGTAATTTCAGTGATTACCTCGATGTTAGCATTGTGCCATCTCTTTAAATACTGAGAATGTATTCTTCTAGACAATTCGTAGTTGTCTGAAGATGCTATTCTCGCAGCTTTGAATCTTTTTCTCATGGTTTTCTTTTTAATTCGTTAAATCTTTTTCTTGCTAATTTTCCATTCACAAATGTTTCTGTAACTGTTCTGATGCCTTCTATGTGAATGGTATACTCGAAGGCGTGGGTTCCAGTGAGAGTTATCACTCTTCCCCATGAATCTGTAAATCTTGCGCGAACAGTTGAATCGCAGTGTAATCTGTTGAATTTTCTCATTTTCTTTTTCTTTTAATCCTGACTACCTATTTCTAGGTAGTTTCGTCTTAATTTTCAAAGACTCATCAGAGGATCTTCATATAAACCCAATTTATACAATTGCATTATTTCTTCATCTTTACTTTTAGGGTCTAATATAGAAAGACCTTTTCTTATTTTTTCTAATCTTTCTAAATTGTTTTTCCTCGATAAATCGTTCATGCATGTAACTGCACTGAATCCGTAGTCTGTTTCAGTCATTATAAATAGTCCTGTATCTGTGACAACTGTAGAATCAAATATTTTTCCTAAGCAAAAATCTTTGCAGATATTCCTTAGTATATTATCTAGTCCTACAATTTTAAACCTCTCGTTATACCTATCTAAAAAATGACGTGTAAACTCCAGTACTGTAGTATCAGTAGAATAAGCATATATTCTTTTGCCACATTTAGTAAATACCGTATAATTTAAACTATTTCTACTTAGACATTTCCATACTAAATAATATCTGTTATTTCCAACTTTCATCTGAGTTATTTCTCCAAAGTGTGGAAAAGTCATTTGATTTTTCATTTTCAACAGTATTCGCCTTTTCTTTACGGCCATTCTTTCTGCAATTTTATCTATTGAGTCTATATCGCGGTTAAATTCCCTGACAATATCTTTACCTGTCATCGTATCTACAATCATAAATTACTATCTATTAAATTATTAAAAGTGCTGTTTTACTTCTAAGCCAGCAAAGGGCGAAGGACTTCCAATTCTCAGTTTAATTCGTATCCAAATTTTCTAAAAGCTTCTACTACTAGAGTCAATGTATGCTTTCCTACATTTCTAACTCTTAGTATATCTCTCTTTGAATACTGTTTAACGAAAGTACTTAGAGTTATGGTTACGTCATTAGTAACAGACCTTAAAGCATTATTTGCCCTAACATCTAGCTCTTCAAATAGAACGTAGATAGGAACATCTATTTGCTCCTTCTTAATTTTCTCTGTCTCGTAGATTACTCCTAGAGAATCTAACACTTTCTTATAGAGCTTAGATTCTTCTGCATTGATAGACTGTTCTTTAATCTTGATAATTTCCATGATAAACATTTTTATTAATTATTACTAGAACTATTAGTTTCAGCTTGAATAGCTTACTTATCTCCTAAACCACGTAAAGGTTGTTCTTATCTTAGGAGTAGAGGCACCGCTGTGCCTCACAATTGTCTCAGAACTTTCCTGTGCCTATAGCCAAATGGCTATTTTCGATTATATAGTGTATAATCTCACAATACTTTGCCTTATCTCTCGATAAGACATCTCTCCAGTATCAAGGAGCATACTGTTTGGTATAAGAGATGCTCTGCATTAGTCTCTGGGCGTACCCATTATAGTCCTTAACAGCAAATAGAGCCTACAAGTAGCTGTAGTCCTCAAATACTAAGTTCCCCACTCCGGGTTTGAACCAGAATCTCCTTCTTTAGAGGAAGGCGCAATGCATTATACTAATGGGGAAAACTCTATCTTGGCAACTAGTATAAGATAGGGAGTTATTCAACTACTTAATTCTCAGTTTCCTATACTGAAAATCAAATAGCTACGTTACTAACGTTCACTAAGAATATAGGTAGCTAATCCATATTCTTGCGACTGAGTTCGAGGTAGGAAATATACCCTTATGAGGTATCCTCTTATCAGCTAGCCTTATTAATCTAGCGGCTTATACCAGGCAACTTCTAATACAATTGCATAACATATAAAAATATGACATACATGGTCTACTGGTATGTCAGCAGTACTTTCATATATTGCTATAAGTGACCAATCTTATAGCTCAATCCTCCTTACTCATGAGATAAGTTTGCGAACTCTCATTTTCATTAATAGCAGTTATTTTCGGATATTGGGCTATCTGCGTAACCCCGCTTTTTGTTGCCTTTTTATAGGCTAATGTTAGAGTAAATAATCATTGTAGTATGAGTTATAAAACTCGTCCTACTGGCGATTTTTTGAAAACTGGAAAAAGTAGGAAAATCTGCCTTTGAGTTTGTGGAACATTCTTCTCCTTACTTGCCCATATTTTCTTTTGTGAAACTGAATTTTCAAAAGAAATGATAGTCTTTCCTATCAGCCAGACATAAAAACTAAAACTACTACAAAAGTTAACTCGGTTTTGATTTTTTTTTGTTTTGTTGTTGATTTCTCCGTTGACCAATGATGGAGTTCATATGGGCATTTTATTTATACTCGTAATACCTTAGAGTTGCACGTTTGACTTATTTTAAATCTCGTTGTGCGCTGAGATTGACTCTAAGATTCGGTCACACTCTCACTTATTTATACACGAGAGAGTCGTGTTAATCTACAAAGACAATTCTTATTACTTTTGGGATGTCTTCTTCTGACTTTTGATAAGTCATAATCCATGCTTCAGAAGTTTTACAATAAACTCTGTCCGCCTTGAGATTTAACTTTTCTCCAGTCTTTGGGTCATAGATTATTCCCCAGCTATACAAACACTTTTTCGTTCTGAACTTTTTTCTCGTGTCCATAACTACAAAGATTATTTGTATATAAAAGAAAGGGGATTTCTCCCCAATCTTTTACTCGTAATCCTCAACCTCAAGTTTGTAAGTTCTCTTGGTGTAAGCCGGAACTCCTCCGTGTGCTTCGATGTCCTCAGAGGTGATGCTCTTTACCACAAATGTTACTTTATGGTCAATGCACCAAACAAGAAAATTTGCATTTTCCAAAGGAGTAGAACCAATAGCAGGAGCTTCGTCGTCGATAGTTACACCAGCGAAGTGTTTAGCTCCAATTGATGCACCGCTGTCAGTTGTGAAAGTGATAGGCACAAATCTTGCTTGTCCTTCTCTTTGTGTATTGTTTGTCAATTCCATTTTGTTCATAGCAACAATCTGGAACTTATCGCCCTTCTTCAAGCCGACAACAACTGAACGTTCATTACCTTCCAAACCTAATGAGTTTACCACTGATTTAGCACGTTCTTCTACGCTGAGATTACTGTTCTTTAATTCTTCGAGTGTCATAATACTAAAAATTTTTAATTTGTTAATACTGTGAGTTACTTTTGTTTTTGTTTTAGTTTTATATCAATATACAGGGGGGGACTAAAGGGGTTGTGGACCGCCATAACAGTCTCTCATATAATTTTCGGAATCTAGGTAATTTTCACCTGTATATAAATTCCGAATTTATTAAACCCCCAGGGGGCTATTTATATAAAGTACCTGTACCCATTTGCGGATAACTAAATGAAATATGTATAATATTAGAATTAGAATTTTTTAACTTTGTATTTAACTTTTCAGAAGGTATTGTTGTATATAACTAAAAAAGAAACAATTATGATTACAGACTTAGAAACATTACTAAATTAGGACGAGTTTAAGAATCTCGTTGATGCAATTAATAAGAACTAGGAGTATTATCTATCAAGTAATGGTCTAACCATTAAAGCGGAATCTACAGATGATTCTTTATTCTTATTAATATCTTATGAGAGATAGAAAGAGGAAAGCTGTCTAGCTAATGAAGAAGTAGGCAAATTCCAGAAATACTTAGAATCTTTAGATGATGATTTATTTATAGATGTCTGCGAATATCTAGGGGAATCCGAACTGAATAAAATTCAAGAATGTTTGGAAAGTGGAAAATTGGAATCAGTAAGAGCTGGAATTACTAAATTCAGAATGGCATTATCTAATGTGGTAACTATGAAAATAGAACAACTGAAAGCATATGTATGAACAAATAGCTCAAATAAGAATACTCCTTGCTAATGTAAATGCAACCATGTAGGCTTTATTTCACGAAAACGAACAGCTAAGGAAAGAACTAGAGAAATTGGCAGCGGAGAATAAATCTCTAAAAGAGAAATAAATACTGCCCTATGGTGTAATGGTCAGCACAGATGACTCTAAATCATTTAGTCTGGGTTCGAATCCTAGTAGGGCAACGCCAAAATTAATAGTTATGATAAATTTAAATGAGAATTATGCTGTAACTCCAACAGGAGCTAAGACCCTTATTATTGAAGAGGGAGATGATTGGAATAAAGTTTGCGATAAGGTAGTTGGATGTAGATTTGATTACATATTTGTACCTCAAGAATTTGAGAATCAAGCCTGCTACTTTCTTCCACAAATAAGTATTCAAGGAAAGCAGATAGGTAAGATATGTACTTATAAAGTAGTGAAATGAAACAGTGTGCAGTCGTATTGAATGGTAATGATGTTGTCAAAGTTTCTAATTTAAAAAGAAAGTATGACAAAATAATGAGTAATCCCAATATGAAAATATTGGAGGAGTGTGATAAGGAAATGCTAGATGAGAAATACAACTACTGGAATAGAACATTAAATAGAAATATAGAAGAGGAGAAAAATGAGGAAGCAAAACTCCATCATTTTAGGAATCCAAAAACAGGTTGCACTATAGCAAGTATCTATCCAGATTTAGAGGAATGTAAATCATATATAAAAGACTGGATGGATTATGTTAAACTTGACTGATAAATACAATGAACTAACTAAGCCAAATTTAAAAGAGTTATCTGAAACTATACTCCTAGCAGCAGAATCTTTAATTGAGATTGTTGCAGAAGAAGGAAAACAAAATGAACAATGGTTTCTAGATTACCTAGATGAATTAAATAGACTAAGTGTAATATACTAAAATATATGGATAAAGAATTTAAATTTGAAGTCTTTATTAACGGTCAACTAATAAATATGATAAAAGCCGGATATTTAGAAAGTACACTTAGAAGTGTTCCGGAGAATAAATCATTACTGATTGATATATGGAATGTAGTTGACAATTCAGTTAGAAATCTAATTAAAAATGGACTATATAAAGACACTACACTAGAAAAAGCAATAATTGATAATACATTTGAGGGATATGATAGACTTTAAAAAGACATTGACAAACTTACATAATGAATTTCCAGAATTTGACTTGGATACATTATTTAAAATAGTAGATGCTATAGTAGAAACTTCTACTCCTACAATAACCATCCCAAGTGGTATTAGATAGCCATCAGATAAACCTTGGTGGGAGGATGGTATAAATAGAATCACTTGTACTTATGATACAAAGTATAATGTTAAATAAAAATAGGCGAACCTAATCTCTAGGCTCGCCTATTTTGTTATATAATATAGTACCAATCAGTTCTCTCCATGACTCCCTTTTCTCTAAGCTATTTATTATCTAAATGATAATCTCCGTTTCTGAAATTCAATTCCTTTTTAGAATAATCCCAATAAAAATATCCTCTCCATCCAGGAAGTAAGAGAGTACGACCTGTTGCCGCGTGTAAAGTTGCTTTGTTATAGTCCATGTTACTTTTTAAATATAAATAGTAAATATAGATATATTCTTAATACAATCTCTTTAATGCACTTAATAATGTTTTTCATCGTTTCTTAGTTTTAATAAATCCATAAGTTCCCTTCTTTAATCTAGTAGTAGGAATCCATCCATTATCTAGAATAGACCTATGTCCACTCGGTTTATGTATCTTAGCCCCATCTTCGTGTTTCCATTTAGAAGCATTTCTAGCAAAATTAGCTCGCTTCTTCTAAAGAAGGGTAGCGTTAGGATTGTTTAGTACATGCTTAGCGTGTTCTTGTACAGATTCTCCTGCTGCCTTGGCAGATGCTGTAAATTTGCCTCTGTTCTTCTCTTTAATGTGAATGCCCGACCCATTTTTGAAAATTGGACACCCAAATGTTGTAATTTTCTTACTGTTAGACATTTTTAATATAATGTATTATTTATTGATTTGTATCTTACAAAGAATATTAATATACTTGAAAAGTATCAAATAAATATAGATAAATGTGATAAATGATTAAATGAATTATGACTAATGGACAAAAGTAAAATTACAAAACAAAATGGGAACATAGCTTTTGAGGAAGAAGCTCATATTTATTATGATGTTACAAAGCCAGAACAGAAGTTTATATCTGTAACGACTTTAATTCATTCTTTCACCCAACCATTTGATAAGGAGTTCTGGTCAGCATATAAAGCACTAGAGAAACTCTTACCTAAAGAAGATTGGGCTATAGAAAAAAAGTCTTTGTTGAACACTAAGAAATTTGATAAAGTTCTACTTGAACTTCATAACATTACAGAAGACGAGTTTAATAAAGAGCAACAAACTATCTTAGATGCTTGGGATTTAGAGAATAGAAACTCATGCGAGAGGGGAACTAAAATCCATGCAGATTTGGAAAACTCTTTCTATAAAAAGAAACAGAACATAGACCTTAGTAAATATCAAATAGGTGGCAAGTTCGAGTGTATAAAAGACCACAATGAATTAGACTTAGAGAATGGTGTATATCCTGAGTATTTAATATCTAGAGTATCGGATGATGGAAAGCTAAGAATAGCAGGACAGATTGACTTATTAGTTAAAAGAGGAAATAAGATAATTATAGGAGACTGGAAGACCAATAAGAAAATAGAAACTAAGAGTTTCTTCAATTCTAAAACCAAAACTTCTGTTAAGATGAAATATCCTCTAAATAATTTAGATGATGTTAATTACTGGCACTATACTTTACAATTAAGTACTTATGCTTGGATGATTCAAAAGAAAAATCCAGAGTTTGAAATAGAGGATTTGGTTTTGGTACATTTCGACCATAATGACAATATGACAGTATATCATTTGCCATATCTAAAAGATGAGGTTATAAAAATGCTAGCCTTCTATAAGAAGGAATCTATATTGGCAGAAAATAAAAGAAAACGTCAACGTATTGAATATTAATTATGACACTAGAGGAAATAGAAGAAAGATTTGAGATATGTAGACGCTGTCCAATATGTGACCAAGATAATGGATTATGTAATGGGCATTTGTATCTAAATCCAAAGAATAATGATATAAGTATAAGCCCTAAAGAAGGGTATATAAAGGGATGTGGATGTTTACTAGAGAAGAAGATTCCAAACGAAAAGAAACATTGCCCAGCAGGGAAATGGTAATCTATGGAACTCCTATATTATATAAACCAGATAAGCATTATATACTTACTGTCCAAAATATAAACGAGAAGGAGGAAGAAGATATGATATGGAAATGGATTAAAGCAATATTTATTAAACCTTTAACAATATTGAAAAGTATATATTTCAATATATTCGGAATAAATCAAGATTTGACAACCAAAAGATTAAAAATTTGTGACGCTTGTTCCCATAAATTACAAACATCTGTTGGGGAAGTGTGCGATGAATGTGGTTGTATATTAGAGAATAAAACAAGAATTGAAGATGAACATTGTGATTTATGTAAATGGTAAAATGAATTATGGAAACTTTAAGAACAGAATTAAACAGTAACGAAAAACTAGCACTATCATTAACTGGAATGGAAGGTACGGGAGAACATTTTATTTTAAATGGAGAGGCTGCAGACCAAACATTATTAAGAGAAAAACAAGAAAAGTTTAATACCGCAGTAGATGAGTTAGAAGATAAATTCTCTAAACATAATCAGGCACTAGAGGATTACGCTAAATCATTATCTAACGATATGAATGGAGTTGAAATTATGCCGATGTATGGGTATGCATTAATTAAACCCTTTGAACAAAACCCATTCCAAAAAATAAAAACTACTAAAAGCGGTCTTATTACTGATTTAGGTGGATTTACTCCTACTTATAAATCTAATGAGACTGGAGAAATTGAAGAAGAGCAACAATTTATTAAGGTAGGAACTGTGATAGAAGTAGGACATAAGTGTGAGTTCTTGAAGCCTGGAGATATTGTATTTTATACAATAGCTAGTGAATGTATGGTTCCATTCTATAAACTAGGATTTGTAGTAGTTAATGAGAATAGAATCATGGCTGTAGTTAATGAGAAACTAACTGAAAGAAGAGACGAATTGAAGCATGGAAACAATTGATGAAAAAGTTTATTTTAAGCCTGGGGATTGTGTTACTTTACGGTAGTGTAAAGTAATGCACTCTCCAGTTATGCTTGTTCTAAGAAGAGAAGCAGCTTTATTTAAAGATAACCAAGGATTACGAGGACTAAGATGTAGATGGTTTACTGATTCTGGATTAATGCAGGAAGCAGTATTTAATACAAAGGATTTAATTAAAGTAGAAGAGTAATGGCTAATTAGGAAGAATTACAGAAAGCATTCATGGCATACTTGATACAAGATGCCCAAGCACAAGGGATACAACTACAATCAGAGCAAGATTTATAGGCTTACGCTGAGTAGCTTGGAGAAGATGGAATCAAAGCCAAGTATCAAGAATTTATGTAGAAGATGCAAGGCGGAGTTATGGCTAGACTTGGAGCTAAACTAGAATACTATAAAAAATTAAAAGGAGTATGCCCAGAAGGAGAGGAACTTGTTTATTTTAAACAGGGAGGAAGAATCTGCAAAGCTTGCCAAAAAGCATAGAAAGGAACTAAGGTTACTAAGAAAGCTAATGAAGTTGACAAGTTCAAGGCTGGAAGAGCTTAGTATAAAAAGGATATGAAATCTGCAAAGGATGAAGCATCCAGAGATTCTGTATCTATTAATAAATATAATGACTAGGAGGTCATGGCAAATAGAGGACACAAGGGAAACTTTAAAAATGGAAAATGGGTTCCAGATAGAACAAAGTATGCTAAGAAAGATGCTTGTGGTTCTAAAATGAAAGTAAGTAAATGCGGTTCTAAAATGAAATAAAAAGATTAAAGATGTTAATGTTAATGATTGATGAGTATGAATGTATTTAATTATAACACTTTAACTAAATAGTTAGAAATAAATGAACCAGAGCTTCTTCTAGTTAAAGAGTTTAAGGCTTTGATACAGAGAGATAAATCTGTTGACAAGGAACGAGTAACTAGAGAATTATCTTACATTTATCTAGCTATTGATTGGAAGAGTCCCTATAGCCAATATTCAGAACATGAAAGACATGATGAAGCTATTAGTGACTCTGGACTATCTGAATCCGAATTTAATGACCCGTTATTCAGGGAAGCCTGTAGAAAATACCGAGCATTGTAGGATTCTAACAAATCAATAAAACTTCTAGAAGCAGCTAAAAGAGCAGCTGACTAGTTTATTGATTATTTTGATACTATAGTAGATTTAAATGAACGTGATAATAATGGCAAACCCGTCTTTCAAGCTGAAAAGGTAATGAAAGAAATGGCTACTCTTCATAAAGTTCATGAAGAATTAGTAACACTAGAAGAGCAGGTTAAGAAAGAGCTTACAGAACAATCTACTGTAAGAGGTGGAGCTACAGACGGCTTTGACCCAGGAGACTTTTAATTATGCCTAGAAAGAAAAAAATATTACCTGAAGAAATCTAGAATATAGTAGATTAGGTAAGAGAGAAAGAACAAAAAGAGGATGCCAAAGAAGCTAGAGAACTAGTATAGAAGATAAGAGAGGAAAGAGGCAAAAATGCTGATTATTGGGATGTAAAAAGAGGAGATAAGATAGAGGTATTTGACCCTACTTTATCTTATGAAATAACTGGATATAGACCAATAGATGAAACACATGGTCTTGATTTCGACCCAGATTGGTTTACTGAGACCAGAGAAGTATATAGAAAAACTGGAAAGTATTGTCCATATCTAAAAGATAGTAAGAGATATAATGAGTTTTGGAAGGAATAGTATAGAAGATGTAAATATGGAATGACTGTTAATGGTTATACAATTACTGGAGATAACTATTTCTTCCTAAACTTCTACTAGCTTCCTATTATTGATGATAACAAGGCATCTGGAGAAGGAACAAGTAGTGACTTTCCTATATTTTTCGCATCTCATTATATGTTCTTTCATTATCTATAGATGGCTAGAGTTCTGCATAAACACGCAGCTCTTATGAAAGCTCGTTCTATTGGATTCTCTGAAATAAATGCATCCTTATCTGCAAGAATGTATTCAGTAATCAGAAGAAGCAGAGTAATGATTACCTGTTTTAATGATACCTTCCTTAAAGGTACTTTTAGTAAGTTTGATAATGCTTTAACATTCTTGAATACTTGTACAGGAGGAGGATTCTTCAAACTACGTTTGATTGACCAAGACTTAAGAAAGAAGTCCGGTAAACAGATTAAGGTAAACGGACAGTTTGAGGATGTTGGATTTAAATCGGAAGTAGTTGGAATAAACGGAGCTAAGGCATCTAATATTCGTGGAGACCGTGTTGACTTATTAATATATGATGAAGCAGGATCTTGGCCTGGACTAGATACTGCTGTAGTGTAGGGACAAGAGCTTTGTGAAGTTCAAGGTAAACCTCGTGGAACAATGTTATTTGGAGGTACTGGTGGTGATATGGGCGCTCCATTAGCAGGTCTTAAGAAGATATATTATAATCCAAAAGCTTACAAAGTTCTTCCATTTAGACATAATTATACCCAGGATGGGACTACTATTGAAAGTGGGTTCTTCATTCCATATTTTGTCTAGTCTCTAAATTCAGAATACATGGACCATAGAGGTGTATGTAATACAGTAGAATATAAGAAGTATCTATAGGAAGAGCGCGACAATTTATTAGCAGTTCCAGATGACTATCTAAAGAAGTGTGCTGAACGATGTTGGAATGCAGAAGAAGCATTTAATCTTGAAGGTGTTAACAAGTTCAACAAGATTCTTATTGCGGACCAGTTAGCTAATATAAGACTTAAGAAAATAGGACCAAGACCAGAATCTGGATACATAGACTATTTCTATAAAAATAATAAACACACCTAGGATAATATAGATGGTTTTAAATGGATTCCTAATATTAACGGAAAAGTAAAAATACTTGAACATCCTGTATGGTCTGATTTGTATAAAGAGTAGATGGATAAACTTAGATAGGAAGCCGAGGAAAGGGGAGAAGAATTTGAATCTCCAGCGTACAAAGAAATGCATGATTTATATGTTGCAGGAATAGACGGTATTGATATAGGAGCTAGTCAAACTTCAAAAGAAACAAGAGATCCTTCTGATTTCTGTATAACTATAAAAAAAAGAGCATTTGGTCTAAACGAACCGTAGTATGTTGCTATGTATAAAGACAGACCTAATGACATTAGAGAAGCCTATAAAATAGCTATGTGTTTAGCTAGATACTATAATTGTAGAATAAACATAGAAGCTACCCGTGTAGGTATGATTACCTGGGCTAGAGAAAAGGGTTGTTTAAACTACTTTATGAAAAGACCTAGAGCTACTCTAACAGACGTCAAGAATGGAACTACTAAATAGTACGGAACACCCGCTACCAAAACTATTATAGAACAACATACTGATTTGACAGCAGCCTTTATTGAGGATTTCTGTCATACTATATGGTTTGAAGAAATGTTAGACCAATTTACTGGATATAATGATGAGAATAAAGGTAAATTCGATATTGTAGCAGCTGTGGGAATGACAGAATTGGCAGACTAGGAATTGTCAGGAAGATAGCCAGTGCTTGTTGAAAAAGAAGTTGAACAATTCCAAGATTATGGTTATTATTACGACGAGAGAGGAATCAAAAGATTTGGGGTTATACCAACTTCTAAGACTTTTGAAACTAACATACAAAAAAATGAATACGATGACCCATACAGAATTGAAACAAGTGATCCTAGGTTATATGAGAGACTTGTACAAAATGGAATACGTAGGTGGGCTTGAAATTCAGAACCTAGATCCAGTTGGTTATAAGGTATCGTTTAACTTTGATAGGTCAGAGATGCCTTTAGTCATTATAGCTGATTTACCTGATGAAGAATTTCTCCCATTTATAAAGGAAGAATTAAGAAGTAGGAAGTTACAAAGAGTTAAATACTATAATGCAACTAAACTTCCTCCAGAACAGCATAATTTATGTTATGAAAGAAAAAGAACTGATAGACAAGACGAACGAGGCTATTGCGGAGCTTGTATATGATAAGTACGAATTATAGAAAGCCTATAATTACTATAACGGAAAGAGAGACCCAGAATAGTTTCGTTACCTGGAAGAAAACTTTGGAATAGGTAGTCCTACTTCTGTAGAATTTACACCATTACTAAAAAAGCACGTAGATGCTCTAGTAGGGGAATATCTAGGAACCCCTATCCTTCCGAAGATTTCTTGTAAGGATTCAGATACCATTAGTAATATCACCAGAGAAAAATAGTTAGAAATAACTAAAGGAATAGTTAAATTTCTTAGAGACCATTTAAGTAATTCTATTCTGAAATTTATCGACGGAAAAGATATTACAGATAAAGCCGTGAAGACTTAGTTAGATAAAATTATTCAAGACATTGATTAGTCTTTTATTTCTCAATATGAGATAGCTGCATAGAATATTATTCATTATATTATGCAGTCTAGAGAAACCGATTTAATAACTAAACTCCGATAGTTACTTACAGATTTATTAATTACTGGCTATACATTTTTCAGAGTAAAATCATCATCTTCTGGAACTAACATAGAAATAGAAGTTCTGAATCCTTTAAATACTTTCGTAGATAGGAATCCAGAATCTCCATATGTTAGAAATTCGTATAGAGTAGTAGTTAGAAAATGGATGAGTAAAAGCTAGATATTAGCTAAATACGGAAAAGAAATCTCTAGAGAAGATCTGAAAAGACTAAAAGATGAATGGAGAGCCGATGATTCAGCTGCAGTTTATAGAAGAGTTTATGGTGACACTTGTACTATAGTAAACGAAGACTAGAATCATGAAACTATTCCTGGATATCCAGATAATGAATATAGTGCTCATAGATTTTAGTTAATTCCTGTTTATGATGTAGAGTGGATAGAAACTGATGACGATTTTGTAATGTAGAGATACAATACCATTAGAATTGGAGAAGAAATATATATTCTGAGAGGTCTAGACAAGACTGTTATGAGGTCAAAAGATAATCCTAATTTCTGCTCTTTGTCTGTGAATGGGGTATATTTCTTAAATCGTTCTCAACAACCGTACTCTCTGATATTAAAGTGTGCACATCTACAGGATAGATATGACTTGTTAAATTATTATAGGGATAACCTGATAGCTAACAGCGGTACTGCTGGAGTAATCATGGATATGTCATTGCTTCCTACTAACCTAGGCGTAAAATGGCCAGAAAGAGTGTAGAAATGGTTAGCATACAAGAAGGGTGGTATCATGTGGATTGATTCTACTTAGGAAGGGAGAAATGACGGAGCGCAAGCACCTAACTAGATATACAATGGATTTGATGATACCTTAAAAGCTTAGGCTGTATAGGCTATTGAATTAGCAATTCAATCAGTAGAACAAACTACATCATCTATAACTGGAGTATTTAGAGAAAGATTAAATGGAATAGAAACTCACGATGCTGTAACTAATATTAAGCAAGGTGTTACTAACTCTTACATAGTAACCAAGCATTATTTCTAGTAGATGGACCTAATCACTTGTGAGATATTATTGGATAGTCTAAACTAGGCTAAAATAACATATAAGAAAGGATTGACTGGTACTATTATACTTGGAGATAAATACTAGCAGATATTTACAGCACTTCCAGAATATTTTACGGTTACTGATTATGACATCCATATAACTTCTAGCTCTGAAGTAATGGAAGATTTACAAACTATTAAAGCCATTATTCCAGAGTTTGTTAAAAGTCAGCAAATGGATCCTGACATCATATTTGAAGCACTAACTGCTAAGAGTCTTACAGACCTTAAATATAAGGTTAAGAAAGCAGTATAGATTCGTAAAGAAGAAAACAATTAGCTATAGCAGCTATAGGAAAAACTGGAAGAAACTTCACAATAGGCACAGCAGTTACAGCAAGAACTATAGAAAGCTTAGTAGAAGATAGAAAGTTTGGATGAATAGAGATTAGGATTAGAGTAGCAGAAAATGTAGTTAGAATATAAAGTTAACTGGCTCAAAGCTCAATCTGATTCTACATATAAAGATAGACAAATGGATATAGAAGAAAAGAGAACTGAAATAGAGTTAGCTTAGCTTCATGATGGAAATCCATATAATGACAAAATAAGACAAATACATTAATATGGCAACTGGAACAATTGTATATAATAAGGATTAGCAATAGATTTATCCTATTTCAGATGGTTCAGTAATTATTAGTAATGCTTCTGGTTCCAAATCAAATGTGGAAGAAGATTTAAAGAAACTATTTAAATAGGTGTCAGATCTTTCTGGTTCTAGTGAAGCGGTAAATAATATTATTATTAAGATTCATTACTTACCTGCTGATACTGCTGAAGAATCTGAGATAAAATTATCTACTAAATAGTGGACTGATACTTTTGAACTTCCAACTGAAGAGAATCCATACATCTGGAAAAGAACTAAATTTACTTTCTAGGGAGCTGACGAATCTCAGGGAACTACTATTTATGAGATTGTGGCAAGCGATGTTTCTACTATTATCTAGAATATATACACTAGAACTGAGGGAATAACTCCAGTTATTGAGTATAAGCAGAAAACAGATGAGGATGGAAATCCTCTATATGTAGATTCAGAAGGACATGAAACAACGACTGTTACTCCAACTAAGGCATATGACTATAATTATTATTGGAATGGGAAACCAGCTGGTAAATTAAATAGTCTACCACCGACTCCTGAAGGTTAGTCATATACATGGACAGACTATCCTCAAGATATTAGTTTATCATTTAGTTCAGTTTTTATGTCTAGACGTATACGACAAGAAGGTAAGTGGAAACCATTTTCTACTCCTGCTCAATATGGTCAATGGTCTACTACTGAGTCTTAATTATTATAATATGGAATTTAGTATTGATATACATACCCAGATTAACGGGGAAATAACTATTGAAGACTTTTCAAAGGAATATGGATAGTATATTGATGAAGATTTAGAGGTAGTAACTTCCTATGATTCTTATAAGTATAGTGAAAGTGCTACCCTAAATACTATCATAAAAGTTAGTATAGGAGATGCTACTTTGATAGACGTACTTCTCAATGACCATACAGAGGATTTAGACTCTTGTACATTTAAGGTGAAAGAAGATGGATATTATGTAGTAGACCACATAATTCTTCCTAATATGAAATGGTATGAAAATTCATCTGATGAATACAAGGAGTATTATGAAACTATCTATATAACTGATGGAGAGAAACTATATAAAGAAGTAGATGGAGAGCTAGAGGAATGTACTGTAAAAGAAATCCTTGAGAGAAATATAGAAGGAACTACTATCAAAAAATGTAAGGTAGATGTATTCTTTACAGGAAATCTGCAATAGTGTTATATTAACTACTGTAAGAAACTCTTTGACTCTTTATTAAATAAGTGTCTAACTAGAGAACATGATGCAGATATATTTGCAAGAGATTTTATCTGGATGACACTTAACATTATAGATTATTTAATAGGCTTTAAACAATTCATGGAAGCTGAAAGATTGTTAGCAATGTTCCGTACTTGCGGTGGATTCTGTAACAATCACCATGAACATAAACGTATAGGTTGTGGATGCTCTTAAAAGAAAGGCTATTAAAAGGTATGAGGATTTCCTTAAAAGGGTTAGAAAGGGATATAGACCAGATTATTAGGATATTTTGAATCTAATTTGTTTTATTAACCTACCCGTAAAATTAGATAATCACGAATTTATTAAATAGCAATTATTGAATCATAATGATACAGCCTATTTATACTTCGGTAAGCAATGCTGATATAAAGCCTTGTGGAAAGAAAGGACATTTAATAAAAAGTGAACCTATACCTCTCCTAAGAAACAACTATCTTGGAGAATATAGAACTGAATTAGAAAGAGCTAAGGTTAGAAAGAATCTAGGTATCGCTGATGAGTAGAGTCTTCTTTGGGGAAATATAGAAGGAACTATAGAAGCCTAGAAAGATTTAGTATAGTACATAGAATAGAAATGGACTTATACTAGTGATGTTGCAGAGAATATCAATACTGTAAAAGATGCCTTAGATTATGCTTTATTCTTTATAAGTTAGTACGAAGCTAATACAGAAGAAATAGAGGAAATAAAAGTTGATATAAGTAATATCAGAACTTCTATTACTGTACTTAAGGAAGAACTTGAAGAAGAAATTGAATCTAACAGAACTGGCATAAACAATCTTTCTGAGAAAATAACCTAGATTAATGAGGCAATAGAGGATATTAATGAGTCTATCAAAAATATAGATGTTGACAAAAACATCTAGAATTGGATAACTAATAGTCTAAGAAACTCCAAAACCATAGAAATAAAGGATGATAATACTCTAGAAGTAATTCTATCTTAGTAGGAGGATAATGCAATACATCTGATTCAGTAGGAAATTCCTCCAGTAGAGGAGGAAGGAGAACCTTCCACAGTAGTTCTACCTGGAATATATGTAAAAGACCTGGAACCATCTCTAACAGAGGTAAAGGAAGAAGTTAAGGGAGTATAGGAAGCTTAGAAGAACACTGATTCTAAAGTAGATTCTAATACTGAAAATATCACAAATATATAGACAAGTTTAGAAACTATAGCTACTTATTAGACGGAACTCCCAGATGATACTACTTCAACAGTAATTGAAGGGACTACAGTAGAGAAACTTAAGGGCAAGCCCTTTAATGAGATTATTGATACTTTACTATTTCCAACAGTAGTTAGAGATTTAGTATACCCATAGCTTTATTATAGTTTTACTTCTCAAATAGTAGAAGTAGGAACTGCTTTATTAACTCCTACACTTACATTTATAAAGAATGATGCTGGAGAAGAAACTGACAGACAAGAAACTATTACTTATAACAGTTCTCCTGTAGAGTCTGATACATATAATTCTATTGGTACTTATACTCACTCTGGTACAGTGAGTTATGCCGCTGGAGAATATTTGATAAACAATAAAGGAGAAGTTACAGATAAGAGAGTAGAAGCTGGTTCTATTTCCGCTACCGCTTAGGTAGTAGCCACATATCCTTGGTATTCTGGTAATACTGATAGTGTGATTAAATAGGCGCTAGTTCCTTTTGGACAATCGTCTGGAACTATCACATTTTCACTAAGTGGTAAGGCTATTATAAAATTGCCAGGAAGTAACACATAGTTAAATTCATTTACCGTAGATGGGGGACTTGGATATTTAAATGTAGACCTAAGTGGTTGGGAAACGTCTACCGAGTAGATAAATGGATTTACTTACAAGGTATGGACTAAGAAAGATACTTACTCCTCAGCATTGCCACATCAAATTAACTTTATTCTATCACAATAATGGCATTTAAATATACAGGTGATGCTACCTTAGGTGTCGCTTTAACCGTAGAAACTCCGAAGCCTCTCGATAATAGAACAGTCGTTAATAACTTAGACGAACTTTATTCTATTCCAGAGAAGTATGCTTATCAAGGTATGACCGTTGCTAACATAGATAACGGAAATATTTATATGCTAATTGATAAGTCTAAGATTAAATACAAGGAAGGATGGAAAGCATCCTATGAATCTATCTAGATAATCACCTGTACAGAGGCTGAATATAAAGAATGGTCTGAGAATACTACAGACGATTTTAGGCCCATAGATGAAAGTAAAACGTATCTTCATGCTGAGACATATTATTATATATATGAGGATAGCTTAGACGATGACTAGTTTTACCTATCCGCAGAATGGGGAAAAAAGATAGAAGAGCAATTAAAACAGAAGGCCCTTAATACTACTGTAGTATAGATTAGAACAGACTTAGATAACACTATTGCCAGCCTATCAGATTACGCTACACTGGAAGAATTAACTACTAATTATGTCTCTAACGATTCTTTAGCTCTATCCCTGACTAAGTATTATACTAAGGAAGAAACAAACGATATTTTCGTTACTAAAGAAAGCCTTAGAGGAGAGGGAATGGAAGGAGATGATTTTGTCTTCGTTACAAAGAAAGAATATGAGGAAGATTAGTAGGCTATCCAAGACGAGTTAGATAAAACTCTTAAGGTAGATGGAGATGGCTCCTTAGAAAGCATCACTGTTGGGTAGATAAAATCTCCTGTGGCGGAGGGAGAGAGCTAGTTAGTAGTAGACGTTAGGTCTGAAGGATTATTTATAGGTGAAGATTAGATTGCTACTGAATCGGATATTCCGAACTTAGTAACATTAACTGAAGAAGAGTATCTAAAGTTAGTAGAGGAAGGGACGGTAGAACCTGATACATATTACTATGTATATGACGTTACAAATGATGCAAAGGTTTATATTACTAAGGAATATTTGGATTAGAATTATCATACTACTAATCAATATCAGTCCTGGGTTGCTACAAATTATTACTCCAAGAAGTAGATTGATGAAATAGTTCAAGGTTTGCAAAAACTTGGAAACTACGTTACTACAGAAGATATTAAGGCTTATTATACTATTTAGCAGGTTGATGACAAATTTCTTACTAAGGAAAATGCTCAGTCTACTTATGCTACTCAATAGTCATTATCTGATTTATCAGATTAGATAGCCGAAGATTACGTAACAAAAGAAAGTTTAAGGGGAGACTCTCCTGAAACCGGAGATGATGATTTCATATTTGTTACCTAGAAAAAATATCAGGATGATTAGGCTGCTGCTGCTAAAGAATTTAGCACTGAGCTTTTGAAATCTACATCAGTAGAAACTTCTGATATTACTATTTAGAAAATTGGAGAAAAAGAAGTACAATAGGGAACAACTGGAGAACCTTCTGAGGAAACAGGAACTGAGCAAGTTATTGAGAGTTCTGTTAAACTTACCACAGAAGATAACAGGCTATTTGCTGGAGGCAAGCAAGTTGCTATTACTGAAGAAGTACCAAAACTTGTATGCTTACCACAAGCTGATTATGATGACCTAGTTGAGAATAGTAAGACTGAAGAAGATACTTATTATTGCACCTATGGAGAAAAAGATTTACAAGATACTGGATATGTTAGAAGCGAATATCTTATAGAGAGATACTACACCAAAGCTGAGGTAGAAGAACTAATTAGCTAGGCCGTAGCCGAATTGTAGAAAAAGATAGACGCTTTATAGCCAGGTTCTAGTGTAGAGGTAGATGGAGAAAATGAACAATTAATATTTTAAACAATATGGGAACAATTTATATTGAAGGACAGTTTAAGAGTTCTGCCAAACCAGTAAAAGTTGTTGGAGGAAGTATAGGAGGAGGCTCTGGAGTAGACTAGGAAGTTCTCAAGAACTATGCTACTAAAGCAGAATTGTAGAAGGCTGTTGAGGACCTAACTGCTTCCATAGAGGGAATAGATCACGATGTAGTTGATGAAACTTTAATAATACAATGATATGGCAGCAATCAAATCTATAAAGGTTGGGGAAACCACATACGATTTAAAAGCTACTTACGATGGTGCTGGAAATGTTATAGATACGACATATGCCAAAGCTAATGCAATTCCAACTAAAACTTCTTAGTTACAGAATGATAGTGGATATTTGACTGAGCATTAGGATATTAGTGAATTAGCTACTAAGGGTGAGCTTGAAGGCAAAGTAGATAAGGAGTTAGGAAAGGGACTTTCTGAAGCCAATTATACTAAAACTGAGAAGGAAAAGTTAAGTACTATAGCTAATAAGGCTAATAATTATGTACACCCAACTACTTCTGGAAATAAACATATTCCATCTGGAGGAGCGTCTGGATAGATGCTAGTTTTCTCAGCAGATGGTACTGCTGAATGGGCAGATTCAAGTTCTAAGCTAGAAGAGCAATTTACAGCACTAAATAAGGCTTGGGAAGAATTGTAGAAGGCACAACAAAAGCTTGATAAGTAGGTTACTGAGCTAAATAGTAATATGGATTTATACTCCTATGGAGTAGAATGGGATGTTACAGTAGCATCTCCGGAACTTACTAGAATAGGTAATCCTTTGTTGCATAAATCTCTTCCTATTCAGTCAGCGTATAGAGGTTGTGTAGCAAACAATGATGTAGTAAATTACTATCTGTTTCCAGATGACTGGTCTTATAAAGAAGACGGCGAAACTCCATCTGCCTTAGATGGAACTGATGGAACAGTAAGAGTTAATACTCCTAAATTTTATGGAAAATCTGGCAGCGATGGAAACAAAAGATGGGTTAGAACTTCTACTGTCAAAATTGATGATTCATGGGTAGAAATTCCTGAACTATTAATAGATGCATACAGAAGTACAGTTGATACCACAGTCTCCGCAACTCCAAAAGCTGTATCAGTAGTTAATACTACTACTGCATTTAGAGGTGGAGGAAATAGAGCTAACTACGATGATTATCTAACTACAGGATTAGAAACTAAGGATATATTCAGAAGTGATTTAGGAAAGCCTAGAACTAATATTTCTAGAGCTACTATGAGAACTTATGCTACAAATGCAGGTTCTGAATTGCTATGCTATGAATATTACAAATGGATATTCTACTGGAATTATGTTATTGAATATGCTAATTTTAATTCTTAGGCTGCATATAATGCAGAGTTAACTGCGGATGGATATCATCAAGGGGGTTTGGGACCTGGAGTTACAGATTGGGCTAACGCAGCTACAAGTTGGTCAGGATATAATGCAACATATCCACTTACGCCTTGTGGTTACTGCAATGAATTTGGTAACTTCACTGGAATCAAAGATTTAGTTATTCCAGAGTGTACTGCAACAAACGAAACAGATACAGTAGCGACTAAGACATTTAAAGTTCCAAGATGGAGAGGTTTTGATAATCCATTTGGAGATATTTGGACAAACCTAGATGGAGTAGTTATTCAAAGAACTGCGGCAAATGAAATCAGTAGTGTGTATACTACCACAAACAAGGAAGAGTTTACTGACGTAATTGGCAGCAAGACCATAGCAGGATACGAGGTAGCGCAAGATGGATACATTAAAGAGTTTGACTTAGGAGAGACAGCAGAGATTATACCATCTTCTTGTACTGGAGCCTCAGCTACAACTTATATATGTGACTACCACTCTTGCAATGCTACCTCTACAGAGCTTCGCACGCTGCTGGTGGGCGGCGACGCGAATTCTGGCGGCAGTGCGGGTCTCGGCTTTTTCTATTCTAGCGGTGGCGTCGGCGATGCCTATTCCAGTGTCGGGTTTAGGACTCTAAATAGAGTATCTTAAGATAAAATATAGAAAATCGATTTAGATATAAATCGTAGGATATTACTTCTAAAAACCGTTGATTGGCAAAAAAGAACTGCTAGTAGGCAGCAACGCGAATAATGGCAGCAATGCAGGTCTCAGCTATTTCAATTCTAACAATGACGTCAGCAATGCCAATTCCAATGTCGAGTTATTATATATTTAGAACAATTTATTTTATTTTTTTAGTTTGCTAAGTAATATCCTTGCCTCTAGGCAAAAGATAACGTAGTGTTGAATGAAGGGTGTTAGTAGGTTAATTCTCGAACGCTTCCGATGAAATATATAAAAAATTGAAACGTGTAGGATATTTGCACGAGAAAGTATACGCTGAAGATAACATCGAACTAGCTGACGATAAAGCTAGAAGAAATAAGTCTATTAGATGTGGAATCAAGCAGCATGATAAGAATAGATTAAAAGAAAATAAGGAATTATCCGATAAGTTAAGGGATTTGATTTATCAAACCTCTGAATATAGTACCTTTATAATATACGAACCTAAAGAAAGATTAATCTTTAGACTTCCATACTATCCAGATAGAATAACTCACCATGCTATAATGAATATTATGGAGCCTATTTGGACTAGTATATTTATAGACCAAACATATTCCTCTATACGAAATAGAGGTATTCATAAAGTAGAGTATGATTTGTTTAAGGTGTTATAGAAACATCCAGAAGAAACAAAGTATTGCTTGAAAATGGATATAAAAAAATTCTATCCTTCTATAACTCACGACATTTTATACGAAATGTTATAGAGAAAGATAAAGGATAAAAAACTATTAAAACTGTTGAAAGAAATAATTTATTCAGCGAAGGGAGTTCCTATTGGAAATTATCTATCACAATTCTTTGCAAATTTATATCTGACATATTTTGACCACTGGGTAAAAGAGGAGTTAAAATGTAAGTACTACTTTCGATATGCTGACGATATTGTGATTCTTGGTAATGACAAGAATTATTTGAGAAATGTATTAGTATCTATAAAACTATATTTGAAACAGGTTCTTAACCTAGAGTTGAAGCCTAATTATCAAATATTCCCTGTAGAAAGCAGAGGTATTGATTTCGTAGGCTATAAATTCTATCATACTCATGTTCTACTGAGAAAATCTATAAAAATGAGGATGTTTAGGCTTATAAATCTATATAAATAGAATAAGATTGATAAAGATGAATTGAATAGAAGAATGAGGTCTTATTTTGGATGGATGAAATTTTGCAACTCTAAGAACTTGCTGAGAAAGGTAGAGGAGTTAACTGGATTGAAATTCTCTAACTGGAATGGAAAAGAAGTTAACATATCTAAGTTTTATAATAAATATATTCACATTGTAGAGGTTGTTGATTATGACAATCATTTTCGAGTGCATTTCATGTATAACAATAAACCCTACTATTTTAAAAGTAAGAATAGGAGATTACACTATTCTTTGCTTAGATACAAATTTCCTATAAATTTTAAAATAACACCTTATGTTAGAGCCGAATAGAATACAAATGAACGTTTGTCCTTAGGTAATTCAAAAACTTGGGAACGGTACTTATTATTATAATTACGATATAAGAGAAGTTGAGGCTGAAGTTGAAATACTAGATGAGAAAAACAGTACTAAATTTGAAACTTAGTACAATTTCATCTAGGTTTTACTTAATGGGCAACCTAATTATAAGGATTGCGTAAGAGCTATTATTAGAAGTTTTATAACCATAGATGAAGAATTTGATTTAATCAACTCGTATAATAGTTATACAAAAAACCTTAGCACAGATTCTTCTATCATAACAGATTATCAAGAATATCTTACTAAATTAATGGATATTAAAAACAAAGTCAAAAAAGATTTTGGACTTGTGAATAAATAATTTAAAATTGTTAAGTATTGTACTTTACAATATTAAAAATCTAATAAATGGAAAATTACAAAAATTTAAATTTCTCCGCTGAACAAATAAACCAAAAGCTAGCTTGGGTTGGAGATAAGTCTAAGTTAGCAACTACATTATAGGAGACCCCTGTAAACTAGTTTATGTTTACTAAAGACTAGAAAACTTTAAAAACTATCATAGACGCAAATAACTAGATAATTACCGTAGAGACTAATGATATGATAACAGAACCTGGGTCTAAATTAGAGTCGTGGAATGTATATGTGGACCATTTACTCTGCATAAACTCTATAGCTTGCGAAGGAACAATGTGTTCTCATAATTATGTTGAGTTAGGTAATGGCTCTAAAAAGGATATCAATTTAAATGGTTTATACTTATTATACACAGATTGTTCTAAGGGATTAGAATCTGACATTGGGTATGTTTGGCAATATCTCCCATTGACTGGAGTTATCAAGGCAGGGTCTACTTTTGTTATTAGAGGGAGACAAACTAATACAATTAAAGGTAGTATGATAAAAGTAGACTCTTATGATATGGAGTGGGATATAGAATTTAAATAGAATAAAGCTGCCTTCTATTTATGTGCTGGAGATTCTTTTAAACCCTTATTAGAATCTAATAGCCTTGGAAATCCTTGGGAAGCTAATTTAATTGGGTATATTGATTCTTGCGGATTTGGAGCAGAAGCACCAGCAGAGGGGAATTCTCCTTTGTTGGTTAATGATAATTGGAATGATATTATCTTTGTTAGATGGTTTATGTTTGAAACGGCTAAACAAGGTACTAAAGCTTTTGCTAAAAGAAAAACTAAAGATTTATGGACTTATATAGATTTAACTAAGAATACTACTAAAGCAGGAAATAGTATATAGTATTATTATAGTGACAATATAAAGTTAAAATATACTCCTAAAGCTTCGTATCTAGGTAAAGATTTCTTTACTATATCTACATTATTTAGATAGGATATTCCTAATTATGTAAATTTAACTTTTGGAAGATAGGCAACCGACTCTGGAAGTGGTGCAACTAGATGCTTCAACTGGATTTCTGTTGGATATTATGATGAATATGTGGAGATAAGAAAATAGGGAGAAGAGTGGTCAAAACATTATTCTATAATTGAAAAAGATAGTAGTAATACTGCTAACATTAATAAGTTTATAAATTATTATAAAAGATATAAATGGATTGCTCCAGATGGGACTTTTGTTACTACTCATAAATGTATTATAGATAAATTAACAGCTGGAACTTATGAATATCGAATTAGAAGAGATAATTCTAATTATTCAAGTAAAATTTATATTTTTAAAGTGTTAGGGGATTCAGAAGTAACTACTTTTAGTTATATTTAGACTTCTGATTAGCAGGGATTTAATTGGCAAGAATATCAAGCTTGGAAAAAATCTTCTTATATGATAAGTAAAGAACAAAATATTGAATTTACTATCAATACAGGAGATATTACTCAAAATGGTAATAGAGTTAGCGAATGGTTAGATTATTATGATGGTAGAGAATACTTAAATAATCTCCCAGAGATGTTTACTGTTGGAAATAATGATTTGTGTGGAAAAGATTTCTCAGAACTAACAGATGGAGAGGTAAATACTTCAAAATATAATCATATCAATGTTTTAAGATATTTTACTTTTGAAATGGATCCAGATAATCCATGTTAGGTTACTTGGGAGGAAAATACTTATCCTATTTATTCTACATATTCATTTAATTATGGTAAATATCATTTTGTATCTTTAAATTCTGAATATGCTCAAGCTTCTAGTAAAATGTATAAAAATAAAGATATTGATTCTGATAAAGGAGATATTACATTTGCTCAAGCTGTAAATGCGGCTATTGAAGAATGGTTTATAAAAGATTTAAAATCATGGAAACAAACTGAAGAATTTCCAACTGGCTGCGAAAAATGTATTGTTTACACTCACGATGCCCCATTTTCAATAGTTACCTATGATTTTATGAATACTAGTACTACTGCTAGAGCTGGTTCTAAATTAAATACTATAAATAATAATGGAACTTATAGATTTTCTAGGCTCTTTAAAAAGATGGGAATTAGATTAGTAATGGCTGGTCATAAACATACTTATGGAATAAGCAAACCTATCTATGATGCACCTATTGAGTATCTAGAAGGTAATAAGGCTAGTTCTGCAGTAGACATATTGTCAGGAGAAATTACTACAGATATGTCTAGAAAACCTGTTATTTAGGTGCTACGACAAGATTAGGTATAGGTAAATAATTTTGCTAGATACGAAGTTGTAGAAAATATTACAGCTCCAACTTATGTAACTTGCTAGGCAACTGGATATAAATTAATCTCTAATAAAGAATAGCCATCTGGGGATGCTTATAGAATACCTTGGTTGCTGGCTTACTTCCCCGCAGCTACTAGTTCTTCAAATCCTAAAGAAAATACTGCATAGCATAAGCCTATGTATATTAAATATGATGTGTCCGATACTAATATAAAAATAACCGCAGTCTAGATAAACGGAATTTGGGAAGTAGACTCAAGCTCAACAAAATATGATTTTAATAATTAGATAGAAAACCTTACTATTGATAAAATGACTTTGAGCACTTCCACAGAGGAAGATTTAGCTATATATAGTCCAGACAATCAAAATTTTTATACCCTTAAATTATAGTAAAAATGATTTTTCGTAATGGGAAGTTAGTTACTCAAGTCTTTAAGACTATATTAAAAGGTAGAGATCTTAGGATATATGATTCAAATGGATTTATTTTAAGAGATATAAATCAAACAGTTCTTAATTTTAAAAAAGAAACTGACAAAAAAATAGGAGCCATATATAAAGGGTCGTAGTTAGTCTGGCTTACCGTATATGACGCTGTTAGAAGCTGTTTTGGTAGCGGAACTTGGCTACAAGATAGACCTTGGTTAAAAGATGATTCATGGAAAAATAATTGATTTGTAAAAATGGCAAAATTTGAAAATTTACCTAATCAGATTACAGATTTACTGACAGAGTGGGATGGTCACTCTGGAATGGAGGTCGAGGATTTTATTTGCCGAAAAATAGAAAAAGTAGAAGGATAGGACATAACTGATATGTCTTATGACTCAGCTACTAGTATGCTTACTCTTCTAAAGAGTAATGGAGAGAAGGTAGAAACTGAAGTATCAGTTATTCCTCCTACCTATTCTTATGGTATAATGGTATATGGGGTGATGTTGGACAATAAGTCTGATAAGATATATACCGAGGCAAATGGCTCTTTGTTAATGCAGTACAATTCAGACAGAAATGTTAAGGTAGGTATTGCTATGTATGCTGTTGCTACAACTTCTGTAACAACAGATAGAATTGGACCTTTCAATGTTAAGATTAGTTATGGAACTCAATTTGGAACATTTAGAGTAAACAATATTAAATATAACTAGTGTATTATTGATCCTTCTACTGGAGCAATTATTGGAGTTAATGTATCATCAGAGGAATTAATTGATACTCTAGCTTGGATAGATATTACTGAGTTATTTACTAAAACTTAGTCTGCTAAGAAAATTACTGCTCAGGTAATAGATGACCCTGAAGTAGAAGATACTTTAGACCTTCCAATTACTACCGAAGTAATCACTCTTAATTACAATGGGGAAGTTGTTTTAAGTAACAGCCTAGTTAATTTCTCTCTAACTGGAGGAACAACTAGCAATTATCACTTAGAGGGATTTAATAACGGCTCTGCATTTTCTACAAGTGGAGGGGTATTGAATTATTCTAGTTTAACCTCAGGACTTAATCAATTAGCTGTAAAGGCAGTCCATAATACTGAGAGTTCTATTTATACAGACTATATTTATGTAGATATTATTTATACGTATAATTGCGCAGAAACAATCGTTGCTATTAATGGAGTAAGTAATGGTATTGCGAACAATGGCGTAGCTACTCTATATGAGTTAACCGTATTTAGCCCAGATAATAGCTCTATGGCTATAACTACTTATCTAGAGAATGAAATGCCAGACTCTGAAAGTATGAACCCTACTGAAATCATGAAGTATGAAGTTATTAGCGCTTCATCTTACAATGAATAGGGAGTCTACGACACTTCGTATAAAAAGTATATAGAGATAAATAGTAGTGATTCTGAGAAATATCTAGTTATTAAGGTAGATGATACATATTACAAATTCTATACTGTATTTACTAATAGTTTAGGATAGACTACTGCCTATACAAGCAACTTCAAAACTATGAGAGTAGAAGCAGTGAATCCAGAATTTATATATTCGTAGGATATAGCTCCTTCTAAGAACTTTGACTAGATTGAAGGCTACTTAAATGATATTTTTGTTACTGACGAATATGCCACTGGTTCAAATCCGGCTACGGTAATATCAGATTTGGAATCGTCAGACGGATGGTAGGAAGAAGATGGGCGTACAATATTTAAAGTATCTGCACAGGATAATCCTATACTAAAATCACCTCTAAGTTTAGGATTAGGAAATAATTTCACTATTGAATTAGGATTTAAAACTTATAACATTAGTGATGAGAGCAAACCAATAGCTACAATAGGAAACTTCTAGTTGAGACCTACTCAATTCTGTTGGAATACTGAGGATAACGATTTATTTAATGCTAGAAATGCTCAATTCCAAGAAGGGGTAGAGACTCATGTATTAGTAACTGTATAGAAAGGCTTTGTTATCTCTAAGAGTGATATTTACTATCCGAACTTCCTAGCTAGCTTCTAGAGTGCTTTTGATTAGGTAGCTCCTACCACTAGCATTAACTTAGTTAGAATATATGTGAATGGAGTAATTGATAGAGAAATTTCTTTAACAGATTCTGAACTTAATACGTTTGCTTCTGCAGCACTGTAGATTAATCCTACAACTGCTGATATTGATTTTTATCTATTCAGAGTATATAATAGTACTGTTCTTACTTTCAATCAGGTTTAGAAGAATTATCTTTCTTTCTTGAAAGAAAAGACCTCTAAAGAAGAGTTCTTCGACAAGAATGATATTCTTGGAACTAATGGAGAAATCTCTTTTAGTAGAGCTAATAGTAAATATAATACTTTAGTATATGTATTCCCGACTGGAGCTAAATTCCCACATAGAGTTTGGGGAGGTGAAGATAATGAAACTCCTCCACAAGAAACAGCATAGAAAAAATCTCCAGTAACTTTATTTGTTAACTATGCTAACCCTGCTGTTAATAACTTATATGGAGGTAGATTAACTCATGGTCAAGTAAAGGGACAAGGTTCCTCTGCAATGAGATATCTAATTTGGAATGTTACCTATGCTTTAAATAAATTAAAGGATTAGGAAGGACAGAAAATAAAGAGCCCGTTTACTCCATACTCTTAGTTAGATACAGATACTAATACGTTTAGAGAAGATGCTTCTTCTACAAAGGGTTACTATGTAATGCCTCCTTATGATGGATAGCAAGATACTACTGCATATAAGATAACTAAATTAGTAGGTAAAGTAAACTTTGCTTCTTCTATGCAGTCTCATAAGATTGGTTCTTGTAAATTATTTGATGATGCCTATAAGGAATCTAGAGGAAATTTAATTTCAGGAGGACAGAAAGCCGTACATGAAGAACCATTCCTATACTTCTATTGGGAAACTGATTTAGAGGATGTTTCTACTATAGAACTAGCAGATTTGTTAGATAATGATGAATCTATCAAATTTATGGGATTCCAAACTTGGGGAGCAGGTAAAGGAGACGATGCTTCCAGTGGATATGATGAAGATAAAACTCCAGAGTATTTAATGCTTGAAGGTGGTGAAAATACCGACCCATCAGTTAACTTTAGACGTCCTTGGCAATCTCTTCAAAGAGCAACTGGCGTTCTAGGAGAAGATACTTACGGACTAACTAATTAGCCCACTATTACTTATGCTAATTCTCTTCTTCGTCCTTGGGATAATCTTCTAATTGAAGATGAATCTGTGGTGTACGACCAGAAAGGAGCATGGGATATCGACTACGGCTGTGAAGAAGTAGAGAACGAAAGCGGTAAAACTTATTTCTAGTTTGCAGAGTCAGTTCATGAATCTTTGAAGAAATTTAGAGAGTTTTATGACTTTGTATATACTCACGACTATAATGTAGTTTAGACTAGTGCAACTAGCCCTTCTGGATGGGATGTTACTAAAAAGTATATTGTAACAGCAAGTACTTGTACATTAAATCCAACTAGTCATAAGTCTGGAGATATTTATCGTTATGATGATATTAACGGATAGTGGGTATGTGCGGGAGTAAGTTATGAATCTGCTACTGGATGGGCTAGAGCTAATATCTACGAGTTAGCTGGAACAAGTAGCGCTTTAGGCATTCCTGCTGCATTAGATGCAATGAAAGCTAATTTCATTACAGGAATTAAGAACTACATAGATGTAAATGACATTGCATTCCATCAAGCATTTATTAAGTTTGTATCTGGAACAGATAATAGAGCAAAAAATACATATTTCCAAATAATTGGAAAACTTAGAGAAGATAATGGAGAGGGAGTATTTGTAGAGAATGGTAAGGGTGATTATCTAGTTAGACTGCTGGGAGACGACTTAGATACTATATTAGTGACTGATAATAACGGTCTTCAGTCTAAACCTTATAATCTATTAGAAACTTCTTATAGAGAATCTGACTCTGTTTATTGGGGAGACGCTAATAACATATTCTTCTATATGTTTGACCAATGCTTTGAGTCAGAGATTAAAACATATTTAGCAAGTGTTATAAATACTGCATTTAAGAATAGTAATAGCATGGAAGACAAGTCTAACCACTTCTATAAAGTATTCTTTGATGTTCAAGAAACATTCCCAGCAATAGCATATAACCATACTGCTAAGATATATTATGAAAATGCTCAAGCTATTAAAAACTCCAAGGTACTTTCATATTACGGTAACAATGAAATTGAGCCTATAGAATAGAGCCATGGTTCTTGTTTAGCTTGTGAAAAATAGTTTATGACTAAGAGATTCGCATTCTTATCTACTTATGCTCAAACTTCTCTTGGTGCTATTGCATTAAGAACTGCTAGTTCTGCTGGTAGTGGAGATACATTAAGACTAAGAATGGAATTTGAACCATATCAAGATTGCTATCCAGTATATCATTATAATGGTAAAAATCTATATTTGTCTAACTTCTAGGCATCCAATTTCGATGCAATAAAGAATCTGGCACAGACTGGTAATAATTACGTTGCTGAAATTAATCAAGGAGACCCAGCAATTAACTAGGGTATATATTTAACAACTCTTTATAAGAAATTAAATATTTTGGGATTAAAGATGTCTACCATTGATGCAGACTTTGCTAGGGCGACAGAGTTCTAGATTGATAACGCTCAATTAGACAGCTATACTAGTTTATTCCCAAGTGATTACCCAGATTTAGCAATCAGCTTGTTTACTCCTTCGTTCCCAGTGTTGGAGAGTTTAACTCTTAGAAATATGACTCTTCCAGTGGAAATGGATCTATCTAATTTCTTAAAATTGGAAACTATTGATTTCTCTAAAACTACTACTAAGAGCGTAGTTTTCCCACAAACTGGTAGGTTGAAGAATGTAATTCTTCCTGATACAATAGAAACATTTAGAATCTATGATAATCCAGGATTAACAGATATTACATTTGAAGGATTAAATAATCTTGCAACAGTATATATAGACTGTGATAATGTAGGAAGCTTCGATGTAGCTAATTTCTGTGAGCAGTTAATTAACTGTAATGCTTTACAGTCAATAACTATACGTAATGCTAATCTGTATATAACAGAGGATGCTTTGAGAAAGATGATTCTTACTCATACTTGTAACTTGACTGGGGATATTTATATTGTAAATACTGCAGGAAGCACTACTCTCAAAGCTATCAGCTTTGCTACTAAACAATTATTAGTAAATACATTTGGAGACATTTCTAATTCTGAATCTAAGATTAGAATACATTTCTAGAGTGCTGAGATAGTTGATTTTAGTTGTGCTGGAGAAGTATCAGTATATTACCAAGCTGGAGAATCCGGAACTATCGTTCGTCAAAACCTATTTGACATTACAGTAGATTCTGGTAATGATGTTGAAATAAAATCTGGAACTAACCCTTATAATCCATCAGTAAATGGATACTTAGATATTACTTACTCTATGTCAGGAGTATCAACTGATATTGCTACTATTGATTAGACTGGTGCTATTACCTTGAAGAAGGAATCTAGTAGTACTGCTACAGTAACTATTAGTATGAAGGTTGCTAATAGTGGAACTCCCATTAGAAAAACTGTTAAAGTAAGCTTCGCTTGGAAGGCTCCTTAGCTTGGAGACTTTGCATATGCTGATGGTACGTTTACTAGCTCATTTGATACTACTAAGACTTTAGTTGGTCTAGTGTATGCAAAGGATGAAAGTGATGATACGTCTGGAGTAGTTTACATCATTGGTAAGGAATACACTGATGAAGAAAAGTCTTACTACTTAGGATATAGTGCAGATGGAAATTCTGGTTCTCAGGAATAGATATTACAACAGCTGTATTAGGTACAAGCCTATTTGTCTAGCGTGTCTGTTTCTAATTATGAAACTGTTTCTGGTACTGCTACTCCTAACTTAATTAATAATATTAATGTATCTACCTACAACATACAGGTAAATACAGCATTTGCTGGTAAGTCTGATACTGAATTATATATTAATCATGTAAATAGTAAGTTACTTCCTATTTTGTATAATAACTCAGCTTGTAAGCCTTATATTAGCAGAAAACAAGTTTCTTCAGGAGGTAGTACTTCATGGGAATACTACATAGAATCTAAGTCTAACTTAAATAATCTATGTGAAGCTATTCAGACAGTATGGACCAATGCTTCTGGAACAGATATTATGAGCTGTCTATTATATCCATACTTCTATAGTATGTAGGTATATGAACCGTCTGTAAAGGATGGAGAAACTCTAAATTCAGCTTATAAGAAAGGTAATTGGTATGCTCCTTCAGTAGCTGAGTTCTCTAGAATTATTTACTATAGAGGTTATAGTGTCTCTGGAAGTAATTTCAATACTGGAGATACAGTAAGATAGCCTATTAGTACCTCAGTTGCCAATGGAGGTGGAGTGCTAACAACTCCAATTTTCTCTATTGCATATTCTAGAGCTAACAACTAGTTCCCATCTGTATGGTCTAATATAGTAGGTTCTGGAGATAATGCTGGAGTAAATAATATTACTACTTCTATTAACTCGTCAGCTGCTAACAACTATTCTTATCAAAGAACTTAGCAATATGACGGAGGTTCTGGAGGTTATACATACTCTAATGAATGGGTTACTGGTAGTTATAACGACCCATCATACTGGAACACAGTTCAATATAATAATGCTTGGAGATTAACTAAACATCAAGGAGTACCATTTACTAAATTTAATTATTCTAAGAATGGCTGATAATTTCATGCAAATAAGTCACGATAATCGTTATTATGTAATTAATAAGGATGACTCTTTGAAATCCTTACTCACTCACGAGGAGCTGTTAAGGCTCCCCTTGAGTGTTTGGAAGGAGTTATTTGAGCGAAAAGATGGAGTATGTTATTTTAAATTAATGCTTCCAGTTTTAGAAGCAGCTATTAAAGCATATGATAAATCATCTAACGTTGATTCGTTCTATTATAACGACAAAGAGTATTGGTTAGATAAAGCTACTAGAGTCGGGCTACAAAATTTAGCTAATTGTAGTACTGGTAATATGTCTTTGGTTCTTGGTAGTGAAGTAATCGAATTACCAGTAGACAAGGTAAAAGAATTTCTAGCTTAGCTAGAGGTGTACGCTGGGAAATGTTATGTAAACACAACTCAACATCTATTAGCTATAAAAGAGCTTAAGACAGTTGAAGATGTTATAAAATATGATTATACTTCTGGGTATCCAGATAAGATTACGTTAAATGAATGAGAATTTAGAAAAGGATAAAATATAGCTAGGGAATGAAAAGCCCTAGCTACTTCCTTCTAAATCATTACTTAATACTATAAAGCTTGGCTATGATACTAAGCCAGTCCCTCCACCTCCTGCGAATCATATTGATTTCATAGAAGGGGATTCTGTGATGACTACTATAAGTACGGGATTTGAACATAACGATAAACCAGTCCCTCCACCTCCTGAAATAAATCTAGGTTGTAAGATTCCTAAGAAAAAGAATCCAGATTCGGTCATAGGAAGTATAGATACAGGATTTGGTTGTGATAATTAGATCGTTATAGATTGTCCCAAACCGAAATATAAAACTCATTTATGTAAAGAAAATTATCTAGGAGAGTTTAAAACAGAATCTGAGAAAACATTAGCTAGAAATAATCTAGGAGTTTATAGTAAAGAAGAAATAGATAAGATTGTTGGTTAGATTGTAGAAAATAACAACAACAATTTTATTACTAGAAAGGAAGTTCAGAATATGATAGCCAACTTAGATTTTGTAGACTCTACACTTAAATCTTATGTAGACTACCAAATACCTAATAATTTATTTAAATTATGAGTACAACACAAATTAAAAGATTATTTCAATCAAAAACCGAATTTGTACCTATTACTCTAGCGGAAGCAGTAGTTGTAAATACTTCTAATCTCCCTGGGCTTTCATCATTAGGGATAACAACTCTCGATAAAGTATTGAGAACTACTATGGGAGTAGTTGGAACTAATGCTGCAGATATTGCTAAATTAAAAACTACAGTCCAAGAAATTAATACTGCTCTAGAAGGAAAATAGGACAAACTTACTGCTGGTGTAGGTATTACTATATCTCCAAATGGAGTTATTAGTACTACTAATAGCATAGAACTATACAAGATAGTTACTTAGCTACCAACAGCGTCAAAAGACTGTTTAAATTCTATATATTTAGTTCCTGCACCATCTGGTACTGCAGGAAATATTTTTATCGAATATATTTGTGTGTATGAAAATACGCAGGCGAAATATATTTGGGAAAAAATTGGAGAAGTCCAAACAGATGTAGATTTATCTGGTTATGTAACTAAAGAAACCTTTAATTAGACTATTAATACTATTAATGGCTAGTTAGCAAACACTATCACTGCTAAAGATGTTACTACATCAGATAGTGTTTCTAAGGTAGTAGTTAATTATACCATTCCATCAGATTTATATGACAGTATGGTCAGTACAGATAGCACAGACCAAGTAATAGGAGGATAATCATGGAATTAACTATTAAACAACTTAAGCAACATGGTTAGATATTCGTTCCTTAGACTACTGCTGAAGCTGTTTTAGTTAAAGATGGTGAAGAAGTAATTACTCTTGATAATATGCTAGAGAGGAAGATTGAGCAGATAATTACACCTGCTGGGTCTGGACTATAGGCATTTAAGCAAGAAAAGAATATAATTCTTACTCACTCCAACTCCATAACTGCAAATGAATCTCCTTCTTCAGTAAAGGTAAAATACGATAATCGAGGACACATAGTAGAAGTCGCTCCTACTAGTAATGTGACGGTAATAGTGGACCAAGAAGGTTATCTTTAGTATAACGGGTCAGAAGACCGGAATCTGCTTCTGGGGAATGATTTTGGAATAGATGAAGATAATAAAATTATACTAAAATGGAATCATTTATAATATGGCACTATTAAATTTTGCTAATACCTATGCTGAAATATCAGGCAATCTTACTTTGCCGGAATCTGCTTCTGGGGAATACGTAAAGCTATTCTTTTCTAAAGACGGTCACATTATATCTCATGGAAAGGATTTTACTCCCACATTTACTCCTACAGTAAGAGGTTTAGTTCCTATTTCTAGCGGTAAAGCCACTGAAATATTTAGAGGAAATGCTACCTGGGCTGAGATAACAACCACAGACTTGCCAATAGCTGAAAATACCTCTGTAAATAATACAACAACCCTATTTACTACTCAGTAGGTTCATTAGATAATTAATGCTAGCTTTGCTGCTAACGATGCAATGCGGTATAGGGGTACTATTACTTATAGTAATGGAAGCTATACGACACATACCGTTGCTGGAGTAGAGGTTTAGGGATTTCCCACTAAATGTGAGGTCGGAGATACCTATAGAGTAACTTCTCAGGGAACTTATGCTGGATAGACGTGTTCAGCTGGCGACTTACTAATATGTATACAAGACGGAACAGGAAGTGGATTAAACACTGCAGCTTATTGGACAGCTATAGAAGCAAATATTAACGGATAGGTTAAACACACTGTCAACGGTACTTCTATATATGTTTATAGTAATAGTACTAATACATTTACCATTTATGCTCCAACAACTGGTGGTACTTAGGGTTAGGTACTACTTAGTAATGGTAGTGCTGCTCCTACTTGGGCCGCACAGTCTACTTTAGTAGTAGGAGAAGCTAAGAGGGTTAGTAACGCATTGTCACTTGGTGCAGGCTTAACTTTTGGAACTGCTGGAGTTACTTATAATGGTAGTGCAGCTAGAACAATATCTCTAGTAGCCGCAACTACTACTACTATAGGAGGAGTAATTGTAGATAAAGACTCTACGAATAAAACAATTTCTGTTACTAGCGCTGGAAGCATTTATTTAACTAAACAGAATGTTATTAATGCTTTAGGTTACGACCCAGCGGCAGAAGATTCATGGAGACCTATTACTATTGGAGGTGTATCAATCGGAGACAAGACACTAAACTTCGTACCATCTGGAGATGTTTATTTAAAAGCAGACTCTAACGGGGACGACATACAAGATATTAGTTTTGGAATAAGCTGGTATAATATCAGTACTAAAAAATACGAAACAGCATAATCTATGAAGATAGCATACAATCCTACTACGGCGGCAGCTTTAACAACTGCTCCCAATAATAATGATATAACCTTTGACTTAAAAGGCTTAAATATCTTTACTAGAGGGATAAAGTTTAAAGGGACAGATACTACTTACTCGGTATTTAAAAAACATACTTCTAGTGGAAGTGGAGGTTATAACGGATTGGTGCCTGTCCCTTCATATACTGCAACAAATGTTAGATTTTTAAGGGAAGATGGTACCTGGTCCATACCTGCGGCTGCGGCTGCGGCATTCATTTATACCCAATTAACTAATCAAGATCTAGATGATTACTTAGACGAAGGGAGATGGTACTATGCTGGCGGTGGTAATACCACAACGAACAAACCTAGTGGAGTAGATGCATATGAATTATATGTTGGTCGAAATGCTAGTGGTTATCGTTATTAGAAGTTAATTACTTCTAATGGTCTGATATGGTTTAGGTACCATGATTCTTCTGCTTGGAAAACTTGGGTTAGATGGTATACAGACATGAATACTGATTAGAAAGTATTATAGTCTGCTACCACTACCTCAAATTATAGACCTCTTGCTTTAGGTTATACTAACACAAGTACCACTGCTGATTTAGGTGCTAGTGTTACTTAGCAAGTTTATGTAACTACAACAATATATGCTCAGCCTAGTACAGGTAGTCTATGGGCTAATAAATTGTACTCAGGTGGAAAACCTGTTCTTACAGAACATCAATCATTAGCTAATTACGTTACATTAAATACTGCACAAACTATAACTGGGGCTAAGACATTCACAGTTAATGTTACAGCAGCAGGTTATAAAAAGACTAATTCTTCTGACTCTTATGTATTGTTAGGTGGAGGAGGACATAAAGCTGTATCCGACTTCATGTTAAAAACAGAAGAATTATCTAACAATCTCACAACCATTACTAAATCATTAAATGTTACACAAGCATGGATGGATACAGGAATAACATCTACTAACCTTCCTGCTAATGGAACTTATATAGTATAGGTACAAGTTAGTGCTAACGATGGTACAGGACATATGTGGCATTGCTATAATTCTGGTGTAATGAGTTGGTATAGAGATGGTACTAATGATACAGACACCGATGAAATTATCCTTCACCGTTCTGGTCATGCTTATGGAAAAACAATTTACTTAAGAACTGTTATGCAAAGTTCTGGAGTTTTAAAATTATAGATAGGTGCAAGTGCTGGCATAGGCGCTGCTTACACTTATACATTTAAATTTAAGAGGATAATATGATAAAAGTTAAAGATGGATATGCAAAACTTATAGGAACCACATATCAAGGAAGCGCTACACAAGTCCTTCTTAGCAACGGAGGAGACTTAGAGTACTCCGCTTCGAGCAAAGCCAGCACCCTAGTTCAACGAAACGCCAGCTAGCATATTTACGCTACTTATTTTAATTCAGCTATTTCTGATGAAGCGTTAACAGATATTGGTTCCGTATATGTAAGAAATACTTCTGATACCTTTATTAGAAGAGTGAGTAAGACTTAGTTTTATTCAATTTTAGATGATAAGTTTGTAACTCTTGACACTACTCAAAGTATTACAGGAGCAAAGACTTTTTCTACTAGTGTTAGATTTGCTAATAATGCTAGTATTATATAGAATTAGAATGATACTAGTAACTATACCACTATATTGAAATGGTATAAAAATGGTGCATCTAGAAATACCTACGACCCTTCTATAGGACAACATAATACTGGAGGAGATGGAAATGGTTCTATCTGTATACTTCCATATCCTACGGAAACTAGTCCTTGGGGTGGAACGGTGGGTCTGTTTATAAGTAAAGGGGTTTTAAAATTAGATGGTAAATCAGTTGCACTAGCTGAGAATTACTATACTAAAACTGAATCCGATGAGAGATATGTGAATGTAACTGGAGATACTATGACTGGACCTCTAATAGTAAAAGCTGCTATAACAGGAACTCAATTAATATCTACTATTGCTACAGGTACCTCTCCATTAAAGGTAACTAGCACAACCGTGGTTACTAACCTTAATTCAGACCTATTAGATGGGTTACATGAAACTTCATTCTTTAGAGCTAGAGGAGATTAGTCTATAGCAAGTTCTGTTCCTACAACTACCGAATTAGCGACTAGTAATAATCTATGCGGTAGCTGGAATGTAAAGTATACAGGAGCTTCTGGACACCTAGTATAGTTTAATGCTGGAAGTGGAAGTACAAGATATATGCAGTTCTACTCTATGTATTCTGGAAGTTTGTATTGGAGAAATAGTACAGACTCAACTTTGAATACAAAGTCATGGAAAACTATTGTAGATAGTGCTAACTATACTGGAATAGTTTTAAAGATTGGAACGGCTACAAAAGGTTCTGCAACTCTTCCTATATACCTAAATGCAGGTACACCAACAGCCTGTAGTACGACTCTTGGAGTTTCTATTACAGGCAATGCGGCAACAGCAACCAAACTATAGACTGCAAGAACTATCAATGGAACATCGTTTGATGGTTCTGCTAATATTACTACTGCTTATTGGGGAGCAACTAGAACAATCACATTATCTGGAGCTGTGACTGGTAGCGCCTCTGTTAACGGAAGCTAGAATGTTACTATTACTACCACATATCAAACTGGTTCTATAGACGGACGCTATGTTGGAGGTAAGAAAATAGCAGGACATGGCTCTCAAGGAACTGCGTATACGGCTGATACATACTCTTCTAATTTCGTAAATAAAGCTTTTGTAGCGTATGCGGAAAGAGGTTCTTGGGTTTATGCTAACAATGGATACATAACAACAGATACAGGAGTAAATATTCCTCTTGCTGGAACTGCTATATTCCAATGGGGAGCTAGTGATACAAATAAAACTTAGTTATTCATAACTCCAATGAATAACAGTGGTGTTAGTAATCCAGCCGTTAATGAAATGTTGTTTTATACAAGCAACGGAAGTGAATATAGCTCTGGGTGGTCTAGAGTATTAACTAACAGAAATTACACTATTTATACTGTAACTAAGACTGGTGGAGGAGCAAGTGGTACTTGGGGAATCTCAATCACTGGTAATGCAGCAACGGCCAATAGGATAATATCTCATAGTATAAGCGATACCTTAGCTAATAAGACTACCCCAGGATACTTATATCACGCTGGAGAAAGTAATAGTGTGAAGGATAAACCTTCTGGAGTTGACGCTTTTGGTGTATTTACTATGTAGACAGCATCTGGATGGTATGGGCAATTACTAATGTCTTCTAATACTTCTACAGGATTATATTGGAGAACAGCCACGTCCCTTAATGGTGGATGGAAAAAAATATTAGACTCTTCTAATTATACTGCCTATGTAAATCCAGCTAATTTCGTAACATCTCTTGGAACTAATGGAAACTATGTAACCTGGACTAAAAATGGTACTACTAATAACTTAACAGTTCCCTTTGCTACTACTTCTAACGTATTAAATAACCTAGGAAATAGAACAGCTATATCTGGAACTACTGTTGGATAGAGAGGGCTTAGGTTGTACGAAGTTTATAATAATGGTTATCCAGTAAACTTCGGTAATGTTTTAAATATTGGTGGGCAAGGTTATGGAGAACTTTTGTTTTAGTGGACTGGGGATAGTAATCCTGGACATTTGTACTACAGAAGTAAAAGAGATGTGGCTTCATAGGCTTGGAGTAATTGGGTTACTATACTAGATAATAATAACTATTCTTCTACTCTAGATGGTAGATATGTAACTCTTGCTACAAACTAGACAGTTAGTGGAATTAAAACTTTTAGTACATAGTAGAAATTTACAGTAGCGACTGGAACATCTCCCTTCACAGTATCTTCTACTACTGTTGTTTCTAACCTAAATGCTGATATGCTAGATGGATGGCATCTAAATTATATACTAAAAGATGGATTTGTCACAAGTGCCACGTCTGGACTTTCGTCGTATTGGAGAAAGGTGTGGGACATAACATTAAATAATTAGTATAATGATGTTGACATTAATCTTCTTGTGCATTCAGCTTATAATTGGTAGTGGGGAATAATATCTTTTAAATTAAGATAGAATGGAACTGGAACCGCAAAGAATATATCTGCTTACCTGGCTGAAGTTGTAGGAAATATACCACTAGATAGATTCAGATTATACTATAACAATAGTAGTGGATTATGTTAGCTATGGTGCAATCCAAGTGGTTAGTATAACGTCTATAACTATAGAGTTCTAGCTAAGACTTGGAGAACAGGTACTGAGGTTGCTACTCTTGGGACATTTTATACTGGTGATACTTCCACAGCACAGTCTCTTCCTTCTGATAGTTATGTTTCTATGGCTGGAATAACTATAGTTAATACGGCTGCAAAGGTTGCTAATACCCTAACATTTTCTGCAGGAAAATTTTCTTCTAAAACGTATAACGGAAGTTCTGCAATAACAGTTAATGTTCCGACTCACACTAGTCATTTAACAAATGATAGTGGATTCTGGACTGGAACAAGATATTGGGCTAACATAGCAGTATCTACTTCTTCTAGTACAAGTACTTCACCTACGTTTAGTACTGCCTATACTTCAAATTGGTTTAGAAGTACTGGATCTACGGGATGGTATTCTTAGACTTATGGTGGTGGATGGTATATGTCCGACAGTACTTGGATTAGAACCTATGGGAGTAAATCGGTTTATCAGAATACTGGATAGATAAGAACTGACGGCTATCTAGTTACAAATGGGGGAATTACTGTAGGAGCTACTTCTCCGAATAATGGTACTTATAAATCACATGTTACTGGAAACTCATGGTCTTCTGGATATATTAGAGCAGGTGCTGGTTTTTATCATAATTCAGTAAATAGTAATAGCTATGTATTGTTAGCTGGAGGCTCCTACAAATCATTAGCAGACTTCGTCAAGGGTAATGCTGGCGCCTCAAATAGAGGAGTATATGTAACTAATGGAACTGTTACTGCTATGACATATTACTTAAATGCTACAGTTAACTCTGGAGCATCTGGCAAACTAGCTTATTATAGCGGTACTAACTCTATTGACGACTATACTAATACTATAGGATCTTCATCGACTCCTATATATATTAATAATGGAATTCCTAATGCAGCCAACAGTTATAAAGTTGTGAATAGTGGTCATTATTTTAGCGCTTTTGGTATAAGCGGATATATTTATGTAATTAGATATGGTTAGGTGGTATGTGTATCTATAAATATGTCTTCAGGTGGGAACGGGTCTACGGGAACAACTACCCTTTTAACTAATCTCCCATCAGCTGTTTATGCAACTGGATAGTCTGCTTCTAAAGGTGGTGGGTCAGCCCTTAGATGGGCCGCTTTTTATGTTTCTGGAACAACGTTATATGTTTATTCTTACCAAGCAAATTAGTTACCAAATAAAGTGTCTTTTACATACATAACTAATACTCTAAAATAATTAATAAATTTTAACTTTTAAAATAGTTTATATTTATTTAGTTTAGTATAAACCAAAAATTAATGATTTATGACGTTAAATGATGTATTGACAAAACAAAATGTAATCACCAAGATTATTCTTAAAGATGGTGACAAAGAACTCCCAAAAGAGTTAAAAGTAAAGATTATGCGTATCAGAATGGCTTATAATAAGATTAAGAAGCAATTCGATGATGATACTCAAGAATTTACAAATCAGATTATATCTGATGAACTTAGAGAATTGGCTAATAAGTCCGAAAGGACTCCGGAAGAAGAAGCAAGATTCAACGAACTCAATGATAAAACTAATTCTGAATACCAAGAATATCTTATTCAGAAGGGCTTCGAGGAAGTTAAAGATACGCCAGATGATGTAATCACTATGGAAGAGTATTCAGATATTTTAGATGTTAATTCCGGAAATGATGTAGAAATTAACGGAAATTCTGTTAAAGCTGCAGACTTAATGGAAATTGTATTTGACTTATTTGTAAAATAATAATTTATGGAAATTGTAAAAACAAATGAAACGTATCAAATCTCTGATACAAAAGTGGAAAAAGGCTGGGAAATGACAGGAACAGCTACTAAGGATACTATCGGTTCCATTGGGATAAGTTTTTCTGTAATGAAACCAGGAGAATTAGTAGAAGAAATAGGAAGTGGAAACTACAATTTAGAACCTAATTCGGACAGAATTAATATTAATTATAGTACCTACGAATCTACAAAGGCAGACTTTGTAGAATACATGGAAGAAATAGTTAGTGCAGTTAAAACTCATTTCTCTGAATAATATGGGAAGAAAGAAACCTAACGTACCAAGAGCCGGAGTTAAACGTGGAGGAAAAATCAAACGCAAGTGTAAATAAGAGGCTGTATAAGCTACTTATTATAATATTGAGATACACTCCAGTAGTGCTGTCTATGAATGATATATTACATTCAATATTATCATACTATAACATCAATTGCTATATTTTGAGTTGCCTTGGAGGAGTATCTTTAGCATTTCTCGGAATTTTATACATCATATCTTATGTATTCAGATTTTGCTACTTGTATAGGATTCCTTTATACTTCGTTACCTTAACTAACCTCATAGCTCTATATGATTTATATGTTGGAATCAACATCGGAGATTTACAGATGCTTAGAGTATACTTAGTATTATTTGGAATAAGCATGATTTCGTTCATTTATCTTAAAGTTAAAAAGAAATGTTGAAGTCTATAATAAGAACTTTGTTACAGAAATTCATAGATGACATTGACTCTGATAATTGTAATATTACAATGGAACAGCAGAGTAAGATTATTTCTGTATTGTCGAATATCGCTAATCCAGATTAGAGAATGAGTAAAATTTAGGCTTGTGATTATCTTGGTGTTAGTAGAGCTACTTTTGATAACTATGTTAGAGATGGATTCATTCCGAAAGGAATCAAATAAGAAGGTTTTAAAGAATTGAGTTGGCAGAAATCCGATTTAGATATATTTCTAGCTAGCAAGAATTAACTCAGCAACGAGTTAGAAATCGGGAGTCTTGAATAGTTTATATTATGACAACATAATGTAGCTGTTTAAGATTCCCGATTTTGTTTTTAGCATTGTTCAATATCACTCATAGAAATGTATATTATAGTGTAGTTCTAGAACAAATAAACTTAATTATTAACATTTAAATCGTAAACTATGAGTGATACAAGAACTTATATCGTACCTGATGGTTAGGAAAATAGTACTAACTAGATGCTGCCTTGGATGGCTATGATGAACGGTGGTATGGGAGGATTTGGAAATGGAATGTGGAATAATCCATTCATGTACTTAGTTTGGATGTGGATGATGCGTTGGATGAACAGAGGAGAGTTCGGAGACGGTAATAGCTGTCAGAACTTACAATCTGCTGAAATTCAAGGTCAGTTAGCTGGTCTACGTGAGTAGATGAATACTAACTAGAACACTCAGCTGTTAATGGACGCAATCAAAGGTAACTCTGCTGCTCTTGGTCAACTTGCTACTAATCTGAACTGCGACTTCGGAGTATTGAAAGACTGCTGCTGCAATATTCAAAACGCAATTGCCACAGTAGGAGGACAAGTTGGTTATACTTCTGAAAGAGTTATCAACGCTGTAGAAAGAGGTAACTGTGATGTTATTCAAGCAATTAATAACTGCTGCTGCAACACACAGAAAGCTATTATCG